AACAGAGGGAATGGTAATAGTAAGTTACACTCCTGTAAGGATAAGACGAACAGAATTCGTCACAGAGATAGAAAATCCTAAATGCTGAACCTTGTATACTTTTAGAAAGAGGTGAGGAAATAGTGATATATTATAAAAATACATCATCTAGGAAGCTCACATTTCATGGTGTAGAATTTGGTCCGGGGGACATAAAACCTGTTCCAGATTTTATAAATACATTGTGCATGGTTCGTTGCGATAAGCCATCTGAGCCTGTCAGACGAATTGATCATGTTAAGCAGGAAAAGAAAGCACAATCTACACCTGCTATTAAAGTAAATAATGAGCAAGGAGGAATTACTGATGGCTCAGATTAACATCAATGAGATAAGCCAAAGCTACAGCTATAATATCGGTACTAACGCTTATTGCACAGTTGCAATGCCTATTACTTCCTGCTGGGGTCCTGGATACTTTGACAAAGAAAAACAAGGTCTTACAGAGGATGATATTCTAGAGAATCTTCGTTGGGAGCATTTCGCTGCTACTCAAGAAGGCCTAGAGAGTTTCGTATCTACTTATAGAGGTCCTGCTTCTAATTATCGTTCAGCAAAAGATTTTTCATATCAGATGGCAATGACTCTTCTTACTGCAGGCTACGATGTTCTTGCATGCAGAGTTTGCCCTGGTACTCCTTCTGAAGGTACACTTAAGATTGACGATAGCAACAATCTTATCATCAAAGCAAAGTACCCTGGAACTTTTGGAAACAATCTTCGTTGTGCTTTTAAGAAAGCTCGTTCAGTTTTCTTGGTTGACGGAAAGACCAAGCAAGTTGATTACTGGAACATGATTGTTTATGTCCTGGATGCGTCTGGAGTAAAGACAGCTGTAGAGAATTTGAACTTTGTTTTCGAAGTAGCAAATTCAAATGATTCACTTTACCATATTTCCGAGATTGAGTCTAATTTCGTACAATTTTCTGGCTATGATGCCCTTACAGATGCGCTTTCATTATCCGGTACAGTGAACGTAGATCTTGCTGGAGGACACGACGCATCTGCAAACGGTGAAAGCGCTGCTATGCTGAAAGAAGCAGCAGATCTCGCTACTCTTCGTTATAAGACAGCTCTTGGGTCTTCCGACGGAGTAGCTTATTTAGCCCGACTATCTGAGTTAACTACATCTGATGAAAACAAAGCAGCTATCATTCGTTATAAAGAATGGGTTTACAACGCTGCATACTCTGCAATGGATAAGCTTAAAGATAAGCTGTCTTATAACTACAACAGAATTGTTATGCCAGGCTGGGACGATCAAGATTTCTCGTCTGTAGTTGAAAATTATTCATATGATGATACCAACACAAAATTTGTCATTTCTCCTCTGCACATTAGAATGATGGATGTAGCATATAACAGTCGTTGTGGTACTGCTTACATTGACATTCCTAAGAGCCTTCCTCGTTCTAAGGTATGGAACGAGAAGGATGGTCAGGAAGGATACTCTCAGATGCTTGCAAGATTCCAGCCGGACAACACAAGCTTTGATCTAAATGCAAGCCTTTATACATCTCATTCTGCTCTATTTGCTCCTTGGGGCAATTACATCTATGTTGGAACTTCTAAGCAGAATGAAGCTTCTCCTTCTTTCATGGCATTGATGATAGAAAGAGCGATGATCCTGAATCAGTCAAGTCAGTATGAATGGGCTCTTCCTACTACTCGTAGACATAACCTGAAGATAGGAAAGCTTGCTTACAGTGTAAACAAGCATCTTCTAGATGATTGGCAGGGTACAGAAGGCGTAGGAGTCAATGTTATTACAGACATTCCTGACATGGGCATGAGCTTATGGGGCAATAGTACTCTATTTGAGGTGCCTGTAGCAACATATCAAGCTCTTGCTAATCTTTCTACTAGAAAGCTTGTCAATGCTGTCGAGGATCAAGCATACAGATGTGGAATTAACATCACCTTCCAATACAACAACGAGGATGCGTATAGCAGCTTCTATGCAGGTATGACTCCGTTACTCGATACAATGAAATATCAGGGAGCTATCGAGGATTACTATATCAAGATGGCGGCCGATGTAAACGGTCTTGATAGAGTGCAACTTAACAGCATAATCGGCAAAATTTATCTAACAATAAATGGCGTCATCAACGATATCAACATAGACTTGATCGCACTTCCCAGCACAGTCGATCTTGACGAGTACAGAGCTGATTAAGTTGAAATAGAATCGTTAAAATACACGGAGAGTACAAATTTGTATTCTTCGTGTATTTTATTTTGAGGTGAAATACATGACAACAATAATCTGCAAAATATGCGGAAAGCCTTTTGAGTCTAAGTCGTCAAGAAGAAAAATATGCTATGAAGATCATTATCATCCTTGCCCTGTATGTGGTAAATTAACTGTAGGAAACGACCTTCAGCACCTGAATTCCTGCTGCTCAACTGAATGTTCTAGAAAGAAAGCTACTAGTACTATACACGAAAAATACAATTATTGGCCGTCAAATTCTTCTGAAGCAAAAAAGAAACGGTCTGAAACTAATATATCTAGATATGGAGTTGATAATCCGTCTAAGCTTGATGCTACAAAGGACAAAATAAAAGAGCGTCTCAGGCAAACATGGAGTGAGCGAGGAGAAGAAATAATTGAGTCTGCCAAAGCAACTTCTAGAGAAAAATACGGGCATGATTATTACATGCAATCAGATAAAGGTAAGCAAAAAGTAGAAGGTATATTCTATTCTAAATATGGAGTAAAAACAAGCTTACTTGATCCTAAAGTGAAAGATAAGATAGCTGACGCTAATGTTGAACGATATGGATTTGAAAATCCATTTTGTTCAAATGAAATAAGAGAGAGAATAAAGCTAACTAACATTGAAAAGTATGGCTCAGAATATTCTGCTTCAAATAAAGATGTTAGAGCCAGTATGCAAGCTACTATGAAATATAGATACGGAGTGGGATACCCGCTTCAGTCAAAAGAGATTTCAGAAAAAGCAAAAAAGACGTATTCTAAACACATGGAAGACGAATCATTTAGAAGTAGCATACAAGAAAAACGAAAGAAAACAAATATTGATCGTTATGGAACTGAAAATGCAATGGAATCTGAAGATGTGCAGAAAAGAATTCGTCAAACTAATATACATAAATATGGTTGCGCTGCATATCCATCTTCTGATGATTTTAAGACAAAATCCAAACAAACATTTTTGGAAAGATATAATGTTGAAAATCCTATGCAAAATGACAGTATAAAGCGAAGGTTTTCTGAAAGACTGTTTGATGCAAAAGGAATTACATGGCCAAGTCAGTCAAAAATGACTGATACATCAAAAATAAATGAGCTTTTGCTGTTCAGAGAAGATCCAGTTAGCTATATTCTTTCTTTACCTGAAACAGAAAGAACAGAGACATGTATAGCAAATAGGATAGGAGTAACTCCGAGCAATGTATCTAATTATGTTTGTATACAAAACCTTCATCCATATGTAAAGTTTACAAAAAGTAGAATGGAGGATGAAATATCTAAATTTTTATCTAACGAAGACATAAAATTCATTCGTAATTACAGAAAAGTTATAACTCCATACGAATTGGATTTCTATCTCCCTGATTTCAAAATAGGGATTGAATGTAATCCTACAGCTACACATAATTCATCTTTTAGCGACCCTTGGGGACAACCTCGAAAAATGCCTTCTTATCATAAGATGAAGACGGATATGTGTGAAAAGCAGGGAGTTTTCTTATTTCATATATTCGGATATGAATGGGAGCATAAGAGAGAAATTATTCTTTCAATGTTGAAAAACATATTAGGAAAGTCAGAGAAAAAGATATTTGCGAGAAATACATATGTTTGCAATTTGTCAAATGAGGATTGTTGTAAATTTCTCGATGATAATCATAGACAAGGGTCGCTTTCTGCAAGCATCAGATTAGGTCTTAGAAAGAAGGATACAAATGAGTTAGTATCTGTTATGACCTTCAACAAAGTTAGAAAAACAATAGGATATAAAGGTGAAGATAATTTTGTTGAATTGTCAAGATTTTGCTCCAAGATGAACATATCTGTTGTAGGAGGGGCTAGTAAGCTATTCAAACATTTTATTGATAATCATGAAAAATGCAACATTGTTTCATTCTCAGATAAGGCTCACACTAGAGGAAATCTATATTCTACATTGGGGTTTGAGTCAGTAAATTCATCTTACCCAGGTTATGTTTGGGTAAATGTTTTAGATGATAGATATTATAACAGAGTATCTTGTCAGAAAAAGAATCTAAGAAACCTATTCAATGACGATTCAATTGACATTGATACTAATACAGAGAAGGAAATAATGGAGGAGCACGGATTTGCACAAGTATTTGATTCAGGAACTGTTCGGTGGGAGTATAGAGCCGACTGATTAAATAAAAATAGTTATAATCAGTGTAGATATCAATTTAGATATCTACACTGATTTTCTTTTTAGGAGGTTGTTTATATGACAGCTAAGGTTGATTTTAGTCACGACAGTGCCGGCTGGTACGCATTTGTCAGTGAGGATGATGACCTTGTTATTGGTTATAACTATGAAGAACATACTTCTGAGGTGTATAGAGGTAACTTCAAGGGTGTCGATACTCCGCACATTTTTGATATCATGCGTGATGATATTGAGATGTTTTCAAAAATCATTAAGTATTATAATTGGAATGCTATTCCTTTCCTTCGTCATGTTACTTTTGAAGGATATACTAGAGCAATGAGCGATGTCGTTAAGCTGCTGCCTATGGATATCTATGCAGATGCTGTTTGTGACGCAATTAAACACAACGATACTGATTTGAACAAAGTTGTTCTAAAAATCGTTGAAAACATTTCTAACTACTATTCTTTGATGCATAAGGAGTGATAATATGTCTGTATATGAGTTACTCATCCATAGCAAGAATGTTTATGATGTAGAATTTCGAGATCATAAGGGCGTCATTCTTAACAAGATGGACATTGCAAAAGCGATTACAAGTCAATATCAAAATATGAATGTAATGCAATTCATGCCATTCTTAATGTGTAACGGATGTATCAAACTAATCATATATGTTTAAAGGAGGAGGAGGGAATTGTACGAAAATAACATACGTAGGACGCGTCTTAGTGCTTTTATAGAGCAGTGGCCTAATGCACAAGTTGATAACCAAGGGATACTTTTTATTTACCCGTGTGAGGTAGATAAGAAAATGCGTAGGAAAGATGGGCCTTGTTATAAAGGCTTCGAAGAATGCCGCGCCGAATTTTGGACACAGGAAGTAGATTGACTTAAATCCCGGTGAGTTCAAGTTTTTGGTTGAATCGGAGTATTAGTAAAAATGAAAATTCCTAAGTATTTTGTTGAATTGATACTAAAGAAGACAGGGAAGCCTATAGAAAACTCTATCAGGCAAAGCTGTCAAAACTACATGCTCTCATCATCCTGAATGAGGCACTGCAGAAGAAGGAGATGTAGAATATGAATCTTAAAGCATATTCACAAATAGAAGACCTAATGCCAGTTTTACAGTCCACTGGAATCGAAATTCCAAGACTTCGTGGACTTGGTCTCATGAAAAACGAAGAACCTGTAAACCAGACTGATTTGAATGAAATTCTACATTCCATGGAAATACTCGCTGTTCAGAACTTATGTGAAAGTTTTCCAGCATGGGACTTTTACAGATGCTGTTCGGAATTCCGCCCTGCAACAGACAGACGTATCAAGAAATACATGATTCTTGACGAAGACGGAGACCCTATCAGCATTCGCTGGGACCGTATCCACGGCAAAAAACGCAAGACTGCAAAATATGCCATCAAACAGTATAAAAAAGCTGTCATTGACAATATCAAAGTCTTCAACAAATACGCAGGTCGAGACGATGTACTCTTCGTTCACGCCCGTATTGGTGGAGACAACTGGAATTACTTCAATGGTCCATCCATTGTAGCATCACATCTAGCATTCCTTGAAAAAGTAGATGATTATTTCGACTCTACTTACTGTGACATCTATCTGAAGATAGACCCGGAAACAGTCAACAGACTTGCATTCTAGACTTGATTTCTGATTTCGGCTTGCTGAATCAATTTTACAAGGAGATAGGTGAATGTACAAAATAACAATGACTGTAAATTTAATCTATTTGAAAGACGGTTACCAGCATCAATATAAGAGAACATACTACAGAAAAACGAGACCTACTGTAAAAGAAATGGACGCAAGATTAAATAAGTACGCCTATTCTATTATGTATCAGCTACAGAAAAAGGGAAGAACATGTGTATTTGCAGGTAGGCGATGGAGTAAGGAGGAAATAGTTGATGATTGAAGTTGGGCTGCTCATAGTAAATACATTCAAATGTTTTGGAGTAGAATTCAAGCAAACAAATTATAATTCATTTGAAGACGTAATTGAAATCAAAGTTACTGTTCCCAAAGATAGCGAAATTAAACATTCAAACGGAAACATCATGGCTGGAAAATTTCTAGTTGAATTACTGCGAGATAAAATTAGAGCAAGTGGAGTTAATTGCAGAGTAGCATACAAAGAAAGAGACGAAACTTGGAATGAATTCAAATACGAGAAGATGAGTAAGGAGATTTACGGTTTTTGAATATAGATATTGTTTCTTTGAATAAGAAAGTTTTAAGATTGAGGAATTAGTTGATTCTGAAACAAATGAACCTGAATTTGCACTTTACGCTAATAAAAACTTACTTTTTACAACGGAAAAATACGGAATCAGGGAGATTTGGAATCAGCTAGATAAATTTCTAAAGGAGATTGAATAATGAGATTATTTGACAAAAAAGGAACAGTAGTATTTGATTTTGATGGAGTAATCCATTCGTATACATCAGGTTGGCAAGGTGAAGGTGTAGCAAATGATCCTATTGTTCCAGGAATGGCAGAGGAGCTAAAACGAATTTATAATGATGGATACAAAGTAGTTGTCGTATCGACTAGATGCAATTCAAGGAAAGGAATGGACTGTGTAAACGATTATCTGTTAAATAATGGTGTGCTCAAGTATGTAGACCTAATTACTGCAAAGAAGCCTCCTGCAATATGTTATATTGATGATAGAGCAATTTGCTTTGACGGTCATCCTGAAGGGTTGCTTCAGAAGATTCAAAATTTCAAACCTTGGAATAAATAAAGCGTCAGAACATTTATTGCGCTTGCTATTAGCAACATTTAATAGTATCAAGTATTGTTAAAGAGCAGACATCTATTTTCTGCTCTTTTCTATTTATTATTTGAATTCATATACAAGCTGACCACAGTCGTATACAGGAAGCCAGCCGTTTTCAATCATAAGTTCGTCGTTTGATGATCCTTTACCAAAATTCGTTCCAAAAAGCTGATCATATCCTCTTTGTCGAAGAAGATTAGCAGTTATTTTCTTCTTCCCTTTTGACCAAACTTCTTGAGGAGGAGTTGTTCTAATTAGTTTCATTCCGATTTTTTCGTAAACAATTCCTGAAAATTTGGACCTGTCGCAGTAGGATATTATATTAGATACTCCAAAGTTTTCAGTAGCAAATTTGAAAAGCTTTGAAGCTCCTCCAACAACTTTGTATCCTGGAAGAGAGCAAAGTCTAAGTAATTCTACATCGTGGTTCTGGTCATATCTAGATTTACCAAATGTCATAACTTGATAAAGTACGTTGTCCTTAACTAGTCCCAAGCAAAGTAGCTGGCCTCTGCAAGTTCCTTGAAAATGATATTTTGACAGAAATTCGTCTGCAACTTTTGTATTAAGCTTATATAGAGATAAATTTCTAGCAAACACAGATTTTCTTTTACTTAGAGACTGAATTATTTTTTCTGAATCATCCCAGTCAAATATATGAATACATCTATATCCAGCTTCTTCAGCAAGCATTGATTTATCTCTATGGTAATTTATCTTAACACCTGGTCCTCCCCATGGGTTTTTCAAAAAATTGTGCGTATAAGATGGATCAATTTCAATCAATGTTCTTTCGTCTTTCAATGCAAGGTCAAAGAATTTCCCATTTAGATAAAACTCAAAGCTGCTATCTATGCCTTGGTTGATGAGGTTGTCATGAAATGATACGTTTATTTTTGAGATCCTTCCTATATGTGCTTGTGCTGAAGGTACCAGACACCCGTACGGAACTCCATATTTCTGTATACAGCTTTCTCTTGCTTTTTTCATCAATTCTGATGAATGCGACGGATTATCTACACCATACCTAGATAAAAATGTTGATTTTGCTCTATCATCAATCTCTTTAGGCCAAAATTCACCATAGTTCTCTATCCTTGTTTTTATTGCAGACATACATATATCTCTATTTTTCATAGCGTTGGTGAACCCATATTTATCTAAACATGCTTGTTCCATCTTCTTTCTGAACGATTCAATCCTCATTGGATTTTTAGATCCATATTTATTTATCATTGTTTTCTCTATCTTTTTTCGTATCTCCTCAGATTGCATAGATGTAGGAGCTCCATATCTTTCAGTCATAGTTTCTTTTATTTTATCATGAATTTCTGAAGATCCTAGAGCCCAATCTGAACCAAATTTATCTCTATTTGTTTGAATTGCTCTTTGTTTTATTTCATCAGATTTAAGCGGAGAGTCTACTCCATACTTTTCCATCATTGCTTTCTTATGATGAGAAACTACATCCTTATTTTGCATAGGATGATCGCATCCATACTTTCGATTATACATTATTCGAGTTGCTTCTTTTCTACAATCTTTTGAGCAAGGTTCTACCTTTCTAGTTGTATTCCAAATAATCTGTTTTCCGCATACAGGACAGTTTGAAAAATGATCCTTAGGGCAAATTCTAGAAGATGGTTTCTTTGGTAGAAAAAGGTCTCCACATATTGAGCATTTTTTCATCTTTGTAGGAGTTCCAGTAGGCATTGTATCATCCTCCTTCAATGTTGTTATATAATTATATAATGTATGAATGTAGAAGTCAATAACCAATTCACCTTTTATAGAAATGAATTAAAAAATAAGGAGGGTGTATGAATAATGTTTACACCGCTTAAATTAGGTACTAACCACATGTTAGGTGTTGATAATTTTATTCCACTAACAGTTAATAACTTTGAAATTCGCATATACAACATGGATGGAAGTGCACCTACTGAATTCTCAGACCTTCTAACACTTTCAACAGATGAAGTAGGCGAAGTAGTAGAAGAGCAAGATTCAATTGTTGTCCATTATGGCAATGGTCTAATCAAATTCCCAAGTAAGGTTGATTATTCCGATGTTGAATGGACTCTTAACTGCTACTGCAGCCCGAATGTTCTTGAAGCGCTTCGTGAATGGCGTCGGAAAGTTTATGATCCTGATACTGAAAAAATGGGATTACCGTCTGAATACATGCGTCAGGTCTATTTCATCAAGTACGATGGCCAAGGCAATGTTAGAGATGTGATCAGATGCCCTGGTACTTGGATCAAAGGTTTAAGCAATGGCGCACACAATCAAACAGGTGGAGAAGTAGTTAAGGTAAAAACCACGCTCGTTATTTCAAAAGCAATCTACCTGAAACCTTCAGATCTGCAGTGACCTTAAAAAGTAATGGAGGATGGATGTCCCATCCTCCATTTATTTTTTTTATTTTGCTATCCATTCCCATACTGATTGACCACAGTCATATACTGATCTCCATCCATTTTCAATCATCAATTCTTCATTAGATGTTCCTTTTCCAAAATTGGTTCCAAATAGCTGATCATAACCTCGTTGACGTAGTAAGTTATCTGTTATCTTCTTGCCATCTTTTGACCAAACTTTAGCGGGAGATGTGTTTCTTACAAAAATCATCTCAACTTTTCTAATTTTTATAACCTTCAATTATTTCGAAAATCGTTATTGAAATAGAATAAAATATGAGGTGTAGCTATGAAGAAAACATTCTATCCTATTTTATGCTCTAAAGATGACGGTGAGCCGTCTGGATATGAGTTTCACGGATATAGGATAACTAATTCAGGTAGCGGTTGGGTTGTTAGAGGTGGAGGACAGCGAGTATCTCCATATTTTGCAACTTCAGATGAAGCTGAGGAATTTATTCTTGACATGGAGAATGACGATGATTGATGACATCATTGAAGGATTGCTTGGAGTACTATCTTTAATAATCACTTTAATTGGATACATATTATTATTTGTTATCTTTTTGATAATGATTCTAGTAGGAGTACCTATTTTATTTGTAACATCTCCTGTTTGGATCATTTTACTACTTGTTGATAGAAAGGAGAATAAGCTTTGAAAAGAGTAATCAGATGCTCAAGTGAAAATACTTTATCTGGTAAATATGTAAAAGATATTTTGAGGAAGATGTCATTCAAAGACAATGTTCGTGTTCAGGTAGATAAGGATTCTGTTACCAAATACGATATTCCGTATGGAGGATTTTCTGGCAAGGTGAGCGAAGTTCCTTGGTTCTTTTCTGATCTTGAAGTAGATTCTGCTAACAACGATGGGAATTCAGTAAGGATTCGAGTTAAGTAAATACAAATAATGACGAGTCATCTAGACTCGTCATTTTTATGTTTATTTGAGAATCGTTATTATCCTTGTAATAAAAATCAAAGCTCATCAAATTTAGGAGGCCATAAAATGTCTTGGATCAATATCAATGAGTAGGGAGTTCCAGTAAACGATGACAGATATCACAATCAGTTCACTCTTGATTTGAAATACAATCAGATCTACGGGCACGAATATCGAATTGATAAGGAAGTTGTCATAGCAAGATACAATCGACCAGATGATACTTTTTATGAAAAATATACAGGAAAGCCGATCAATTACAGTGATATTCAGTCCTGGTATTGTTCATTTGATGATGAAATCGGAATGAAAATTATTTATCAGGCTGAATTCAAGGTCAAGGGTCTTATGAATGAAATTGTAGTTTGCTACTACATGTTTGGTTATTATCTAGTTGATGTTTGGTTTCAGACAGAAGAAACCGATGACAACGCTCCGAGTAGAATTAACTACATTCGAACTAAATATTTTCCAGTTGCAGAGAAAGAATATTATAAGAAGCTGTCTGACGTAAACAAGCGAATTGAGGAGAGAGGAAATGTTTGCTGAACTTAAGAGCAAGGAAGATATTCAGAAAGCTATTGTCGAATACTTAGGAGAGGATGAAAAAGATACTAGAAGAATCGAATTTTCTAAGATCTATGATAAAATTCCTACTTCATTTTTTTTTGACAATGGTAGTATTGTAGCTTATCATAAAGTTGAATACAACAATGATATTAAGATGCGTGTTTTTCATTGTGGTTGGTGTCTTGTACCCGAAATTTGCTTCGAATATATTCAAGAAGATATGTTCGAACCTGGTCAATGGAGAAGACACTATCGGTCTGGGACAAAAGTAAGTTCCGGATTTGTTTCTAGCTGTTGTGATATGTGGTCGCAAAGATATTCAAGATTCTGTCCTGACTGCGGAAGAATGATGAAAAGATACATTGAATATTGATAGGAGGAAATTATGACACTGATTGAACTTCAGAATAAACTTGGAGAGCAGATTGAAGCTCTAACTAATCCCGAAGCATCAAATGAAACTAGAAAGCAGGCAGCTGAAATTGCTGCTGTTATATCTAGTTTAGCAAAGCAGATGATCAATAATGCAGACATTGTTCTTAGACGCGATAAGATGATTTCCGAAGGTAAGCTCAAGAACTCTGCAATCAATAGTATGATAGGCGATGAAAAGTAAAAGATATTTTACAAAAGAGCAAGAAGACTGGTTAGTAGAAAACTTCAACCAATTTTCATGCTATAGAGACATGGCTGATTGTTTCAACAAAGTTTTTCGTGAAACACGGTCTTTCGAATCTATACGAGAAAAATGTAATAAAAGACTTCATCTTAAAGGAAAGCCTAGCGTAACTAGATACGGATCAAAGCGAAAAGAGCAGCTTCCTATAGGTACAATTAGAAAATCACAAACTAGTACTTTCATAAAAGTTAGAGAGGTTCCAGAAAAAAGCGATATTAGTGGATACATGCGCCCATATTGGATTCCTCTTCAAGAAAAAATATATTCAGATAACTTTGGACCTGTGCCAGAGGGAAAGATGATATGCTTCTTAGATAATGATAGAAATAATTTCAACATAGCGAACTTATTCATGATAGATAGGAAGATATCCGCCATAATGTCAAGTAATCAATGGTGGTCAACTAATCCAGAGTTTACAAAAACTGCTATTCTATGGTGTAAATTGTACTATGCTATTCGATAACTAAAAATTAAATAAGAATGGTTATATTGAATGTAGATAAATTTTGATGGAGGTAAAAAATATGCCTGCTAATGTTGAAACAATGTTTAGCGTACGTGAAGTTCCCTGGCACGGTCTTGGAACTATTGTCCAGGAAGCTCCTACTTCTAAAGATGCACTTCACCTTGCTGGCCTAGATTGGAATGTAATTTCTAATCCTATTTTCACTGCAGATGGGAAGGAGATTGAAGGCTGGAAATCAAATGTTAGAGACTCTGACAACACTGTTCTAGGAATTGTTTCTAACAAGTACAAGATTGTTCAGAATGCAGAAGCTTTCGAATTCACTGACGAGCTTATTTCTGACGATGTAAAGTATGAGACAGCAGGATCTCTTAGAAACGGAAAGCAGATTTGGCTTCTTGCTAAGATGCCTAAGGTGAAAGTAGTTGGAGACGATGTTGATCTTTATGTGTGCTTTACTAACAGCCATGATGGTCTAGGTTCTATTAAAGTTTGCATGACACCTGTTCGTGTTGTTTGTAATAACACACTTAACCTTGCTCTTAGCAATACACGGCGCTGCTGGACGACTCGTCATGTTGGAGATATCAATAGTAAGGTAGAAGAAGCAAGGCGTACGCTGGCGCTCGCTAACAGTTACATGGAAGATCTAAGCGTTGTAGGAGATAGACTTGCTAATCTTACTTTCAATCAGTCTGAGGTAGAGCAGTTTGTTGATCTTCTTTTCAAAGTTGATGACGATGTAAGCGATAGGGTCAAGAACAATGCTCAGGACATGAAGGACGGATTCATGTATTGTTATTTCGCTCCTGACATTTTGAAGTTCAAAGACACTGCATGGGGAGTTGTAAATGCTGCTGCCGATTTTGCTGGGCATGCCCGTCCTAGACGCGTAACATCCAAAACGAATGAAACTCGTTGGGCTAACACAATGAACGGTAACATCATTGTTGACACAACTTTCCTTCATATGATGAAGCTGCTTAATAAGGAGGTCTAATATGAAGTTGAAGGCTACAATGGTTTATGATGAATTAAATGATAAGTATATCTACTTCGACAGGAATGGAGTCAGGCTTCAGGATGGGGATATTATCGTATATTCTGACGGTAGAGAAGAAAAGCTGTATGAAACTACTGACGGCCGCCTAGGCACAGACGCAACTAACCGTCATTGGATTGAGACAGGTCGTGCAGCTCCTTGCGAGTATGGAATTTATCCTCTTGAATATAATGATCTGAAGGAAGTAACCAAGAAGGGGGATAAGTGATATGAGTACTATCAACTGGGCTGAAAACGAAATTGAGATTGTAAGAAACCGTCTCAAGTCTTCTCCTGAAGAAGAAGGAGGCGAAAATGATTACATTTTAGGATGCTATGAATCTGCATTTAAGGCATTCAAGTCCCTACTCGAGGATGGTCATTCAGGAATGTCTATTTCTATAACTAAATCAATTTTGATTCGTCTAATTGATGGGCGTCCTCTTAACGACATTCAGGATACAGAAGACGTATGGAATGAAGTTTCAGGATTGAGCAAGGATGTGAAGGAATATCAATGCTCTAGAATGTCTTCACTTTTCAAGAAAGTATATCCTGATGGGTCTGTTAAGTACAACGATATTGACCGAGCTGTCTGCGTCAATGTAGACGATCCGAGAAATATGTTCCACGGATATGGATGCAGAATTCTAGACGATATGCTTCCTATTGAGATGCCATATTCACCTTCGTCTAAGCAGTATAAAATTTACTGCAAAGAATTCCTTTATGACGAAGACGGAGGGGATTTCGACACGCTTGGAGTACTTTACGCAATTTCTCCTGAAGGTGAAAAAATCAATATCGAAAGATACTTCAAGGATGTTAAAGGTACTCCAGGTTGGGTAGAAATCAATTCAGATGAATATTTATACAGAATGTATCATCAATTTAGAAGAAATCCGGTTTCTGATATGATGGTTGACTCTAAAAATTAAATTTTGTCTATTCAGGAGGTAAAAGATGATAAAGTTTAATGGAATTCATGTCTTTCCTGATGGATCTGTTTTCATCAATGCAAATTTTTATGAAACTCCATATTCAGTTGCAATTTTTTCTAGTAAAGAAAGCATTGGTATATATAACCTTGAAAAAGAGAAAATGCTAATCCATGACGAAGACGGATTCAAATGGATCCCTATTGACTTCGCCATCCACGATAATTTCTATAAGTGCCCAGAAGTTGTTAAGAAACTAATGAAGATTAAAGTAGCAGATCTGATGGTTGATGACAAAAAGGGCGACTACTTGAGAACTTTCGTAGAAAATCTTATCAAACAATCTGATTCGGATTTCGACGAAGATTGAATTGTAATAAGTAAATATTATATCTTCAAGGCAAGATCTTGTGTCTATAGGCTGGTCAAATAACCCTTGACCAGCCTTATATACATATACAACGATACTAACTAGGAGGTAATTACATGCGAATAATCAAAAGAAGCGGAGTAGAAGAAGATTTCAACTCCGCTAAGATTATATCTGCCTTAAACCGAGCGAATGCAGAGGTTGAAGGAGATGACAAGCTATTTGATTACGATGTCGAGGGCATTGCAAAATCAATTGAGCAGGAAGCTAGAACTTATGACAGACCATTGAATGTTGAAGAAATTCAAGATATGGTAGAAGATAGTATAATGTCTTTAGGAAAGTATGCATTGGCGAGAAAGTATATCAAGTACCGTCAAGTTCATTCAATGAGTAGAGACAAGTATGATGACTTGATGAAAGCAGTTGCAGACAAACTGCTTGGAAGAAAAATTGACAATCAGAATGCAAATGTAGACGAACATTCTTTCGGAGGAAGAATGGGGGAAGCTAACGATGTAGTTTGCAGACAATTTGCGCTTGACTTTCTTGTTTCCGAAAAGTCTAAGAAGAATCACATTGACAATCGTGTTTATATCCATGACCTCAACAGCTATGCTGTGGGAAATCATAATTGTCTTAGCGTACCATTTGACGATTTACTTGCAAATGGATTTGTTGTAAAGCAGACAGATGTTAGACCTGCAGGGTCATTGAATACAGCTTTTCAGCTTGTAGCAGTCATATTTCAGTTGCAATCTTTGCAGCAGTTTGGTGGAGTTAGCGCAACGCATCTTGACTGGACAATGGTTCCTTATGTAAGAAAGTCTTTCTATAAGCATTTCATTAAAGGTGTAAAATATATTGAAAATTTTAGGGGAAAAGGATTAGACATCTACAACAAAGAGATGTCAATTGACGACAAAGCTTACCACCATTTTCCAAAGGCGTATCAATATGCTATGGACATGACAAAAGAAGAATGTCATCAAGCAACAGAGGGAATGTACCACAACTTAAATACACTTCAAAGTAGATCTGGAAACCAGTTGCCGTTTACCTCTATCAATTACGGTACTTGTACTTTGCCCGAAGGAAGAATGGTAACAAAAGCTGTTCTTGATTTGTCAATTGAAGGTCTTGGCAAATTAAATAGAACATCTATTTTCCCTTGCGGAATATTCCAGTGCATGAAGGGAGTAAATAGGCATCCAGGAGATCCAAATTATGATCTATTCAGGCTTGCATTGAAGTCTACAGCATTAAGACTGTACCCAAATTACTGTAATGTAGACTGGTCTGGAAATGCAGGATATGACCTAAATGATCCTAGAACATATTTTTCTACTATGGGGTGTCGAACAGCTAACGGATACGACATAAACGGATTAGGGCAGCTAAAAGATGGAAGAGGAAATATTTGTCCTACAACTATAATTCTTCCTACCTTGGCTATGGAGGCCAAAAAGAGAATACAAAATCTAGCGTATTTGTCAAATTCATCAGAATCTGAATATGATTTGAAATCAGAATTCTTTTCTATTTTAGACGAAGCAATATCAGATGCAAGAGATTCATTGATTGAAAGATACAATTGGATCTGCAGTCAATCTCCAGATTCAGCTAAGTTCATGTATGAAAACAATTTGATGGCAGGATATGTTCCCGAAGAAGGAATTGAATCAGCGCTCAAACACGGGACTCTTGCTATTGGGCAGATTGGACTTGCTGAAACTCTTCAGATACTGCTCGGATGCGACCATACATGCAGAGAAGGTATGGAGTTTGCACAAGAAATTGAGTATCTTTTCAAAAAACGATGCAAGGAATTCAAAGAGGGTTATCACCTTAACTTTGGAGTTTACTATACACCTGCTGAAAATCTTTGTTACACCGCAATGAAGAAGTTCAAGGAAAAGTATGGCGTAATAAAAGATGTATCTGATAAGGAATTCTTTACTAATTCTATACATGTTCCTGTTTGGAAACATCTTGATCCATTTGAGAAAATAGACATCGAATCGCAGCTAACCGGATATTCAAATGCTGGATGTATAACTTATGTAGAGTTAGGAAGCAGCTGTAAACACAATCTAGATGCTCTTGAGACTCTTGTAAATTATGCAATGGATAAAGATATTCCCTACTTCGCAATAAATGTACCTAATGACCAATGTATGGAGTGTGGATATTGCGATGAAATGAATGATACTTGTCCTAAATGCGGTAGCAAGGATATTAAGAGGTTGAGAAGAGTAACTGGTTATCTCACAAACGATTACAAAACATCTTTCAATAAGGGTAAGCAACAAGAAGTAGAAATGCGAGTAAAGCACGATTCCTTCTAAGGTGGTACTGATATATGAATTATATTAAAATATCTAAGTGCGACATTGCAAATGGGCTAGGATTCAGAGTTGTCCTTTGGGTATCAGGATGTAATCATAATTGTAAAGGCTGTCATAATCCTCAGACTCATGATTATTCAGCTGGAAAAGTATTTGATAACGACGCTTTAGATTATCTTATAAAATGCCTTTCAAAGCCTTATATCAGAGGTTTAACTATTTCTGGAGGCGACCCAATGTCTCCTAGAAATAGATCAAAAGTGATTGATATATGCAGAGCAGTGAAGCATGAATTTGGAAGTAAGAAAGATATCTGGATATACACAGGAAATGAGTTTAACTTGAGAGAATACTTTTTTCCTGTAGATGTAGTAGTTGATGGTCCATATGTAGAAAGCCTTCGTGATATTTCGCTTCCTTTTAGAGGCAGCTCAAACCAAAGGATAATTGATGTGAAGAAGACACATGAGGAAACGAATACACTTCTAGATCAAAAAATCGTTATATACAATGTAGACAATAATTAACATATCAATATGATTCAAATTCGAGGGAGTAATTCATTATGAAGTATGATTATTTTGATATTCCTACACAGGTACGATTTTGGGACTACAAGAACGGACGCTATAAAGGCGGTATTGCTTACCGAGATGAAATTATCTGCGGATGTTGCGGATGTGTCTTCAATATTAGCGAAATCTATAAGGTTGCACCTGATACGCTCCTAGGAGATCCTATCATTGTCTATGATGATTGGGTAGGTATTAGTTCTTCGATTTGTGGAGATGATTGCTAAGACTGCTATGTATTGAAAATTTCAAATATTAAGAAGGTAGAATAATGTACGCGGTGAATTTTGTTGAGGAACGAACTAGGATGTGCAATAGTTTTAATTCTCTTGAATGTAAAGGTTGCCCTGCTTTTAATGCTTATGAACTAAGTTGCGCAGTTAGTCAAGAGTCAACAATGAGCGCTACAGATCAGATTGATATTGTCGAAAAGTGGTCTACTTCGCATCCGCATAAGACACGACAGGATGTATTTTTGGATCAGTGGCCTGAGGCACAAGTTGGAGATGATGGATTCTTGAAGATATGTCCTTCAACTATTTCTTCTGCCCACAGAAACAAATATGGCGGATGTGCAAATTACGGTGTAAATTGCTCTGACTGTTGTCGTAAATTCTGGATGCAGAAGGTGGATTGATGCGGTTAACTATTATCTTCAAGGACGAATTTGAGGAACACATGAAAAGGCAGTTTGGAGCCTTTACGAATCCTCAGGTATATCACGTGAAATCTATACACATAGAAGATGGGTATCTTTGTTCCACGGTTTGGGACACGAAACGGTGGAACTTGGCCAATATTTCCAGATTTTACTGTGAGGATAGTTAATGATTTCTGAATTGAGACAGTGACCAAAGTTTGGGAGTAGGCCGTTGATTAGATATGCTTGTAGAGAGTAGGAAGTTGAAGAATGGAACAGAAAAGCTATGCAGGTCATGCTTGTATCAATTTTGTAGTAACTCTCTATGAGATTACTGGGCATATGTTAGCGAAATTATTCAAGCTATTTCGGGTTTCAATTATTCTTTTTATAATAATATAGCAGTGCAGTATATTCCTTATTAGGAATTTAGAGTTCTATGTTGAGGTGCAAAATGTGGATCAAACGAAGAGATTATGAAGAGCTGAAAAAGGTTAGTAGTAAATATTCTGATGTTATGAAAGCAATTCATAGCGCAGAAAATGGATCGGTAACATTTTGTAATTTTGGAGTGTTTATGTCTAATAGTGTTTATAATTCCTATTCAGATATTGTTGATAGTCTTAATAAAGAAGTTAGCGACCTAAAAAAGAAAACATTGGATTTACAAGCAATTTTGGATTACTATAAGCATAAGTGTGGTGAACTGATGGCTGATGAATGATATTAGAATTTTACACTTGAATATGGAGATTGAATATTTGAGAGATATATTGAATACATAATGTTTGTAATCAAAGAGGCATAAAAGGTGAATTACTTTTTATGATTGTGAGGATTAGCTATAATGAGTTGTAATTGTAACAAAATTGAGAATGTAAGAATCAAGAAAATGCTTACTGAGGCAATTGAACCTAAAAGAGGGACAGATGGATCAGCAGGTTATGATCTATTTGCTTGTGATGCAACAATAATCCTTCCTGGTAAGTCTTGTATGATTACTACAGGAATTGCAATGGAAATTCCTAATGGATATGTAGGGCTTGTTTTTGCAAGATCTGGACTGGCAACAAAGCAAGGTCTTCGTCCTGCTAATTGTGTTGGCGTAATCGACAGTGATTATAGAGGAGAAATTAAGGTCTGCTTGTACAATGATTCATCTGATGTCAGAGAAGTTAAATTTGGCGATAGAATTGCACAAATTGTAATTGTACCATATATTTATCCAAATCTTGAAGTAGTAGAAAACTTATTTGATACTGAACGCGGTGATGGTGGATTTGGATCAACTGGTAAGTAAAATTGAAAGGGCAGAGAAACCTGCCCTTTTTCTATGTAAATTATTAAGAAACTATTAACGAAGGTCAAACCCATTGACTTTTCACAAGAATCGTTATATAATATACAAAATAACAAAGGCCCTCAACACATCAAGAAGGTTCAAACCTGGAGGTAACAAAATGGCTCAGTACGCAATTTACGAAGAGAATTTCGATCGTCTTCAGAAGAAGATCACGACAATCGCAAACAAGTGCAAGAAGTTCGGATGCGAGTTCAAGTTTGAGGTAGTCGGAAGTGAAATCCGAAAGGTAACAGATGACGAAGGAAATCAGAGAAACTGCAGATTCATTCTTGTAGAAGCCGAAGGAACTGCTAAGCTCAATGATTGGGAATTCATTGCTTCTATCGAGCACAAGGAAGGCGGAAACATCATCCGTACTTTCAACAAAGACGCAGAGATTCCTACTCGTTACTTCAATTCGGATCCAATTTGCGAACATTGCAACAGTAAGCGTCGTCGTAGCAAGACCTGCCTCGTTCGCAACACTGTCACAGGTGAGTGGAAGCAGGTAGGTCTTTCTTGTCTGAAGGATTTCACTTGTGGACTCAGCGCAGAAAATGTAACAAGATACATCAGCTTCTTCGACAACCTTATCGAAGGTGAAGCTCCTTATTCCGGAAGTTGGGGAAAGCCTTATTGGTACATTTCTCAATATCTTCCTTACGTAGCAGAATGCGTCAAGCGTTTTGGATACTTCAACAGCTACAGCAACTATCCTACTTCAACCAGAGCTTTTACCTACTTCGAGGTTGATGCATTGGATAGAAAGTTCATTGGAAGCGAATCCATCAAGAAGGAGATGCTTGATTGCGAGTTTGAAGTTACCGAAGAAAGCAAGAAGATTGCAGAAGAAACCATCAATTGGTGCAAGCATCTTTCTAACGAGCAGGACCCTTACATGCACAACCTGGAAGTTATCTTCTTCAACGACTACTTCGCAAGAAGTGAGATTGGATTCGTTACTTCCTCTGTCAAGGCCTACATGCGTCACAAAGAGATCGAAGATAAGAAGCGCAGAGAAGCTGCTGAAAGAGCAAAGGCTGCTCAGAGGTCTTCTCATAAGTACAACGAAGGCGACAAGGTTCAGTTTGAAGTTGTCAACTTCAAGTACATCACTTCTTTCGATAACATGTACGGAACCACTCATCTTTACAAGTTTGAAGACAAAGAAGGTAACGTCTACTCTTGGTTCGCTTCTTCTGGGTGTGATGAAGAGAAAGTAAAGTCCATCAAAGGCAAAGTTAAGTCCAATGGCGAATACAACGGAGTAAAGGAAACTTGCCTTACTAGATGCAGAGTTAGCTACTAAAAGGTTAGAAAGGAAGGTTGAAATATGACTCGTTATCATTACATCAAGAAGCTTATGTATCTCCAGTATCGGTTGCTGATGCTCCCTACATGTATGAATCACCGTTACTGTACTTCTTATGCTACATGGAACTCTAGGATTCCTCATCTTCCTTTTCCAAATGGCGCGCAGACTTATCAAGAAGATTGGGACCGCACTTGTAAAGAGCTGAGACGTATCAAAGGATTGAAAGATCTAAAGTAATCAACATATCAATAGAGCTCAAATTTGGAGGTAATATTATGTCTAACAGATTTTCTGTTTATCCTTGCAGATGTGGTCGTATTCATATGATTAGCTGGGACCTTGTGGATGAGGCGTGTGAAAAGAATATGGACATTATTCATATTTGTCAGCGGTGTGGTAAAATGCTTCGAATTGGAGGAGACTCTTTCTACGACGAATACGAAAAAGTAGACGGATACTCTATATACTCGTATGACATGACTTTGAATGATCATGTAGTAAATATTGATCCGTCTTCTGACTATTCAAGCGAATGCAAACCTATCTTGAGAATCATTGCAGAACCTGGAATTTGTGTTCCTATGAAGACTGGTGGATATGCAACCGAATACTTCTCTGGAACTTTTAGAGATGGAACTAGACCAGACTTCTATAAAAAAGACCCAGATGAAACTTACGAGGAGTTCATCCGAAAGTGGGACATTGATGCCTCAACTGTCAATATGAATCTTTTTAAGAGATGGAATGATAAAGAAAAGTTGGATTACATCAAGAAGCATATTCGTTTTGATCAGTTCGATTGGAGTAATTGAATACAATATCTTAAATGATTCACGACAGGAGGTAAAATTCAATGATCATCGATGCTTCTACTGCAAAGCAGCTTTCTGATGACGCTAACAGCTACGAACCTTACTGTGAAATTGCTGATGCTATAAGAGATGCTGCTGAATCCGGAGAATACAGCTGCCGAGTTATATTATCTGAACGGTGCACAAAGGATGCAAAGAAGAAATATCGTGAAATTCTCGAAGAATTAGGTTACAAGGTAGAAGTAGAACGTCATCTTGAAACAGATGACTGGGGCCAGGGTTACTATAATGTATCTATCAAGATTAGGTGGGATGAATGATATGGAAAATACTATCTATTCAGCTGAATTTGCTAAGCAAATTTGTGATGAATACAATTCATTGACAAATAAGATCAACTAGTCAATAAAAGAAGCTGTAAGCAAAGGTGAATATGAAACAAGTCTTCTTTTACCGACCAATTGCTATGATCATGACGATGTTGTAGAATGTTTTAATAAATTTAAGAATCTTGGTTATGATATATGTATCGGAAACGATGACCGGTTTGGCCGTGATTTTTGTAGGATTTCAATTTCATGGGGATAATAATGATGAGCAGCTATAACTTAGCTGCTCATCATTTTGAACCTTGTATACAAATGAAGGTGAGTCATAAAAATTCACCAGAACCAAACAAAACTTTTGGAGGTTTTACTTTATGGCGTTATCTGAAAAGATACAGCTTCTAGGCGCAGGGCTGTATAAAAACATTCCAGATGAACTTACTCTCAAGAACATTCCGACAGCATCTGAATTGGATTATGTAGGAAGCGAAGATTTTGATCAAACAATGATCGACAAGATCCTTCCTTCCGCAATTGAAGAGAAAATTGACACAAAAGAACTTCTCGAAATTGATTACCAGTGGATTTGCAGATGCTTAAGACTTCTAAACTACGGACCATATTTCACAACAAATTCTATTTTCTGTGATAAATGCGGACAGATGTACGGAGAATATAGAGTAAACTTAACATCTGTAGAATGCAAGCCGCTTCCAGAAAACTTCAAGAATAAACTTAAGATAAAGGCTGATGAATTTCTTGATTTTAACGGTGATGTAGAGCTACATCTGCTGACAATGCAGCAAGCATTAAATTCATACAAAGACAAGCAATTCACCAGCCCTACCGGAAAACACAACAGAGAGCTTTCAAGAATCTGTTACATGATTACATCAATGGGAGATGAAAAGAACATGACTCCTATCGATGTAAGAGTATCAATCAAGAATAAGCTATCATCTGCAGATTACATTGTCCTAAAGGACAGAGTAGCAGAGCTTACAGACTACGGTCTAAGAGCTGGAGGTAGCTGTACTTGTCCTAGATGCGGAAGCAACGGGGCAGCATTTTTAGCTCTGGTTGATGAAAGATTTTTTCGCCCAACCTTGGACGATCTACGGCAATGGAAGCACGATAGAAGTAAACGGCCAGAATAAAACATACATGGAAATTCGTCAACAAATGTATGAAAACATAATTGACGAAACACTATTTATCTCAAGAGCTTCTGAAGGAGCTGTCTCAGCTGAATGGATCATGGATCAACCAATATTCGTGAGAAAGAAATATGTAGAGTCATTTGAAAAAGAGCTAAGAGAAAGAGAAAAGAGACTAAATCAAGGTAAGAAACCAAAATAGATATTTTCCTCCAATAAGGGACGGGATGTAAAAGTCCCGTCTCTAATTTAATATCCAGAAATCTTATATAATATCATAAAACAGAAATTCTGAATATGATAACTAGAAAAGAAGATTGAGAGGTGAAGAAACAACATGGCTGATAATAACAAGCAAAATAAAACATCAAGATTTGTTTCTGAATCTCAAGGATTACAGGATGAAAATCAGCAACAACAAAATCAGAACAACCAAGGTAATCTAAACTCAGTAAAAGATTATCTTAAGTCTATAGATCAAACAACAAAGCAGATCCTTCAAAAAGCAAATGGTTTCTCTCAATCATCTGCTCGTGATCAATTTGGTCAGAAAAAGGGATACTTTGGAGATCAATACGCTCAGAACGCAGGAAGTAGAAAGTCAGGAAAGAAATCATACGGTAGCTTCAGCGATGGATTTGAAGACGCATTCTGGGAAGGTATTCTAGGAAAAGACTTCAAAGATCAAATGTCGAGTGTCGTTCAAGGCTTCGCAAAAGACTTTGGAGTAAGCGTACAAGACCTACCAGGTGAGCTTGGAAACCAACTCGGAAAAGTTGGTATGAACGCATTTAAGAGCACAAAGCTCGGTCAGAAAATAACCGGTAAGCTCGACAATGCAAAACAGAAGATATTTGAGTCTGCTTCTAATGCTTTTCAGCAGGGCGCTGATAAGTATGGCGGAAAATCTGCTGCAGGTGATGCTCTAAAAAATTTAGCTGGTAAGTTCAAAGGTCAGTCAGCTGTACAAACTGCATCTGGAACATCCTCTATATTAGGTAAAGCAGGAAATATAATAAACAGCGTATTTGGATCAAGTCAAGGAGCTGCCGCTGCTTCTGGTGCTGGAGAGGCTGCTGCAACTGCTGCAGCTACAATGGCTGAAGGTGCAGCAACTGCTGGAACAGCTGCTCAAGCAGGTTCAACAGCAATGGCCACAATGACATCTTCTGCTGCTGCAGCAACAAGCGGAATTGTTTCAATGGCTGCCGCTGCAGGATATGCAGGCATTGCTATTGTTGCAGGAATGGTAGCAGTAGAACTATTCTCAGAAGCACTTGGACCTGCAATTGAAGGTGGAAAGAAATTCGGTAAAGCACTGAAAGATAGTGCAAAAAGAGATCAAGCTTCTGAAGATAGAAGAGCTGAACTTGCAAAGGACCGTCTTAAGCAAGATGTAGAAACCATCATAACTCAGCCTTTTAAGATTCTAGAAGAAGCTGCTCAAAAGGTTTATGACGCTTGGGACGCAAACCTAAGAACAATAAACCAAACACAAGGTTACACAAAATCAGATCTTCAAGATCTGATGGCTTCGTATGCTGAAAGACTGAGACAAGAGGGTCTATCAAAATATGTAAGCGGTTCTGATATAACAACAAACCTAACAAAAGTTCTTGAGTCTGGACTAAGCGGTAAAGTAGCAGAAGAGTTTGCATATCTAGCAACAAAGCTAAATGCTGCTATACCTACAGAAGACTTCTTCCAGTATTCATCAACATATGCTTCTCTTGCAGCTAATGCAATAAAGAATGGAAAGTCTGAAACAGAAGCAATATCTTATGCAACATCTGAACTAGAAAACTTTGCAAGTAATCTACTTTACTCTAGTAGACAGCTTGCAGGAGGATTTAGTACTGGACTAAAGAATGCTTCATCCTTATTTGAAGAAGCAGTAAAGATTACAACAGCAGCTAAACAAGGAGACGCGGGTCAGTTGTCATCTGTGCTGACCGCAGTATCTGCTGTAACAGGTGCAATTGCTCCTGACCTTGCATCTTCAATGACTGATGCAATAGTAAAAGCAGCGACAGGTGGTAATTCTTCCCAAATTGTTGCATTAAGATCGCTTGCAGGAATCAACGCAGGCAATACTGAGTTCTTAAAAGCTCTAGTAAATAACCCTCAACAAGTATTTTCGACACTCTTCACTAATCTAGCGAAGATGCAGAATATGTCCAATGACAACTTCATGGAAGTTGCAGAGGGACTTTCAGATGTATTCGGAGTATCAATGGATGCTTTCGCAAGAGTTGACTTCAACTATCTTGCAAAAGCAATTACAAACATGAATACATCAAGTGCTGCTCTTGATGAGAACATTTCTAATCTTCAATCTGGTCAGTCTACAACTAATGCTGATATACTAAAGAACCAGCAGATAAACCAGTACATGATAGAAAACGGTCTATCACTTGTAATGGACAATGAAGCTGCAAGAGCTATTCAGCAGCATATGTGGGATGAACAGATTGCTCAGCAGCTTCAGGAAACTACTTATGGAGTAGAAATCCAAGGTTCAGCATTAGAGTTCTTAGCTGGCATCAAAAATACTATCAAGAACATAATGAACATACTGAACCCAGTAAGGTGGTTAATTACTACTGTATCTAATGTAGCACAATCTACTGCCGAAGGAAATGCTCTAAAGGACGATGTTGCGAAAGTTCTAGCACTTGGCAAAGTAGGTCAAGGTAATGCTCAATCCTTCTATAATCTTACAACAAGAGGAAAGGAACTTAATTTAACTCCTAATCTTGTTCAACTTCTAGGTGGAGAGTCATCATACTACAATGCTCAGGCTATAGGTAGAACTGCTTATGCAATAGGTGATTTTACATCAGCATTTCTTTCTCCTGGCGCATACTTAAGCCAGCTTGCAAAACAAGGCATAGCAAGCTTTCTTCTTTCTAGAACGGATAGCAAGAATCCAAACAAATATGGAGTAGGCGGTAAATCTTCGTCGTATGGTCCATCAAGCAATTATCAGTGGGGCACAGTAGGAAAGAGTCAAGGTTACGGTCTTAAAGTAAAGAATACAGCAATGTCTGTATCTTCTGGAAGTTCTACTTCTTCTAATGAACAATCAGCAGAAGAAAGAAACAAGCAGATTCTTCAATCAAACTTCGATAGAATGATGAACACTATCGACAGTTTCGTTGACCAAGGTAAGACATATGATGAGTGGGCAGCAACTGCAAGAAACTTCGGAATATCTGACTATCAAAAAGCACTTGATACTTTAGGATATTCAGAAGCAGACCTTCAGGGATACTTTGAAGCAAAAGAAGGAGTTAAGGGCGGACAAGAACAAGCAAGAAAAGCAAAGAAAGAAGAAACATTCTGGGACAAAGGTCTAGAATACTTTGATACATTCTCATTGAACTCAGACAGTCAAATGCAGAGTATGATAGATCTAACTACAGCAGGAAACGATCTAATCGCTAAGATACTTGAAAAGAACACAGAGTTCAAACAAGCCTTTGATGATTACTTCGTTAATCATATTCTATACAGTAAATCGTATGATCATGCAGCTGTAACTAAGATACAGAATGATGAGAAGTATAAATCTTCTGATGCTATCTATGCACTTGCAGATGCACTAACAGCTGCAACAGATCTGACTGATCCTACATTGCAAACAAATGCAATACTGAGCCAGATTCTAATCGTTGTTCAGAGCATAATGCAGCAGAATAACACATCTGGTAGGCTTACACTTCCCGATGCAATCGCAGCAATGGCAACAGGTACATTTAATTATGAATCCACTTGATAGGAGAGTGCGATAAATGAATTTTATAAGATTCTCAACAGGAACAACAAACATATTCCCATTAGCTAACTCTAAGACAGGCGGTCAGCTAATGACTGAATTCAACCTTCGTTCTAGAGAAAGTGTTGAAGTAGGCCCTATTCAGAGTAATGAGCGAATCCATTATATGGTTGGTCAGTCTTTTGTTAATTCAGAAGATGATTTTAAGCTGGTTGGAACTACAACAAGCTCTGGACAGATAGCTTCTGGTGACAGCCAAGTTCTAATGATAACAGAAGGTAGAGCTGTCATCAACGGTCACTACTTTGAATCACTTGTACCTGTAAAGATTGATATAGGTGAAGCAAATCAGAAGCTAAGAAAGAATTCTATGCAACCTCTTCTAGGAGAGCTCTCTGTTGGTCTTCGTGCAATGTATAGCACAACAGAAACAATGGCCGGAGCAATGATTGCAGAAGAGAAAAACTACTTTGAAGGAGTTCAGGTAGTTATTCTGCCTAAATCAGAATTCAAACTTCCTATTGACTGCAAAGATGATCAAGGGCAAGTTACAGCTCACATTAAGCTAGGTGACATCATTTATCAGAATGGTAGAATAACAAACATATCTCAGAATTATCCTGATAAGTGTAGATATCTAGATGCTGATAGAATTACAAATATCAGTAAGCTTATGTCTGATAACTATATCAATCGAGATGGATTGAATCCGGGATACATATACGGATTCTCTGGTAAGGGTTCATCAACAAAGGACACCTGGTGCAACATAACAGATAGCTTGATTGTATGGGATAAGAGTTACAACAAGGCTACAACCGAAAAGCCTTCTGTAACTAATGCAAACTTTGGAACTGACACAAGCGGAAATGTAGTTCTAGCTCTTCCTCATAAACAAATTGATGGAATGATGAATACAGACGGTAAACAGCTTTACTATCAGCCAAGAATAATGAAGTTGCCTAAAGCCGATTATTCATCTGGATCTTCAGGTACTGTTGATCATGATTACACTCAGAAGATAAAAGATGCTTTTGAAAATATTCATACAAAGATTCTAGAGGGAAAACAAAGGGCATATATTGATACTATAACTGATGAAAAACGAAAAGAGCTTCCCCCTATAAGTTCTAGCTGGAGCATTGGCGATTATATAGTAGTAGGAACGGATAACTCAGTTGTTGCTTCTTCTGATTCAACCAAATCTCCTTCTACATTGTACATAATCATTGATGGAATTGTTACACAATTTAAGTTCAAAACAAGTAACAAGAATGGAGATGTTCCTTCTGGGCTTGATCTGCAAATAACTAAGTTTGAATGGTCGTCTGATAAAAACGATCCAATTCCAGAAACAGGTTCTTCTGATGAAGCTTTACAAACTTACAACAATCAACTTCAAGTAGCTACAAGCAACTACAGAGGAGCAATTGGCACATCTTACATCGTAATAAAATATGACCAGGTAGATAAGGATACACAAGCAGTAGATACAACATATTATTTCTACACCGTTTCAGCAAAGAATGCAGATAAGATGTATTCAGATCCTATTTGGTTAACCGGAGAAATCAATCTAGCAACAGAAGAATCAATTGGAGGGTTCTTAAATGTACCTGACACGAAACTAGATGGTGGATATGTTTACAGAGACGAGAATGGTAATCTTAGACTGCTAGATTATGCTCTACTTCGTACAGGCACGCTCGCCTATCAGCTTGGCGCAGATCAAGAGTTTGGAAATGGGCTTACAACAGAGTCCATTCAAGAACAACTTGATGAGTACGTAAACGATCGTGTCGCATTTCCTACTTCTGATACATTGAACGATAGTAGGTACAACGGTATGATAAATATCACCTTGGAGCTACCTAAAGAAGATGAAGCGTCAATAGTTACTATTCGAAACATTGACAGCAGATTCGGAACTGGCGTAAATATAAATCTTTCAGGTGAAGCAGATTCAAATACAATTATCAATATCGTAAATTGCGAGAAGATAAAAATAAATTCTACATTAGCTCTTAGCAAAGATAAAGGCCCATCTATAAACCTATCTAATTGCAGTCTCTGGTATGATTCAGAGGTAATTGAGAATCTAAAATACATTGATGGATTGAAGTTATGGTACAGACAGTTTGATGAATCAGATAACAACTTAACTGTTTCTGGTATGACTGTCATGTCTCTTGATTCAATATCGCAAACAAATGACATAGACTACTGGAATGAAGCGGTTGATAACGACATACATTATCTATACGCTCTTCAAAGTTTAACATTCAATACAGATGGAACTATTTTAGGAGCTGGAATTCTAGTAAAGAATAGAACTACTGGAAATGTGTCAAATGGAAAATCAATAATTGTTTCCAGTTTCCGATTACCAAACAACTCGTTACTACAGTATCCTAAGAATAGATTGACAAAGCAGGTGAAGATAGATGGTCAATTCATTTCTGCTTATGCGTCAGATGAACCTGAAGGATACATAGTAATAGATACAAAATTCACAGCTTTATCACAGAAATGGAATACAAATGATGAGGATGTTGAGCCTGGAACAATTTCATTCCTCGCAAATGTCGAGCACATTACAAATGTTGTTGGTGTAAGCTATGGTACAGAGATTGATGGTTGGGCAACTGAATCCTTCCATCCTTTTGAAGGGAAGATAATCGGATGAGTTTAGTTCACGACTACATCAAGATAAAGTATACTCGGGAAGGTTATCTTCCCGACTATCCTTATCATATGATATCAGACGATGAAATGATAGAAGCATTCATGAAATCTGATTCTGATGAGGGATTCTTCTTTGACAACTACTATGTTAAAGATGAATCACTTAAAGAGCAATATGCAATTCTTGTCCAGACAATACGATTTCATATTGGCATATTTAAGAAATCTAAAGAAGATAAGAAGGTTCTGCCGGATTGGGTGTATTCATATATGCTTGGTGTTGTTGTTTCAGAACATTCCTCAGACATTGATAGACACGACCTTTTGGTCTTGTTAGATTTAGATAATGTAGATGATGACTTCACTGAAAAAGCTAAGAAGAAATGCTTATCTATCAGCAAGCAGTGGATAAAGAAAATAACAGAAGACAACAGATATGTTAAAATCCTTAATCCGAACGGAACATATTCTAGATATGACGGAAGACCTGCAACCATGTTTGGAGAACCTCATGTTATAAAGAGTTTGAGACTTGAATCAGCAGGTGTTTAAGAAGGTGAAATTGCATGAAGTATCTACAACTTACCAATGATACAAAGTTAACAGATGTCGCATCTATTGTTGGAGATTCAAATGTAGAAAGGCTACTAGTTGCAAACGACATTGAACGAACTCCGAATATCGGAAAGTCTTTTATTGCTAAGTGTAATAAGACAGTTTATGATACATATAAGTTAGTAACTTGGCAAAGGAAGTCAACAATACTCAATGGCATGACGAGTGATTCCGATGTATTTGAAAAAGCATCTATTCAGAGTGAAGATGATTGGAAAGTTCTAGATACTTTAGGAACATTTCCTGGAATGCTGAAAATTCCTGATTCAATGGAAGTTCCTACATCTTACAGCATATTGGGAAATAACGAAGGGGTAAAGAAAACAGTATACAATAAAGCAATGACGATGCTTTCTAATCCTCCACATTACATTGATCCTTCAATATTCAACGAAGTAAGTAACATACGGAATTCTAAAATAGTTAGCGGATATCGATCTAACGGTAGCAATACACAGTTCTTCAATTTACCTTGGGGAGATATAACATTGTATTCTTCTCTTGAGCCTACTGGAATTGATATTCCAGCTTATCCTGAAGAATATAATGATAGCAGGAAAGCTAACTATACTCAGATGCCTGACATGCTTTATCAATATGAACCATGGCAGCTATATGAAAGTTCTGGCCCGAGAACAAATCAGTTTGAATTCCAACTTCATAGAGATATGTGGACAACAGACCATAGAGACGGTAAAGCAAATGATTTGATAAGATATTGTCAATCAAATTGCTATCCTGATTTCAATGGGTCTGCTGTAAATTGCCCAATAGTTTCCTTATATATTATGGGCAAATGCTTAATACGAGGAGTAATGACAGATTGCTCTGTTAGCTGGAATGGACCAATTGGGTTAGACGGCTGGTATCTTGCTTTTAAGCTTTCCTTCAACATAACAGAAGTTTCTGAAATTGCTCTAAATCACAGCGTTATTAGAAACAAACCATTGATTGGATAATATCAAATCGTATATTTATAAGCTTGTTTCGTATAATTATTTGAGAAATTGTTTTTCTCGCATATGCGAAACACAAACAAATCCGGAAAATCAATAATATTTATACGAAACAGGTGATTTGATGTACATACAAAATACATTGATACCTTATCAGGTCATTGAAAAACGAGGAATAGAATACAGTGTATGTAAAGACTACAGTCATGTATCTAGATACAGAGGACTAAGACAAGTTATTCATCTTCCTACATCAAACGATAGAATAACAACTCTTGAAACTCCAAATGCTTTTGTAACTAATTTGAATGTAAAGTACTATGAAGTACCTAATAAGTATGAAAATAGATTAGACCTCATTGCAAGAGATACATTGGGGTCCGCTGAATATTCATGGGTCATTTCATACTTCAACAGGATAGAAGACGGCTTTACAGTCAAAGAAGGACAAAAATTGATGATACCTACATCATTTTACGATTTGTTCAAAACAGGCGAAATCCTTCAGTCTATTCCCGCAACTTCATTGAATCTAGGACAGGAGTAATTATACATGAAGAGATACATTAGAGCATCTTCTAATCTTCGTCAGTCAGAATACAACGAGTATCTTATGAAGCATATAAATGGAGTAAAGACAGCATGGCGTGATATTCTGTATCCTGCTATCCTTACCGATAGTGACGAAGATGTTGATCAGATTACAAAGGTAATTGATTTAGTTGCTAATCATGATAAGTCAAAATATCAGAAAGACGAATATGATGCGTATCTGAATTACTTTTATCCTGATAGAAACAACAAGAAAGATTCAGAAGCATTTGATATGGCTTGGCTACTACATCAAAAGCGAAACCCTCATCATTGGCAATATTGGTGCATAATTAGAGATGAAGGTGAAATAGTGCCAATGGATATGCCTTTTGAGTACATTTGCGAAATGCTATGTGACTGGAGTTCGTTTCAATTCGTATTTGATCCAAAGTCAACTGCAAACAAATGGTATAAAGATAACAAAAATAATATGATTTTATCTGATAATACTAGAAAGGAAGTTGAAAGACTTCTTTCAATAGCACCTGAATTATAAGGTGGTGTCATAATTGGCTAAACATCCTTTCTGCAACTTTTTTCTTGCAGGCGTTGCGCTAACTGACTTCGGGCTTGTAGTACCTTCTCCATTTACATCGTTATCATTGAGCAACAGCGAGATATCATCAATGACTCAATGGACTCTTGAGTGTATTGTTGGAGGAGATGACAAAAGAAGAATAAACATATCAGCTTTTGAAGCTCTTTTATACACATCAGCACAGAATGCAAGCAACTATTCAAATTCATCTGGAATACCTGTTTCCTTCCTTTTCGGATGGTTAGATGATAATGGAAGTGTACTAGAATCTCTATCATATCAGGGCTTTACGCTAACTTTCAAAGTTTCTACATCTGGTAGATACATGAAATATTCAATTACAGGTTATGCTTCTCTTGCAATACAAACAAGTTTACCTGTACTTAGAGTTCCAGAGCTTTCTGGGATAGTACAACCATCGGCAGTTGTCGAGGGGCTAGCAGTAGCAGTGAAAGCTACTAACTACTATGATCTAGATATTGATCATTGCGATCAACCTACACTTGTTAATCATGGAGCAATGACAACATCATTCAATAGTTATGTTAGAGGAACCTATTCAGGAAAAGACGATTATGAAACTTTTCCAGGTCTACTTAAACTATCTAAATCTTACAATGCTTCTAGAGATTCTGCAGGTCTTGATAGTTACAAAGTTAGAAAACTGAGTCAAGCTATTAACAACAGAAGAGTGAGCCCTCTATCAAATTACTTGAAAACAAGTTTCACAGATACAAGGCCTCAAAGTTCATCTTTCTCATATTGGGTAGACGAACCAACCATGACAAGTAGAGGTTGCATACATTACAAGAGCAACGCAGGTCTCTTGGGCACATACACAAAAGATACTCTTGAGTATGGTACAGCTAATACAAATGTTCTTACATTGTCAGGTTCATATAATGGTGTCGCGTATAACATGACTGATATGAACTATACACAAGTTGGATTCAATGTTGATGGCAGCGGTAACACTATTGCTCAAGATTATCAAGTTGTCAATAGCTGGAGCAGTACACTTGCAGATGTATTTCAATCTGCTAATATCATAAATGATGTGAATGCAATTGCTTCACAATTCAGTGGAGATTTCACAGTTACTATTCCTGGTAGCACTAAGAAATATAATATTGCTCAGCCTATATCTTTACTTGTAATGTCTGGAAACACAATATCTCCTATAACCGGAGTATACAACATAATTTCTGTTTCGCATGATATAAGTTCTACATTCGTTACAACATTGAAGCTCCAAAGACTCGTTATGAGCTCAGCTAATCAAGTTGCAGCACAGCAAGGAATATTGATAAGAGGGAGTTCATCATATCCTAAACTTTCATACACAAAGACAAAAAACATAATCTCTACTTCAAAAGTTGATTTTGGTACAATTTATCCTGACTTCACATACATGTCAGGGACATATATCTAATGGTGGCAAAAATGAAAATACTAAACTGCATTCTCACAAACACTGATATAGAATATCCTGAAGTAGGAACAAAGTATGGATTCGGAAAAACTGCAGACGATGTTCATACAGGAGTAAACATAAAGTGTAAAAATGTTTATTCTATATGTGACGGTGTTGTTATTGATGCAGCAAAGTATACAAATGGAAACATGGTTTTGATTCAATATGACAATACAATTTGTCTGTTGTACAGTATGCTTCGAGAGTCGTTTGTTGTTCCTGGGCAACTTATCCGAAAGGGTACAATATTAGGAACAACAGACGACTTTGTCCATTTTGAATATTTGAGAACAGATAAAAATCCTCTTAGTACAACATTTATATACAAATCAATATCACTACATCCTAACGAACCTAAAGAAGTTCTTGACGGATCATATAATTTCTATTCATCAATAGAGACAAAATACAGCAACTATGCCCTAGAAGGAGATTACTCTACTGAAATTGTTACAGATTTCAGCAAGCTTCCTCCTTCATTTTTGGCAGAAATTGAAAGCATGGGAGAGGGTGAGTAAGGTTGCCTAGTTACTCAAATAGTAGTTTAGCTACATTGAAGATACTAACAAAAAATTATGGAAGCAGAACAGATAGCAGATTCAATAATCCATCTGGAGTAATTGATCATATTGTTATTCACCATATGGCTGGTGTAATGTCTGCAGAAAGTTGCGGTAACTGGTTCAAATCTGGTACAGATGGAGCATCTTCAAACTACGGAATAGGAAGAGATGGGGACATTGGCCTTTATGTAGAAGAAAAGAATAGGTCATGGGCAACATCGAGTGGAAAGATTGATTGCAGAGCAGTAACAATAGAAGTTTCAAATAGCGTTGCCGGTGGGGAATGGCCTGTAAGCGATGCTTCATATAAATCGCTGATAAAACTTGTTGCAGATATTTGCAAGAGAAACGGAATAAAACGATTGAATTATACAGGTGACAAATCTGGAAACTTACATATGCACAAATGGTATGCTTCTACAGCATGTCCTGGACCATATTTAGAAGCAAGATTTCCTGATATAGCTAATCAAGTAAATAATATTTTATCAAATCCTTCATATAATCCTACTAGGTCACCGTCGTCGGTAAACATAAGTATAGATTCAAGTATACCTGCTGATACAACAACTGCTTATGCTTTAGCCGTAAACGGAGGAATTCTCCCATCACCTGAACAAATAGATCCATATGTAATAACAATAAATAGAAAAGTAAAATCAGTAGACTTCAAGAAGATAAAAGAACTTGGAGTAATAGGAATAGTTGTTGAATTAGGTTTTCTATTTGATTCAACACACTCAAAAGTTGAATTCAGAAATCCTAATTTAGTACATCAGATAAAGATGATTCAAGACGAAAATCTTCTATACGGTATGTACTTCAATGGAAGAGCAAGAACACTACAAGAAGCTAAAGAAGAAATGTATGAAGTATATCTTGCTGTAAAATCATTTCATCCGAATTTAGGGTTCTGGATAGTTCCGTCATTTACATTCAACAAAACAAAAAATGATGAAATACTAAAGTTATACAAAGAAACATTAGAAGAACTTGGACTTAAGGGTCAGATAGGTCTATACACTAAACGTGAAGAATTAAAGAAGATAGACTGGGAAAAGGATTCGGAAGATTGGTTGCTTTGGATTGACGATCATATTGATGCTTTTAACAACATAACTGAAATTCTTACACCTATGTTCTTTGCATACAATAATCAATGAGGTGATTATTTATGGCCTTCAAGCCTAGAACGACTGCACCAAATAAGGGAGACTACTATTGGTACGGAGGTAGTCCATTCTATCCTTCATATGGTATGCCAAACTGTACAACATATGCTTGGGGCAGGTTCTGGGAGATATTAGGAGAAAGACCTAAACTTTGTACAGGTAATGCCGGAACATGGTACAGCTACACTCAGGATGGATACAAAAGGGGAAGTAAACCTGCATTAGGCGCTGTAGCTTGTTGGGCAAAACCAGGAGCAGCAGGTCATGTAGCAATAGTAGAGAAAATAAACTCAGATGGTTCTATTGTTACTTCTGAAAGTGGTTGGAAATCGTCTACCTTTTGGTGGACATCTACAAGGTCACCGAATAATTATGCAAGTAACGCATATACATTTCAAGGATTCATATACAATCCGGCTGTAAGCTCATCATCTAATTCAGAAGATAATGTACTGGCAAAATTCTTACAAGTTGCTAGATCAAAGATAGGCCAAGATGGAACATGGGCATGGAATACATCTGGGTTATCTAAACCTCAACCGTGGTGCGCAGCATTTGTTGTAGCTTGCGCAAAAGCAGTAGGAGTACTAGGAAAAATAATCCCTACTGACTATGGCGCAGGAAGTTTATGTAGAACTGGTGTAGCAAATGGTTGGGGAAAGTTCTACACAGGTCCTTGGCATGGAACAAATTTCAAACCTCAGCCTGGTGATATGATCGTTTATAGATGGGATAGTAGGTCATCCTATTCAGGACATGACAAATACTATTCAGATCATATTGGTATTGTAGAGTCATTTGACGGATCCATTGTTCATACAATAGAAGGAAACTCGGGTCCTGGAGGAAGCAATGAAAAGAGAAAAGTTGTTACGCACAATTATGATTATACATATAGTTGTATAAACGGATACTACAGACCTGATTGGGAGAAAGTAGGAGGATTTGTTGGTGGGCTTGGCAGTGGATCATCAGGGTACATCGGTCCTCTATATGATTACGAAAACACAAAGCAAGATTCAATAATACGAGAGATAGGATACTTGAATTCCTCATCAGAACCTTCTATAAAAACATCTGATATTAAATTATCCGTTGTTAACTATACATCGTTATTCACAGCAATGTATAATGCTGCTGCTCCTAATGTTTTAGGTTCGTCTAGCTACATTGTTTCTTCAGATTTAGATCTAAGCAATGTTGAATCTGTTGCAAGAGAGATAGTCAAGTTCTGTATGACGAAGGGTCTCCCATCTTCATCTGGCGTAGGAATTGTAGCTAACATATACGCAGAATGCTCATTGAACATATCTTCAGGTCCAATAATAGATAGTAACGGTCAGTATTCCGGGGGTATGTGTATGTGGAACGGAGATAACTGGAGAGCTTTCTTACAATTTGTTGGAAGTGATTGGAAGACAGATTTATCCGGACAATGTGAATTTTTATTTCATTACATTGATCAAAACTACTCTTGGTACAAGAGTCTTGTAAAGCGGTACTACGGATCAAATCTTGGATTAGTTGAGTATCTGTCTCAGCTTCCAAATACAGAAGAAGGCGCAAGACAAGCTGCAGATGTTTTTGTAAGATGCTATGAAAGGCCTGCAAACATGGATTATCAATCTTCTAAGCGTCAAGGATTTGCATCAGAATTCTGGAAGAAGCTGACACCAATATTGAGGTAGATGAATTATGATAGTATACGGATACGCAATGAACTATCAATATACAAATGAAGGAACAATGCTCATTCAAGTAAGGATACCTGCTATACATGGTCCTATGAATAAGAAGGAATACAAGGGTGCTAACATACGAAATTACGTTAATGAGGAAAACCTACCTTGGTATCAATCATTGATATTACCTAACACTCCATTAAGAGGTCAAGTAGTTGCATTATCATCACTAAATGATACTCCAAATGATTTTCTTGTCCTAGGACTAACTGGTGGGCAGTATTCACCTGCAGGATTGAATACTATTGATTGAGGTGAATTAAAATGTATACAAATTCATTAGCTTGGCCGTCAATGTTTGATGTTGCTAGAAATAAAGTTTCTGTTATAGAAGATAATCAATCAGTTGTAAATAGGTCAAAGCTTCTAATATTAACTGATCCAACTGAATTATATATGAATCCAAATTTTGGAGTAGGATTGAAAAAGTACTTATGGCAGTATAACACAGCTAATCAGAAAGAAAGAATAAAAGACGATTTAGTTTCTCAGCTTAGACTGCATGAACCTTGTTCAATTCCTGACGAAACTCAGATTTCAGATGGATTACTATTTACAGGAACATCTGATGTAGAAACAACAAAAGATACTCAGCAGTCACTGAAGATGACTTTAGCAATAAAAACAACATATGGATCTACACTAAATATTGATACAGCTGATTTGCAATCAATCGTAGATTATTTCAATTCGTTGACCTAACGAAGGAGGATACATCAAATGGCAGAAAATGGGCTCATAAGTTACACATCAAGAGATTATAGTTCTCTTGTAAATGAATTTTGGTCTTTGGTTCCAAAACTAACAGAACTTTGGAAACCTGAAGCTGATGCGGATCCGGGTGTTGTGCTTGGAAAGTATCTTGCTTCTGTTGCTGATATGCTTGGTGTCAATCTAGACTTCATGGCGAATGAAGTATTTGCTCCTTCAGTTTCTCAACGAAAAAACGCTGAGAAACTTTTCAGTTTGATTGGATATGAATTAGGATTCTATACAGCTGCAAGAACAGAAGTAACTTTCACAAATACTTCTAATGAAACAATGACAATTGATTTCGGATTCAACGGAAGTAACTTCTGCACTCTTAACGCTTATACAGATATTACAAATCAATCTAGAGTAATAACATATAATATTCTACCTCTTACAAATAAGTATGGTACGAAGGAAACAAGAAGTCAGCGAACTGTACTTACTGAAAACATAAATGTGTTTGTTGATTCAGATATTGTTCATCTTGATCCGGGCGAAAGCTGCACAAGAGTAGCTATAGAAGGAGAACTTCGTAGTTACAGTGTTTCGGTAGAAAAAATAAAGTCAAGTAACTACATAATAAAGCTTCCGTCACAGCATATTGATACAACAGCTATTTGGGTAAAAGCAAAGACGAGCCAAAATGCAGACGACTTTTTGTCTACTCAGTGGATTCAATGCAACAGCCCTGCAGAATTTATTCAGCCCGAACCTAGATTCTCAGTAACATATGATAATTATTCAAATGCACAGATTCAATTCTCAAATTATCTTAACCAGCTTGAGAACTATGATAAAAACTGGATAACTATTTATTGGATTGACTGCTCAGGTGTAATTGGATGCGTAGGTGAAAATGTTTTACAAGATTTCATGCCTGCAAAATCTGGGCAATCTATTGATAGCGACTCAGGCGAATTCTCTATATCAAACTTATCAAATACTGTTGAGCTTCCTCATAGCTATACAGTAACAGGTAAGAGCCCTGAGACAGCTCGTGAAGCGTATTTCAACAGCAGAAACTATATTAACACTTTTGACAGCTTAGTAACACTTCCAGACTTCAACAGATTTCTTAATAGAGAGCCTGGAGTAGACTGCGGAGTTGTCATTGACTGTCAGAAAGCGCTTGAAATAAATCTTGCTATATACAACGATAAGAATCTAACAGATTCACAAAAGTCTAAGATGTATCTAACAAAGTATGATTTCCCTGAAGGAGATCCAACACTTGATTGGAATTCAGTACTAGGGCTTGGATTTGACCCATCTGATCCAAACAAGTTTGTTTTTTCTACAAATTTCAAAAGATACACAGCAATGTGCTTTGCAATACATAATGATTTCTTATCAAGCAATTATGGTTCAGGTCAGATGAATAGCTCTCAAATAAAGAGAAAGACAAACTTTATTCAGTATAAACCACCTATTCAGTTCATTGATAATGTTGTACGAGATTACAAACCACTGCAATCAATGACAGTTGATCTTCAGTTTGGCTGGTTAAGAATATTTAACTTCTATATTGTTGGAACAATAACACCTAAGAAGTCTCTTGACAAGGATACAGCAGCTGTTATCATCAACAAGGTCAAAGAGAACCTTTCAATTTACTTCTCCCCAGCAAATAGAAATATCGGAGTCAAACCTACACTAATGGAAATTATAGATGTAGTCGAAAATAGTGATTCTAGAATAAGGCATTTTGATCCAGGAAGCGCAAAGACATTAGGCATTGTGTGGTCTGATTGCGACATTGAATATTTTAACTACATCAGCTTTGCTAGATATACACCGGATGTAGCATCTGCAATGGCAATAAGGATAAATCCTGAGTATTTGAGTAATTAAGGAGGAATTGATTTATGGACATGAAAAATGTTTCTGTCCCCGAAGTTTATAAGTCCAGTCAGGACTTCAGATTCTTCCTAGATTGGTTTGAAAAAGCACTAGGTCAGATAAAGTATGATACAGAAAATCTAATTGACTGCTTTGACCCACTAAGATGCAAAGAGGATCTCTTGTGGCTACTTGGTGACACAATGGGATTCAAATATGATGATAGACTATCAGCAGCATATAACCGTCTTGTTATGCTTTATTTCATGTCTATGATAAAAAATAAAGGATCTAAAGATGGAGTAACATTAGCGGCGGAAGTCAATCTTGCACAATTTAGTGTAATAAATTACGGGAAAGAAAAGGACATTCTTCAAAACAGACTGGAAGATACTTCTATTCCTGTAAATGCTGTTTATGTATCTAGCGATGTAGAAAATGGGTTCATTGATATAGTTTATTTTACATCAAACGATGTTCCAATTGACGCTTGTATAGAGTATGTAAGGCCATTAGGTATGTACTGCTTCCAGCATTCAGGTGTTAGGTTTGACGGAAGAACAAAGATATCAATTGATGCAAGACTTACAAATGAGAATGAGAAAAGTAAACTTCCTAACTTTGTTACTCATGTAGGACATTACAGTAGAAATGATTATGCAAGAATGCAAAAGATGAGAAATGAAGATCTTCATGAAATCAACAAAGACGATAAAAGAAGATACGCATGGTACCGAAATTCTGATGTTGAAGATAGACCAGATGAAGAAATTGACCCAGGATATAGGTCTCTTTATTCTCTCCAAATGGCCAACAACGAACATATAGTTAAGTCGCTGATTGAGCCTATATTTGGTCTAGGTAAGGAACCGATCAAAGTAGAAACTACTGTACCTGATAACTATGTTATGAGCAATGAGGAACCTACTTACAATCTAAGATATGATAAAGATAAAGAAGAATCAGTTTCAATGGATGTTTATACAATTGACCAAGATCGATCTGAAAATATCCTCAATCCTCGTCCTGCTGTAAGTCCTATAATGTCTGAGCTTGGTTCGGCAGTTTTCTTAGACGATGGAAAGACATATCTTGTTAGAGATGAAAACGGAAACATAATTAAGAAAACACTTCCAGAAGAATGATGAGAACCTTGTATCTTTATGAATCTTAAAGGATGTGATTTCATTGGCTGAAGATATCAAACGGATGGGAAATGGTCCGTGGAAGGAAGCTTCAGATGAAGATGTAGCTAAAGACGAAAAAGGATTTACAATGCCAAATCTTCACAGAAGATTAGATCCTCAACAGCCTACATCTTCATATGAAGTAGCCCCTAGAGAATATCAAATAGGTGTATACGAAAAAGATTCATATAGAACAACAACAATAAATACTCATGATGAAGAATCTGAGTATGATGAGATTCCATAAGGAGATGATTACTTGGATCAGCTTAAGAAAGTTGCAAAACAAATACCTATAAGACACAATGTATCTATCCGAGTAATTGATCCTACTTCTGGAAATGTTGTATCGGAACATACAGGGCACAATGCTGCAACTAATTCATTAGTTACTGGAATTGCTCACTACTTAAAAGGTGATGGTGTCCTTAACCAAGGGTATCATATGCTAAGTTCATATGTCCCGATGTACATATCATTAGGTACAATGGGATTGATAAATCAAGAATCGGATTCTGAAGGGCTTCCGTCCGGTCTAGGAGTTATAAGCTATAAAGATAAGTATCCAAATGATCCAGATCTAGAGGAAGCAAACAGATTTGTTGATTATCTAACACAGACTCCTGGATACGGTGCAGACGGATACGATCCTAATGAAAATAATGGTCGAGAATATCTAGGTCTAGGCCCTGTATTCGAAAAAAGGGTTCACAAAGAAATAAAACAAGAAATCCTACAGATTGGTGATATAAACTTTGATGGTAAAGTAGACTATCAGGATGTTATGCTACTGGTGGATTACAATTGCGGTGTTAAACAGCTTTCTGAGAAGCAACTTTTCGTTGCTCAAGCAGATGAAAACGGATCCGTATCTTGTGAAACTGTTCAGAAGGTAAAAGATTGTGCAGAAGGAAAGATACTTCCATCTGAACTAGGTACAGCTATTTATCAGCCTAAGAGTGCTCCAACAGTAAATTGCGAACTTATATCTGAATCATTTCCAAGAGCTAAAATTGCATTTAGAGATATTGTACCTGAAACGGAAGCAGAATTTCCTCAAACAGTTGATGTTGTGTATAGTGCAATGATATCTACAGGAGCACTTTCGCAATTTAGAGAAACGGATAAGGATTATATCTACATTACAGAGGCAGGTCTTTGGTCTAAGCTCGATTGGTCAGACGGAGGCGACAACGGATTGCTTGCTGGATATAGAATATCTCCTCCTAACTCTAACAATTGGAAGATGGCTGAATGGGATACACAGAGACATGTTTATTTTGATTCACCAGAATGCAAAGAAAACAGACGAATTCTAAAACAAAATATAATCAAAGTTAAACGAAATCAAATAGTACAAGTTGTATGGAAGATACAGATAGGCGGAATGGATCAGCTTGGAGGAATAATGAGCCTGTACCCGCACTACTCACCGACTCTGAAATGGATAAATTGGGAATAAGGAGTGATAGATTTGAAGAAGGTAATACATGCTGCTGAAGAAGAATACAGTCAGATTCTATTTACTCCTTCATCTCTAGTTGATTTCTTAACTCAAGTAGACGAGCTTAAAGATGTCAACATAGGAGTAAATGATGACGGAGAAAATGTTTCAATCTCTATTGGAGATTCAACATATCAAATAAATCCTAAGTCAGTTACAAATATTGATGTATCTGATGATGATCTAGATCAAGCTTGTCAAGCGAACGAAAGTAATTATGACGAACTTGAAGAGTCAGGTTCAATTGAAGTGAATGATTCAGTTGAATCAGGAATCATAAAACAGCTGTTAAAGACCTTAGCAATAGGTGGAATAGTACGTTTAGCTGCTAAGGAATTGAAAAAGTGAGGTATTGAAATATGAAAGATACCAGAAAGAAGATTGTATCTGATATAGAATCGGAAAAGCCTAAGAACTCTGTCATTGGAATATTTGAGGGTGAGTGTGCTGATTCCAACATTACAAATGAGAATGGACTAGATATAACAAGACCTGTATGGGAAAACATATTTAGTTCCGAATCCTATCAGCAAGCTATTGAACTTGGATGGTACATTGGGTTCCTAGGACATCCTGATGATCCTGGATGTATGGACTTCCGAAATGCTTGTATTGTAATGACAGAAGGACATATAGATGACAACGGAAAAGTATATGGTAAATTTAATCTGATTGATACTCCTGTTGGTAGGACAGTTAAAACATTCATAGACGCAGGTGTAACATTCGGAATTTCTGTAAGAGGTGCAGGAGACATTGTAAACAATTCTGTTGATCCTGATACATTTGTATTTAGAGGATTTGACCTTGTATCTTTCCCAGCATTTCCCGAAAGCATTCCTACTTTTACAGCTATTGCAGCTTCTAGCGATGTAGAGTCTCAGAAGAAGTATAAAGCAATTTGTGCAGCAGTTAAAGAGAATCTACCTAACATTGATAGCTGCGAAGCTATTGATATTCTACAGTGTCAGTTTGCAGAACAGTCTGATGAATATAGAGCTTTAGAAGACAGAAAGAGAGAAATAAGAGGAAGCAATTCAACTGACGATGATGTAAGTGAATGCGATGATGTAGACATTACAAAAGATAAAGTAGAGTCAATGACAAAACTTTATCTAGAACAGGTAGAAGCAAACAACCGTCTGAAGAACGAAAATCAAATTCTTTCAAGTAAACTAGCTTCAAACGAAATTGAAGCAAGACGGAAGATTTCTTCTATTAGTAGAATAACAGCAGATCAGATAAAATCTGCAACAGATGCAAAAGATGATGCAGAGAAAAGATGCAAGCAATTAGTTGCAGCATCAATCAGAATGAAAGAGACAATTTCGCAAGAAAGATCAAACAACCTTAAATATCTACAGAAGATAAGCGAAAGCAAGAATATTTTTGATTCAAAGGATTCTTTAATTTCTTCTCTGAGAGCTAGACTCAATGAAACCGTCACTGCTTCTGCTAATGTAGAGAGAAGAACTTCAAACCTTGACGAACAGTTAAAGAAATCCAAAGATGAAATAATAGCTTGCAAGAAGATGCTTAAAGATTATCAGGATGCTTATGCAGAATTGTATTCGCAAGCAGTTGGAGCTGATCTTCAGAAGGTTAAAGTAACTGCATCAACAAGTGTATCTTCACTTCGTTCTGCTATTACAAGCTCAATAAGTAGAAAACCATCCTCTATTAGAGAGCCTGAAGAAATTGATGTAGATGATTGTTACTTTGATGATGACATTGTAACCATTTAATTACAAATTTTATATAGGAGAGTGTTTCAATATGATCATTAAGAGTTCCACTGCTCCTGCCCGCAGACCTATTCCTGCCGGTCAGAGCATTACTTCCGGCGTTCGTAATCGTAACGCTTCCGCTATTAAGTCCTCAGTGAATCTGACTCCGTCACAGAGAATGTTCGCTAATCAGCTTGCTCGTAACTGCAGAAAGCCTGGCGCTATCATGGCAGCTACAAATACATCAAACATCATGGCTCGTCCTGACTTCCTTGATCTGCTGCCTGTGTTTGTTCAGAAGCTGATTGTAACTGACATCTTCGGTTCAGTTGCGATGCGTTCTCGTCAGCAGCTGGTTCCTTATTTCAAGTTCATTGCTGAAAACACTAAGGGTGAAACCAAGGCTGGTACCGTGATGTCTTCTCCGTTTGCTAACCGCCAGGGCGTTGATCCTAACTTTACTGGTCGGGTAGTGAAGAACGAAGAGGTTGACGGTCAGCTGATATATACTCCTGTTCTGCCTGGCACTGTTACCATTAAGAGTGCTCAGGGAGTGTTCGTCGATAAGGGTGACGGCAAGCTGTACAAAGCCGATACTCAGGCCGAGTCCGGAACCATTGATTATGCTACCGGCGAGATTGGCACACTGACAGGTGACATGACTGCTACTTATCAGTACGACAATGAGACTGTTGGTCCTGACACCAATGGCCAGTACGGTGCTAAGATGGGTAAGGGATACCTGCAGCTAGATGAGTTCAATCTGGTCGCCGAGGCCAAAGAGCTCGCTTGCTACTGGAGTGTCTATTCTGCATTTGCTGCTCAGCAGGAATATGGTTCCAACATCGCTGATATGGCTAAGGAAGCCGCTGTTGGTGAGATCACCGCTGAGATCAACACCTCTTGCCTGGATATGCTGATGCAGGCAGCTTCTTACAAGCCCGCTTTCAACTGGGATGCTTCCCCTGTTCTGTCTGGTGCAGTTGTTCCTTCTGATTACCTGAACATGTTCAAGTTGAAGCTGGGTCAGGCTGCTGCTTCTATCTACCAGCAGACCCGCATGACTCGCCCGAACCGTCTAGTGGTAGGTACTACCGCAGCTGAGTACATCGGCATGATCAACGGCTTCAAGGGTGACAACATCGATGACACCGTTGGTCCTTACAAGTTCGGTACTCTTGACCAGTTCGAGATCTACGTCAATCCTTCTTACGATCCTGATTCCTGGGTCATGTGCTGCAAGAGTAATGACATCAGAAAGAACACGGCTCTGTTCGGCGAGTATATGCCTATCACCAACACTGATGTGGTTGGTCTTGCCAACATGTCCGCTCAGCAGGGCTACGCAACGATGTACGCAAGCAAGGTTGTCAACCCCGCCACTTGCGTGAAGGGCAAGATCCTTGGAACCTTCTAATCCTTCTTAGGATTAAACTTCATCATCTATCACAGCCCGGTCTCGAAAGAGACCGGGTTTATTTTTGTATTATTCTATATCATTTCTTTTTCAGAATCGTTATTGTAATTAAGAGGTGATACTATATGGGTGGACACATAAAGGTGCCTGATACTATTTTTAGAAAATGCGAAATTTGCGGAGATATATTTCATCCTAATACATACAGACAAAGAACATGCGGAAAACCGAAGACAAGGATTTGCCTTGTATGTGGAAAAGAGTTTGAATATCTATGCAAACCTGATTACATAAAAACAACTTGTTCAAGAAAATGTGCTGACGTACTTGCTGAGAAAAAAAGAAACGAGAACGCAGAAAAGATAGTCAGAAAATGCGCATACTGTGGAAAAGAATTTACACCTAAAACAGAGAAAGATATTTATTGTAGCGGACCTCATTTCAAGAAATGCGAAGTTTGTGGAAAAGAATTTGAGTTTGATGTTAGAGGGTATTTCAACATAAAGACTTGCTCTAAAGAATGTAGATATAAGTCTTCATCTAGGAACAAAGACATTCAGTCTATGATTAAAGCGCAAAAGAAAACAATGCTTGAAAAGTACGGTGTAGAGCAGCCAATGCACATTCCTGGAGTAGTAGAAAAGATGAAGGAAACAAATCGAGAAAGGTATGGATCAGATTGGTATACGCAAACTTCGGAATACAAGAAGTCAGTTGAAACTACTTCATTATCCAGATATGGAGTAAAGCATTTTCTTTCCAGCGAAGATGTTAAGAATAAAAGAAGAGATACCTGTAAAGAAAAATATGGATTCAGCAACTATGCTTTTCTTATGGTTGATCCCCCTGAAAAACTTGAAAGTTGGATCAAGTTTAGAAAAGATGGTAAGAAATACATATCAGAGCACTATTCAGAAAAACCTACCAGAAATCAGCTATCTGAAGATCTAGGAGTTTCCTATTCTACTATTTCTCAGGAAATAAGGCTGAAGGGGCTTGATGAGTATGTAATTTGTAGTGTGTCTTACATGGAGGATGAAATTGTTGAATATTTGAAGGAAATGATTCCAAGTATTCAGATAATTAGAAGATGCAAGAATGTAATTACTCCATATGAATTAGATATTTATCTCCCAGAATACAATGTTGCAATTGAATGCAATCCTACATATACTCATAACTCATCTACAAGCAGTTTCACAAATGATCCGAAGCCCGTTAGATATCATCAGATGAAAACAGAAATGTGCGAAAGCAAGGGTGTATTTCTTTTTCATGTTTTTGGATACGAATGGCACAACAAAAAAGAAATCATACTTAGTATGATAAGCAATCTTCTAAGATGTAACAAAAATAAAGTATTCGCTAGAAAGTGCAAAGTAGTTGAAGTTCCATCTTCTGACTCAAGGACATTTTTAGATAATAATCATAGACAAGGGGAAGCTTCTGCGTCAATCAAACTTGGGCTCGCTTACAATGACGAACTTGTAAGCTTAATGACATTTGGAAAGCTAAGAGGAACCATCGGTACAGATAAAACAGATACATCTAATTGCTGGGAGCTTGTTCGATTTTGCTCTAAGCTGAACACGAATGTTGTTGGCGGAGCAAGTAAGCTATTCAAATATTTTGTCGATAATTACAACCCAGAAGAAATAAGATCATTCTCAGATAGGGCTCATACAAAAGGAAATCTTTATTCTAAATTAAGATTTCATGAGCTGAGAAGATCTGATCCAGGATATGTATGGGTTGAGCTTGCTACAGATAATCCTGTTAATAGAGTTACTGTTCAGAAATCTAACATAAAATCATTCTTACATGATGATCATATTGATCTAAACATGAGTGAATCTGAAATAATGATTCAACACGGATTTGTCAAGGTTTTTGATTCAGGTACAATAACCTGGCAGTGGAATAGAGAACAATCGTTAAAATAAGTGTAAACAAAACATATCAAAATCGCATTATCATATCGAAAGGAAAATATCATTATGACAAGAGAAGAACAACTTTCTACCATTAAGCAGCTTCGTGATCTTACAGCAGATCTTGAATGGCAGCAGGATACACTTGATGAACTTGAATGGAGTAGTTTTGCCCCTCCCGAAAAGCCTGTATTGAAAACATACACAAAACCCGCATATCCGGAACCTGAATCCTCTATGCGGTTCAACTGGAGGGTGTTTAACTACTTTTGGGCTATTACAGCTCTTATTTTTCTTGGCATCTGTAAGCTATTTGATACACCTATTTTTCTTCTTCTTCACATAGCCATTACTATTGGATACGTCATGAAGTATCGTGAAATGAAGAAGGCTGATGTTGAAAGGGTTAGAAATTCTGGTGAGTTCAAAGCTAAGCTGAAGAAGATTGATGATGATTATGACAGTCTTGTTTGTGCAGCTAAGAAGAAATATGAAGAAGATATGGACGAGTGGAAAAATGATCTAATGCCTCGTTATGAACTCGTCAATGCTAAGTACGAAGAAAAGAAGCGAGTAGATATTGCTAATTGCAAAGCAGCTATTACTGATGACAAGCGAGAAATTGCTCGTATTTACGGAGAAACAAAAATCATTCCTGCTGCTTATAGAACTCTTCCTATTCTGGAATACATTGAAGAATTCATGGCTTCTTCTAACTTCGATGTAGATAGAGCTATTGAAAACTATGACAGAGATCAGCAGAGAGCAATTGATGAAAAGAGATTTCAGCAGGAAGTTTACTACAATCAGCTTCAGGAGCAGATGGTAGATGCTCAGGAAAGAGCAAATGACATTTCAGATAGAGCTAGACGAGATGCTAACAGAGCTGAATTTGTTGCAGCGGTTCAGCGTCATAACACTAATAAGCATTTGAAGAAGATGTCGGAGAAGTAAAATGAAGAAAGAAAAGCGTGTGGTTCATCATTGGGAGATAACTCTCGGAACTGAAACATTTCAATGCACAAACAGAGGAAGCTTACTATGGTATCTAAAACATGACTTCAGAGTTCCTCCGCTTCATCCTACTCTTTATAATGCCTCTCTTGAGTCATGGATTGATGATATCAAAGAAGGTAGAACAGAAGATGTTCCTGACTGGCTGAGAGAAAATGTAAAGTTTTTAGAAAGCAAATCTTTTATTTGCGATGATTGCGGAAAAGCTGTTTACGAACCTAAGGAAGCAATCATCATTCCTGGGTACACATTGCGTTTTTGTTCGTACAAGTGTGCTTGTGATTATGGATTAGGTTGCTACAAAATTTCTGTAAAAGATGAACTAGAACTTTGATAAGAATCGTTATATTAAGTACACAACATATCAAAGCTTGAAAAAAGAGGTTGCTAATATGACTACTGCATACTTTGAATGAAAGAAATACACCACTTGTAAAGATCTTAGAAAAGCTTTATTTGAATGGTGTATTGAAAAAGACATTATTCTTCCTAGCGGATCCTCTATCGTAAATCTTTGGAAACACTGGAAGATAACAAACAAATATATAGATGTTCTATCTAGAATTGATATTGTAGATGATAGAGGTGAATTTAGACCCGATAGAATTAGGTATGTCATTGATGACAAATTCTTTGACAATACAAGCTCGCTGTATCGATATATTGATTTCTATCACAGAAGAGACATTGAGCGTGTTCGAGAAGAGAACATCAATATGTATCTTTTCAATTCTAGATTTGATACAAGCAAAATGAAGTTGAAGAACAAGGTTAAAGTAGTATTTCTTCCTAAAACATTTTGTCCTAAATGCAGAAGAAAAATCTTTCTAGGTGAAAATGTGTTTCACACAGATAAAATGTCTAACTATTGTTCGTATGACTGTTTACCTGAAGGTGAAAGATATATTCAGAGAACATTAACAATGGAGGATTTGCTCTATGTCCCAGCGGTCGTATGAATATAAAGGTGTAACAATCTATCTTTATTGCTATGGGTGTTTTCTTTTCTACGCGGAAAAGGATAAATATGGGCTAAAGCACGGACCGTGGAAATGGATTGATTTTTGCAATACAGATGAAGCGGAAAAATTCATAGACAAGCATATAAATACTTTCTGTTGGTGAACCTTATATTTTTATGTGATAGGCGGGAGATACTATATCTTTCGTTGTATGATGAAGTTAATAAAAACAAAGATCACATAAATCATTTTGGAGGTTATCTAAATGAGTTACAAGATTACTATTAAGTTCACCAAGCCTGTTAAGGTTGAGGCGTCTATTCCTACTTATCCAATTGCCCCTGAATTTGTTCTGGGCCAGTCTTATGTGGATGAGAAGGCTTTCCGTGACCAGGCAGGCGATACCGCTTATTCCAAGAACATTTGGGAGAAGGGTGAGTTCCTGATGGCTCAGGACCTGGCTGAGTTCCTGGGTGAAGTTTCTGTCCATCCTGGTGTTCTTCTCGCTTGCAAGTCCGCTATTCTAGCTGCTAAGGCTGCCGAAGCTTCTTCTGGTGAGAATGCTGGTTATGAGTTCATCACTGATGACTACAAAGACAAGATGCTGTATGAAGAGATCGGTCGTGCTCTTGCCGGTCAGGGCTTCGAGGTAACTGTCGACCCTACGTAAAGGGTCAGGTTGATATTTCAGCTTCTGACGGAGAGGATGCTATCCAGAAAGCCATTTCAGCTAATCCGTCAGGAGCTTATATCAAGCTGGCACAGAATGTCTACCAAGGTGGCATTCAGGCAGAAGCTGGATCAAACATCACTATTGATCTAAATGGACATGAGCTAAAATGCGTGCCTCCATTTGTCGGATCTGATAGTAGCTATTCAAACGGATTGAGATTCATGAAGGGTTCAAAAGTTCTAATTAAGAACGGAACTGTCAGGACGTCTTCTCCAGAATTAGCTATTCTTATTCAGAACTTTGCAGATGAGTTGATTCTAGACAATGTAACATTGTCTGGAAAGCTTTCTACTCAGTACATTCTATCAAATAACTTCGGAAATGTTGTTATGAAGAATGGAACTACTGTAAAAGCATCTAGTGGTCATGTAGCATTTGATGCTCATTACGGCTTATCTCCTGAATATGACGATGGTGTTACAGTAAATATTGCTGATGACACTGTCAAGATAATTGGGCTTGTAGAATACACTAAGCAGGAAGGGAAGTCAGACGAAGACTTCTTATCTAAGACACATATCTACATCCCAGTTGGATATGAACTTACTGCTCCAGAGGGCTACAAGTTCCAGTTAACAGAAGACAAAAAAAGACAAGAACTAGTTAAAGCTTGATAGAGAGGAGGCCTGGTAAGATATGACGATGGATGAAGTAACTGCTCAAGTTGGATTCTTACTAGGCTTTCCTACTAACGAGAATGTAGAAGAGGTCGATTTAAGGCAAGCAGTATTGATTGCATTTAGAGAGCTGAAAAGATACATTCGTCAGTCGGTAGAAAAGACTGTCCCGTTTCAAACTAGAATAGACTTGCTCAAGCAAGATATCCATACAAACAAAGTTCTCAATGTTCAAGCTGCTTATCCTAGAATAGGCCTTACAATGAGTAACATAGACAGTGGTAATGTTTTCCAGGTTGCTGCCGCTGTAAACGCCTATAGTACGATAGGCAACACAAGTTCAATCAACATAGATCCTATAATGTCTGAACTTGCAATGGCTCAAGTCCGTAACACAATTTCTACTGATTTTCAATGGAAATATGATCCGTATAATCAAGTAGTTTATGTTACGCACAGAGATCCATTACCTGCAATGGTAACTATACGATATGTTCCAGATTTGCAGGATGTATCAGAGATTCAGGGAACAACCTGGATTGACTACTTAGTCCGGATGAGCCTAGCATTCGCAAAAATATCGTTAGGCAGATCTCGGTCAAAATATACAATTGAGGGCTCTAATGTAACACTTGACGGTGATACACTTCTTCAAGAAGCTAACGCAGAGTTAGAAGCTATAAGAGGTGAACTTGAGCCTAAGAAAAGTAGACTTGTTGTTTTGAACTAAAATTTATGAAAAGGAGTTTCTTACATGTTTGTTTCTAAGAAAAACACTAAGAAGGTAACTGCTGGCGACGAACTGGATACCGAAATGATGGAGCCTGAAATGGATGAGGATGTTGTCGATGACACGCCTGATGCTGATGAAGATGTAAATGTTGCCCCTGAGGCAACTGATCTTCTGTTTGAAGCAGAGGATGTAGCGCAGCTGGTTGCAGAAGTGACTGGCCAGCCTGTCGATGTTGACACAGCTGAAGATGGTAATTCTGTTGAATTCACTGTCGGTGAAGATGTTTTCACTGTTACTGCTGAAGGTGACGAGGAAGTTCTAGAAGCTGTTCGAAAGACACTGAAGAAAAAGAAGCCTGTGTCTGCTTCTACTAATAGAAAGCCTGCTGGTAAGACCGTTCGCAAGCTGCCTAGCAAGAAGTAAGATAAATACTATGAACAAAGAGCTGGTCGTGTCTTATCAACATTGATCAGCTCTTTGATTTGTACGAAAGGATTGTTTGTATGGAAAATGTAGAAGCTGGAATCATTGCTAAGCTACTTAAAGCTCTTCCAAAGTATTTGAGCGACGGAATAAATGAAGTAGTTAAGCGCGGAATTAAAGTAGACGAGTCTAAGCCAGTTGATGGTAATGATTACAATAGCGGTATCATCTTCGTCGCCACAGGTGGCAAGGGAACTGTAATCAAGTGTAAGGTTGTACCTGTACCGGAAAGAAAGGGTAGGTTCAACATGTATATCAAGTCCAAGGATGGGAAGAAAGCATCGTATCCTTCTATCAGTAAGGATCAGATGGATGATAAGATTACCGAGTTCTTTGATAAATTTTATGGCGAAGCTTTTGAAGATGCAGATAACAATGCTGACGATTTCAACATGAAAGAGTTCAATGAGGATGAAGAAGCTAAGAATCAGTCAGCTGATACCGATGACGCAAGTTCTTCTTCAAAGTTATTCATGAAGCTGTCTAAAGTTACATCAGGAACAGATTTTCATGTCAATCTAGAGTCTGTTATGGCGAACTATAACACAGTTTCAGCTCTTGCAGATATGACTGCAGTTGTGAACAACGATGACTTTGTTTCTCTTCTAAGCGAAACTCCTAAATGCTATGAAGTTACAACAGTTGATGGACAACTAGAGGTATCTGATAGCGAAGATATGCCAAGTTTCAACCCATTTGCTGAACTGCTTAAGGGATATTATGTAGCTACGCTGAATCTAGATTATCTTTCAACGAACTACTCTGATAATTCTATGAATAGATTAGATCCTTACTACATGTCGAGCGACATTAGATACTGGATTCATAACATTGTAACTATAGCGAAGGTGTCAGGTTGCTGCACACCTAATCCCATTGACCTTCTTCAAGGGCAAGTAGGAATTGTTTGCGATCAAAATGAGCAAGGATCTTGCTGTATGAAATCTGTTCTAGAAACATTGCTTGCAACAATTGAGCTTTATTATGCGAATTTTTCTCATGACATACAATCTATTCTGGATGACAACATAATCCAGATTAAGACATATATCATGAATACAGGAGTTCTTTAATATGAAAGAAGTAATTCGTTTATCTTGTAAAAGTATTTGAAAATTACCTCCTTGAATCGTTATTGTAATTGATATACAATAGCCTTCAAGGAGGTTAAACTATGGAGGTCAAAAATAGAACATACGGAAAACAATTTAGAACTTATCAAGAATCTGCTTGCGAAATCAATGATACTTCAATTCTTCATGAATACATCAACAATGGTTGCGGAGTAGTGACTCTTGAAAACCCTGAAACAAAAAAGTATAAAACATACGCATTTAATCTTCCTAGATACGATAAGTTTGATGAGCCTACCATCTTTGTTTATGCAAGGATGCGAGACGATTGTTGGCTTTATGTAGGGATGATGCGAAACAATGTATTCAGAGAGACACGAAATTCTAACTTCGGTGTAGGCAATCCTGTTTATGAAGGAGCAAAGTACATCGTTCAAGTAGCTAACAATAGAAGAGCAAATAATAAAATGAAAATTTATCATTGTGGTGTCTGTTCTGTATGCGGAAGAAAACTTATTCAGCCTAAATCAATCAAATACGGTGTAGGCCCTAAATGTAGAAATAAGCTGAAGAATGAAAAATGAGCTTTTATGAAGATAACAAAAATTTCAGAGTTTGGGTTGAACGATGTAACGGAAATGTATATAGAGCTGTTTATGAACTAGGTCAAGCTGCTGCAAAACGAGTAAAAGACTGTAATAACAAAATATCTAATGCAGAAGGAATTTCATGGGTATTAAATGGCCATAAACCTGATTATGAACATAGACGAGCATACTGGGATACAAAGAAAGCTATCATTGAAGAATATATTGATACAAATTTGGAGCTTATTGATGACAAACAAATTCGTAAATGTGTAAGGTCATCTGTTTGGGTTAGCTTAAACCATAGATACCTTTTATATGATTACAAAGGCGTTGATGACGAATCACGTAGGGCAAGAATAAGAATTCTTACCAAGTTAATTTGGTATGAAATAAAACCAAACTATAGAGAGGATGCTAATGATGCCTGAAATAGAAAATCAAGCTACTGAAGTTAAGGAAAGAAAGAAACCGGGGCCTAAGCCGAAATCTAAAGTAGAATCAATTGATCTAGCTGAAACGAAGACAAATCTTTTAATCAATGAGCACACAGAGGATAATTCTGTATCAAAACCTGAAATTGATGCAGATCCTGTTATCTCAGAACCTATCAAAGCTGAAGATAAATTAGAACCTGTAGACACTCCAATTTATGAGAGACCTGTTGAACCGATTAGATACGAAATTATGTCTACATCTGGTAAAACAGTAATGGTCTATAGAAATAAGAATTTCAAAGGAGTTGCTATTAGGTACAAAGGCGTCCTAAAGGTCATGAATGAAGTAGAAGGCGGTTACAAAGTTAACTACATGAATTCAGGATTTGGTTATTGTATAGGTTATGTCAAAGCGTCAGCCATCAACGCAATTAGATAATCTAGTTGCGAATAATATATGGAGGTATTAAATATGGACGAAAAGATTATTGATCAAATCAATCCAGACACAACTGCTCCTGTGATTGAGAATGTTGATGACCTTCCCGAAAGTGCTGCTCAAGAGTTCACTGGAGGTAAGGGAGAAGAGGAGGCTGAGTAATATGCCTAATTACACAAATAGCTCATTAGTTAACTACACTAAAATCAGCCCTATGCAGAGTGGAAGCAGAGTAAATTCTAGATACAATCCTTCTGGTAAGATTACTGTTATCACTATTCATCATATGGCCGGTAACCTTTCTGTAGAAACTTGTGGAAATGTATTTCAGACAAGAGAAGCATCCGCGAACTATGGTATTGGTTCTGATGGTCGTGTAGGAATGTATGTAGAAGAAAAGGACAGAGCCTGGACTTCGTCCAGTCCTTCAAACGATTATAAGGCTGTTACAATCGAAGTAGCTAACTGTGCATACGGTGATCCTTGGCCTGTTTCTTCTTCTGCATATGAGAAGCTGATCCTCCTTTGCGCAGATATTTGCAAGCGTAATGGAATTGAGAAGCTGAAATACACTGGAGATACAACAGGCAACCTTACAATGCACTGCTGGTTTGCTGCTACCGCATGCCCTGGTCCTTATCTAAAGGCAAGATTCAGCGATATCGCAAATAGAGTAAATGCTATCTTAGATGCTTCAAAGCCTGATCCGACTCCTGTACCGTCAGGTAATCTAGCTGTTGGAGATGTAGTTACCTTCCTCGGAGGTTCCCATTATTACAGTTCAGATGCTTCTTCTCCTGCGTCCACAGATCTTAAGCCCGGTGAGGCTAAGGTTACAGCTATTTACAAGAGCGGAAAGCATCCGTATCACCTTGTTCACACAGATAGCTCAACTTCTGTATATGGTTGGGTGGATGCATCAGCAATTAGAGAGCTAGAGGAGAAGCCGTCTACTCCGTCAACAGGTTCTTATGATGTTGGAAATGTTGTAAATTTCAAGGGTGGTAATCACTATTCAAGCGCAAATGCTTCGTCTCCTGCATCAACAGGCCTAAAGGCAGGTCCTGCAAAGATAACGTATAAGGCCAACGGAGCACATCCGTATCACCTTGTTCACACAGATAATCAGACAACCGTATATGGTTGGGTGGATGCTTCTCAGATCGAAGGCGCTTCTTCAGCACCTTCTTCTCCTTCTGTTGAAACATTCAATAAAGGAGATAGAGTAAAGATCAAGTCGTCTACAACTAGATGGGTTGGCGGTGCGTCAATTCCTTCTTGGGTTAAGAATAGTCAGCTTTACATTTGTGGATTCAGAGATAGTGATCCTTGCGTCACAATCAATTCTGATCTATCAGGTGTAACAGGTGTTCTTAAGACTTCTGATCTTTATCACAACTAATTAGGAACATCTGATGATATAAAGGCAGGGCATCGAAAGATGCCCTGCTAATTTGTTATGAACCGTTATTATAAGTGTAGTAATTATTACTTACTGTATTTCAATAAATTAGGAGACAAATGATATGAAGAAAATGAGAATTTCAGCGTTTGTTGTATTTATCATTGGAATGATCGCTATTATTATTCATATGCTTACTTTGAACACATCTTCTAGTAAGGAACCTAAAGATGTAACAGCTCCAACAGCAGATACGTTATCTACTGAAATAACTACTACTCCTGATAATGATTATCCGGTTGTAAAGCTTGTAAATAATGAAAGTAATTTTAATTATTCAGAAAATGAATCGAAGTCTGAGTCAGAAATTGATGATATCATTGAACCATTTATCTTACTTAACGAAGAAGAAAAGCGAGACTTTTCTGCACTAGTTTATCTAGAAGCTGGAGGAGAGTCTTATGAATGTATGAAAACTGTTGCAAGCGTCATTGTTAACCGAATGATAAATAATAATCTTTCTCTTTACGATGTTATATACGCTACTAATCAGTTTGAGCCTGCTGAAAATATTCCGTACACTGATCCTTCTGAAGAAGCAGTACAAGCAGTGAACGAAATTATTCAGAATGGTCCGTGCGTTCCTAAAAATGTAACTTTCTTCAGAGCAAGCTACTACCATAATTGGAGCGATCTTATTCAGCCTTACACCGTTATTGATAATACATATTTTTCTTACGATGTTAGAATTGAGGTGGATTGATATTGTTGTTCACTGTAATTGGTCCTGATGGTAATCCTAAGATGGGAACAGAATATCGTGAATGTATATACGATATAGAACAACTTGAGAGTATGGCTTCAGCAGGTTGTAAGTTCAAGTTGAATGATAGGCCAATTTCTTTAACTAATTTGAAGAAAGAGTTGGGATCTGCTTCTGATAATATTGAACCGCCTTCTACTAGTAGATCAATTATTCTTTGCTTAGAAACTGGAGATAAATTCAATAAGCAATCGGAAGCAGCAAAAGCATTAGGAATTGATCCGGCAGCAGTATCAGATAGTTTGAAAACAGGTAGGAAAAGAGCAGGATATACATTCACTCGTGTTGAGGTATAATATGATAAGCATTACTCAAGTAGGAAGTCTTTACAATATTTCATTCAAATATGATCCAGAATTAGTAGAAATGATCAAAAAGGTTCCAGGCAAGTCCTGGAACCCTGTTGATAAATATTGGACAATTGAAAAAAGCAAACTTGGATTCTTTATGAATCAGATTAAGGGTACCAGATTTGAAAATCAAGTAAACCTTCAAAGTAATGAAGATATTGGAAAGAATGACACTTTAGATAAAACTACACATATTCCCGATATTGATGTTTCAAATGTCCCATTCTATGTTAAGAATGGGTCAAAACCTTATAAGCATCAGATTGATTTCATGAAGTATGCTATTGATAGGCAACAGAGAGGATATAGAAGTGGATTTCTTTGTGCGGATGAACCAGGATTAGGAAAAACCGTAGAATCCATTTCTTTCGCTATGTTTAACAGAAACTACAACAATTTCAAACATTGTCTAATAATTTGCAACATAAACACATCAAAATATAACTGGGAGCAAGAAGTTCGTGAACATACAAATGGAACTATGTTTGGTTATCTCTTAGGATCTAGAATGAAAAAGAAAAGAGGTACAAAAAAGAAACGAAGAGTTGTATGCGGTACAAAAGAGAAGTATGAAGACCTGATGACCATGCACAGATATGGTGATGAAAACGAACCTGAACTTCCTTATTTTATCATAATGAATGTAGAAGCTCTTAGAATGAAAGAAGGAAAACGCTATCCTATTACAGAGAGACTGATTGAAATGATCAATTCAGGATTGATAAATATGATAGTGATAGACGAAATCCATAAGAATATGTCACCTACTTCTATTCAAGGAAAGCAGATTCTCAAAATAAAAGATAAAACAGGTTCTAGATGTATTTGGTTGCCACTTACAGGTACACCTATTGTTAACAAGCCTACTGATGTCTTCCTACCAATGAAGCTTGTAGACGCTCATAATTTTTCAAGCTATTACAAATGGTGCCAGGAATTTTGTGTTTACGGTGGATATGGTGATGTTGAAATAGTAGCTTACAAGAATATTCCAAGAATGAAGATCATGCTTCAGCAAAATATGATTAGGCGCTTGAAGAAAGATGTGCTAGACCTTCCGGATAAGATTCATTTTGATATATTTGTAGAGAATACAAAATATCAAGAGAAGCTTGCTGACGAAGTAACTGCTGAGCTATATGCACACGCAGGAGAAATTTCTAATTCAATGAACCCTATGGTGAAATTTTTGAAACTTCGCCAGGTGAATGGGTCACCAGAATTAGTTGACACGTCTTTGAAAGTAAACAGCCAGTATATCAAATATAACGCTAAGCTTCAAAAGCTATTTGAATTGTTAGAGGAGATTCATGACCGAGGTGAAAAGGTAGTTATTTTTTCTAACTGGGTTGAACCTTTAAGGACCTTGTATAGATTCGTATCAACTAAATATAAAGTTTGTTGCTTTACAGGTACTATGTCTGAAGCAGAAAGACAGAAGCATAAGAGGGTTTTCTTAACAAACCCTGAGTATACTGTAATGGTTGGAACTATCGGTGCATTAGGAACAACTCATACTTTAACTTCTGCAAACAACGTTATATTCTACGATGAGCCTTGGACTTACACAGACAAACTTCAAGCAGAAGATAGGTGTCACAGAGTAGGAACAAACTCATCTGTAAACATATATACTCTTCTTTCAAAAGATACAGTAGATGAAAGAGTTCATGATATTGTGTATGGAAAGAAAGATGTTGCAGGATACATTGTTGATAACAAACTTGATTTTAGAAATAATCCAGATCTTGTTTACAGATTACTTGGAAAGGACAAGGAGTAGTGAAAAATGAAAATTACATGTACAAAACGAGATGATATTCTGAAGCGTAAATCTGAATATGAAGCTGATAGATCCAGCAGACAGTCTAAATATGATGCGCAGTATAGAAAATATTTAGAAGAAGACGGAAGACGCGAAGAAAAAATTAGAAATGATGTCATTGGAGCTATAGGAGAAACTTCACTTGATCTTACAGTTGATGTTAGCGGAAGATTTGAGCATAAATACGAAATTCGTGTTTCTGACGAAGACGACAAGTTCAATGAAGATAAGGCTCTTTCATGGGACTGGAAAGTTTATCTTGACAAAAATGGAGATGTTAAGAAAGAATCATCGTCTTGGTCTGGTATGAACGCAGTTACTGCTAAGAACCTAAGTAACCTGAAGGAGATTGTAAGGGTTCTTGAAATTCTGAATAATATTGACTTCAAGATGCTCCTAGAGGAGATTAGACCTCCTAGATATCAAGATTACGTCACTGAAAACAATCCAAAGTACGAAACAGCTCCCGATTTTGATAGAGAGCTTATGGAAGCTGATATTGAAGATTGTATTGGAACAAGAAAAGGCATTCTGGGAACTGGTAGCAAATTCTATAGTGGTAATGTTTATCATTTCATTCAGAGAGAAACGCCATCCAGCTACAACATGTGGGACATCCCTGCATACTATGTAGAGAAAAACGATGGATCTCTGTCTGATTTGTTTGAAAAGTACAATGATGGAGGATACAACTATAATATGCGAAAAGATAAATTCTTTGAAACAATTGAAAAGCCTATTAAGATTGTAGACTTTAGTTGAGGTGAATCATGAAAAAGCTAAAAAGAATTACAGCTGCTTCCGAAGATAAGATGTCTGAAGCATTAGACAATCAGATTGACTCGCTAAAAGACGATTTTGATTATGCTATTGACGGCTTGAGTAAGCTAAGCAGAATGGGTGTAAACGCGTCAAACGATGCAATGGCTATTGCTGAAAACTTTCACAATTCTCTGCAAAATATTATAAACGATATTGCTAATAAGGTGGTTGAGTAACATGGCTAAAAGAACACATGGCACTCCAGAGCAATTCTTAAACGCTCTTGAAAACAAGATAAACGAACTTGGTGGATACGATGTAGACAGCGCAACTAACATGTCTAACATTCCGTCAAAGCCAGAAATGAAGAATGTAAAGTCATCTGAAATGAACATTGACAAAGAGAGATATCTTCATAATCTGATCGGAGATCTAGAACTAGATCTTGAAGATTTAGTACAAGGATTTACAGCTGATTACGAAGACGATAACCTTTATGTTACTGTTGAAACATTCGACGGAAATACTAGAGAGTACAAAGTTCCGTTCTCCGATCTTAATTGGGATTTCAACTCCATGGATACAGATGTTGCATATATTTCTGATCACATTGCAGAAGACTTAGACCTTGACCCTACTTCTGACTTAGATTATGACGAGGACGAAGATATAGAAGCTGAAGGGTCTACTTGGGATGAATTCATAAGAAATCTAGAAGAAAACAATGAAGTTAAAGTAGACGCAGCATATCGGTATAAGTACACCGGAGACAAAATCATTTTTTACAGAAATAACCAATCATTTGAAGGCGAAGTAACTAAATATTTCAACGGAGACTATGAACTTAATAAGTACAATGTTCACAAGATTCGGCCTGTTGAGAGTTCTACTTCTGTAAACTCATCAAAAAAAGATAAAGTTAAATATAAAGACAGAAGAGGGTTCAAATATACTGATAAAGAACTTCGAAGAATTCTTGAAGATCAGCGTGACCTTTATCCAGGTGTTTCCTACGAAAATTGGATAAAGACAAACATGGCTGAAAACCAGTTGTTCCCTATAGATGATAGAAGCGTTGAAGAAAATTTAGAGGACGACGAAGACTTTGATACTGATACCAGAAAATATTTAGATCAAGATGGTGAAGAGTATACAGTATCTGAGTTGAAGAAAATGAAAAATGAGTATCATCCCGATATGTCATTTGAGGAATGGCTGAGTGAGTCACTCGAAAATGGATATCTTTTCGAGTCTTAACTGATGGGAAACGACGGCCTTGGAAAGAAAGCTGAACAAAAGCTTCGTGTTTGGTTAGATAAACCTGAAGATGGGTTCAGCTTTGAGAGACTTCCAGATCAGTTATCAGGGTTCTATGGAAGTAAAAATAAATGCGATTTCATAGTTTTCAAATCTCCTTACATGATTTATCTAGAAAGCAAAAGTACTTGGGAAGATAGATTTGATTTTTCAATGATATCTGAGTATCAATATGAAAGCCTGTTAGATAGATCGAAAATAGAAAATGTTTTTGGATATTTAGCAATATTATTTGCTACATATAAGAGATGCTTTCTTATCGATGTTAATCAAATAGCTAAGCTAAAAAGCGAAGGAAAAAAGTCTATCAACATAAATAAGATAGATAAATGGAATTTCAAATATTCTGAGATTCCTACATCACCAAGCAAAAAGCAGCTACTTGATTATACAGGAAACATAATAGATTTGATAACTTGAACCTTATATCGTATTAAAAATAAGTATGTAAGGAGACGATTCAAATGGGTTTTGAATTTGCAACATTCGCAGCAATTACAGTTCTTGCTTATCTTGTTGGTATTGCCGTAAAGGCTTCTTCTCTCGACAGCAAGTGGATTCCTGTAATTGTAGGTGCTTTCGGTCTTATCGTTGGTGTAGCTGCTTTCTACATTGGAACTCCTGAGTTCCCTGCAAACGATCCGATTACTGCTGCTGCAGTTGGTGTCGCTTCTGGTCTTGCTGCAACTGGTATCAACCAGGCGGTTAAGCAGATATCAAGAAAGGAATAAGCTGATACCATATCGCCCAGTGGTGTCAGCCAGGCGTGTTCATGGTTTTCATAAAGTACCTCCTTTCTTTAGGGTAGGCAGGATGCCGCAATCCTGCCTATTCCTATTTTTTGATTAGAATCGTTATTGTAATCATAAGAATAGGAGGTATTCATAATGGCAGCAATTTACAAGCCCTTTTCAGAATTCAAATATTGGTTCGTAAGAGAGAACGAGGAAACAGTAAATGTTTTAAGAGCTTCCGATAATAAGAAAATTGGATTTATGACAATTGAGCCTTCAGACGTAGATTGTCTTATGACAAAAGATAACAAATGGTTCCTTGCTTATCATGAAGCAGTGTCTGATAAGATCTCGGAAGAAGAAGTTGTTTGTTCTTATAATGACTGGACTAATCGTCCGGAATATTTTGTAGGCTGTTATAATCAGCCTATCATTGACGGAATGAGCAACTATTCTAGACGAGAGGTATACATCAATATCCTAAGAGGGTGCTGCTACATTAGAGCTTACAACAATGGAAGAGACCCGGACACCTGTCAGGATGCTGTAGATAGAATTGTAGCTTGGCTTGACGAAACAGATTTCTTTACAGCACCTGCATCTACTCGATTCCACGAATCGTTTGAAGGTGGTCTTCTTTATCACACTTTGAAAGTATACAATCAAATTGTTGATCTTATGAAAGTAACCAAGTTCAGCAAAGTTGGTGTTGCAAGTGCTGCTCTTGTAGCTCTTGTTCACGACTGGTGTAAGATCAACCTTTACTCTCCATATAAGAAGAATGTAAAGAATCAAGAAACCGGTCAGTGGGAACAGGTAGATGCATATAATAGAGGAAGTTACGAATTTCCTCATGGTCAGCAGTCTCTTGAAGTAGCAAGATGCTTCTTCAAGTTTACTCAAGAAGAAAAGCTTGCAATTACTCATCATATGGGACACTGGTATTGTCACCCCTCAGAAGAAAGCTGTTTGCAAACATCAAATGAAAGATATCCACTTGTTCACATGCTACAGTTTGCTGATCAGCTAGCAATTACATCTTACTAAAGGATGATATAGATGACAGACGCCCAGGAGAAGCTAATAGTTGATAATTATCAACTTGTACATGGATTTGTTCATAAGTATGGCCAATCATTTGGTCATGAGTATGATGAATCTGTACAGATAGCTTCTCTTGGGCTTTGTTATGCAGCTCTAAAGTATGATGAAACAAAATCAAAGTTTTCAACTTATGATTATAAATGTATGATGAGAGAATTCTTGAAACTAGATAGATTGAAGAAAGCAAAGCGGAGAGACTTCTCAACTATTTCAATTCAAACTCCTATTCAAAATGTAGAAGGTGAAGAGTCTGGTTGTCTTGAGGACATTATCTCATATGATGAATTAGGATTTCAAGAAATAGAACTAAAGGATCAAATAGAATACGCACTGTCTAAATTCAGTGGAAAACAAATAGAAATAGTTAAATATTTCATAGAAAACGGAGAATGTAATCAAAAGACTGTAGCTAAATTATTTGGAGTATCTCAATCATACATATCTAGATTACTTAGCAGGTTCAAAAAGCTAATAGAATCTTAATGAGAACCTTGTATACTCATGAGTTAAGCTCTTGAAATGAGGAGGTATATTTATGACCCTTTCTGAGGACATGAAGAAAATAGCCCAAGACGATATAGAAGAAATCATTGGTTGGCTTGAAGATGATGGATACAAAGCCAGTTTAATTTCAATGGAACTCGATCCTGATGAAATTGAAATGGATTTGATTCAAAATGTAGAGGCTGTTTTCAGTGTAAACGGCAAAGAAATCCCGCTTAATTTTTATTATTCAATTAAGACGGAAGCAAAAGAAATCTACATAAATAAGCCAGATGACGAACTTGCAAACGCTCTAAAGGCAGCATCAAGAAATGTATCTGAATCTACTAAACTTAAATCAAATACTATTACTGCTGCTAAGATAACCGCTGCAGATGAAGATTTTGAAAGCGACGAATTTGACGAGTCTTTTGACGATGCTCCTGAAGACGAAGGTGAAGACAGCTTAGCTGATAGCATTGATAGCATTTCCGATAAAGTTGACGATATGCAAGATACTATTGACGATGCTGAAGTGGAAGACGACATTGACATAGACATAGAAAACAACATAGACAATCATTACATTGCTGAGTGCGAAAGATGCCATGGTATCTTTATTTCATCTGTTGTTGAATCCGATCAGCAGCTTGAAAAAATTCATGGAACTTGCCCTCTTTGCGATAGAGATACCGATCAGTATCTAAAATGGACTGTCAAGAAGGTATAAAAATGAAGAGTAAAAAGAAAGGATTTTTAACTTGTGATATATGTGGAAAAGACTTCATAAAGGTTTATGATAGCATATATCAGTTTCCTTTCAAAGGTAAAATGTGTCACTTCTGCTCATATACATGTTATAGAGTTGGGCAAGCGACTAAGGAGAGATTGAAAAATGAAAAAGATGGTTAGATCATTCCGACGTGATGTCAAAGCTTCTTCAATGAATACAAAGATTACTCAAACTAATAAAATTAGAGTAGGTGGACATAATTTTAGAGTACATACAACAGAATACAATGATGCACCTGATGCAGATGTCATTCAGTTATACAATGATTTCTGCGCATCTATTTCCATGATTGCACCCTACGATGATGCAGATTACTTCTGGGCAACAATTACAAGAGGAACAATCAAGTATATTCGAGGCGGAAAAGTAAAAGAAATTGATTACTACATGAACGCTGATGATATGGACATTGAAAACAATGAATGGGCAAACGAAATAATTGAACAGGTTTGTGTTAGACTGAATCAGTTAAATAAAAACATTGAACCTAGAATTATTCACAATTGAGGTGAAATGTATGAAGATAAGCAAAAAGAGAATATGCTGCTCGTTTACCGGTGAACCCGACCCTACAGGTATTTCTGAAGGGTCATTGCGAGATGCGCAGAAAGCAAAAACATGGCAGGAAGTTTACAAATTGTTTGATAAAATTGTAGACAAATATATGCCTGATGCTGAAAAGATTGAAAAAGAAGTTTACAATCTCTATTCAAAGAATAAAGGCTTAAAACAGTATCAAGAAGCATACGATCATTGGATGGATGAAGCTGATTTATCTATCGAAAATAATGAAGAAGACGAAATAGAGAGCTCTGTTGATATTGACGAAGAAACAGAAGATCCTAAATGGATATGTCTTGATATTAAGCATGTAAGAGATAGCGACGGAATGCTGACTGATTACGCTCTTTACACTACCAAAGACGAAGATAAATATATTTGCATGTTCGGAGATACAGATGTATATGCTCCAGATGAGATGTATGCAGATGCTGAGTTTGATACGGAAGATGAAGCGCTTGAATGGTTTGAAAACTACGTTGGGCCTGGAGATGAAGATGAAGATGATATCTACTCTTCAGAGGAAACAGATGCTGACGAAGATAATGATGATCTAGATCATCCTGATCAAGAGTTTGATTCTGCAGATACTTCAATTAACTCTTCTAAACTTCCAGCTGTATATAAGCTTATTTCTATTCCTAAGGGTACAGTAGGTGTGGACTTCGGTGGAGGAAGATTTGACAATGCAGTAGAGCATATCCGAGATTTAGGTGCCACACTCTGTGTATACGATCCGTATAACAGAACTGCTCAGCACAACAGAGAAATGCTTAGAACGCTGAAAGCAAACGGAGGAGCTGATTGGGCTGTAAACTCAAATGTTCTGAATGTTATCAAAGAGCAAGAAGCAAGACAAAGTGTTCTAAGAAACATTTCTAAGATAACTAAATCTGGCGCCCCTATTTATATTACAGTCTACGAAGGTAGAGGAGACGCAAAGGAAGGTCCAACAAAATCTGGTTACCAGCTTAACAGAAAGACTCAAGATTATCTAGAAGAAATTCAAGAAGTCTTCCCAGATGCAAAGAGAAAAGGAAAGCTGATTGTTGCACACAATGTTAAGTCAGCAAGTTCTTCTACAAATGTTAATTCGTCTGAAAACATTCGCCCTATCGATGAATTAAATGATGTAACAGATCAACTTAGAGACGACCTGATTCAGAAACTTATTGATGTGATGACAGGACCAAATTTCGGATTTCCAAGAAATGATGTTCTTGATTATTCAAGAGTAGATATTGGATTTGACGACGATGAAAACAGTATTGAAGTTGAAGTTGGAGCAGAAGTTAGCTACGACGGTCTAATGCAGATTGCTCAAGAGCTGGATCCTATCATTGAGTCGTATGATCATGATGCTTACTTTGATGCGGAAGATGCAGGATTGCTAGTAGCAGTTATTCCTTATGATTCATTAAGAAAGCATACAGATGTTAATTCAGCTGTTGACGTTCCCGAACCTTCATTAGATCCTCCTGAATACGATGATCCCGAGGAAGGTGAAGAAACAGTTGAAGTTGAATGTGACATCAATCAACTTGAAATAAAAGTTGACGAAGACGGATCATGGGAATATCAAAGAGATGATTTCCTTGACGAAATGCTTACTTCTGAAGATGAAATTACTTCTGAAGAGTATGATGTATACATTCGAGACAGAAACGGATTGATTGAGGACTTTGATTCAATTGTAGAACCTAACATACCTGGAGTACCTGGAACTTATTTAATTTCCTGTTATGTAAAGATGGTTTATGACGTAACAGGAGTAGAAATTGTAAGAGAATACCAAGGTAAGGACGAAGACGGTGATCCTATCGTTGATGAAGATTACTACACAGGCAACGCTGATGTGGAATTCAACAGAAACGAAAGCTACATCACAAATTTCTACTCAGAAGAGATATAAATAGATAAGAATCGTTATAATCAGTGAAGGAGAAATTCTTCACTGATTATTTTTTACGGAGGACACATCAAAATGAAAAAATTCAGATCCGTACTTTCTGTAATCTTTGGAGTTATCTGTGCATTCAGTTTCTTTATCTGCATCAGTATCAATGCAGATCATCCTGATTGGTTCAAGTATCTCATGATTGGGTTTATTACCTTTGTAGTGTCTTTCTTCCTTGCAAGTTTCTTCTATAATCCTTATAGATACATTCGTCATTTTTACGCTTCTTTCATGACAATTGCAACTAGGATTCAAATTCGTCGTAGACCTAATAGCAAACTTGCTGTAGGTGTTAGAGCAAAATTTTCCTCCAGGTATGGTGGTCGTTATAATAAGAAAATCAACTACAAGAAGTTCTATCGTTATGCTCTTAGCTACTATGATAGAGATCATTTTCAGGAGGTAAGAAAAAGTTGAATCTTAATGAAGAACAGAAGCGAGCAGTTGAGTGCGATGATGATCTAATTCTATGCATGGCTGGAGCAGGGTCTGGCAAAACAACTGTTCTCATTGAAAGAATAAGCAGACTTTGTGAAAAAGAAGATCCAAAGAGTATTCTTGCTCTTACATTTACAAATTCCGCAGCATTTGAAATGAAGGACAGATATATAAGACGAAATCCTGGAAAGCTTGTACCAGAATTTAGAACATTCCACAGTTTCTGCTACTCTGTTCTTTGCACAGATTATGAAATCCGAAATAAAATTGGATATCATTCTGTTCCGAGCATATGCGACGAAGCAAAGATGAAGCGTATTCAGAATACTGTTTATCTTGAATTAGATCTACATCTTTCTAAAGATGAATTAAATGGTAGGGTTAAATTAAGTCCAAAGCATAAGCAAGAATTTATTTTATACAAAAAGCGAATTAAAAAAGTAATGAAAGACGAAAACATTATCACTTTCGATGAATTGTCTTCGTCTATCTGTGATTTGTTCTTCAACGAAGACCAATTGACCAATAAATACAAAGATCGATTCAAGTATCTTCTTATTGATGAATTTCAGGATACAAGTCCTGAACAGTGGAAATTTGCAACTTCGTTCAAACATTCTAAAATTTTTCTTGTCGGCGATGAGAAACAAGCAATTTATTCCTTCAGAGGCGCTGACAGCTCTATCATAAAGATGCTTTCTGAACTTGATAATTGGACTCATATATATCTTCCTAGAAATTATAGATCAACAACGCAAATATGCAGTTTCGCAAATAAAGTTGTTCGTCAGTCTGGCAGCAAACTGAAGATAGAACTGATTTCTGATAGGTCAGGACCTAGCGTTACTGTTCTTCCTTCTACATCAAACAGATACTCTGAACCTATTGGAATAGATGATTTTGCTACTTTCTGCGAAATGAATAGAGAGCTTGAAGGAACAACAGCAATTCTATGTAGATCAAACTCAGAAGTAGCAGAAGTTTGCAGAATGCTGGATGGTGCAGGACTAAACTATCTTACAGGTAAGAAGAACACAGACTACAAGTATATTCTTAAATCTGTAAAGGATAACGAATATCTAGCAGACTGGCTTGCTTCTTACTTGAATGCAGATAAATACGCTGATTTTATTCGTATTCAGTCAATTGAAAATATGAGCAGAATCGATGTAATTGTAAATTACTTTTCAAATGTAAAGAAGATTCAAGATAGACTTAGAAAAGTGGTAACTATTAGAAAAGCGTTGAAAGACCCTTCTAGGTCAAGGATGTCTATGGCAGTCGATATATTGACTATCTGTGGATTCAATCCTTTAGATAATCAAATTGAAGTAGACGAAAATTGTTCGTCTGACGAACTTTTTGAAGCAATTACAGCAGTGATTGAAGAGAAGATTGTATCAGATCTATATGTAGGAACAATTCACAGCTCTAAGGGGCTTGAATATGACAATGTATTTCTTTTCAATGTGAACGACTATTCATTCAAATTGAACAAAGAGGATCAGTGGAATCTTTATTATGTAGGTGTTACAAGGGCAAAGACTAATCTTGTTATATTCAAAGGAGACGCATACTAATGAATAACCCAACCGAAGATTTCTTGGCAACAATATCAAAGAGATTATCATCTAGATCAGATTGTAAAAATGTTATGTATGTTGTTAGAATCAAAAGTAACACAGTGACAATGTTTCCAGATATCTATGTATACAGAAGCAAGCACAACAGAAGGCCTGAAGATAAAATGAACATACTATGTTATGTTCAGAATGTAGTTAAGGGACTTCATGTAAATTTAGATGTAGACGGTGGAATCGTTATTGATGATGTAAATTTACAGGATGGTGAATACATATATCAATCTTCTTTTGATAACAAGAGAAGAAAATGGAGAAGACTTGTCTGACACCTTAGGAGGAAAATATGAAAATTAAATCAGTTGAGATCTGGGGAATGCACAATGTGTTGCACAAGAAGTATGACTTCAGTAATGTAAATTATTTCTTCGGAAAAAATGGTTCTGGAAAAACAACTGTGCTGCAGGCTGTGCAGCTGGCGCTTCTCGGGTACATTCCTGGAACCAATAAGAAGGCACAGGATATCTTTACACATAGCTGCGCGCCAGAGATGAAAGTTTCTCTGGTATTTGACAATGGATACAATATCACTAGAAGTTACAAGAAAAATGGTCAGTCTGTCAAATCAGAAACAAAATTCGTCCCTGATGAATTTGATCCTTCTGATATTGTAAAGGATCTAGAGCTGCCTGTTTTTAACTTTAACACTTTTCTTGCAATGTCTCCAAACGCTATGAAGGATTGGTTCATCAAATTCTTACCATCTTCTGAAAATGAAGTAAATTGGAAGGAAATTTTAGACGGATCCGAAGTAATCTATGTAAACGACTCTCTTTATCAAGATGTTCTTAATTATGCAGCAGAGCTGACTCCTGATATTGAAGGTGTTATAAAGCTAAATGAATATATGAAATCTTTGCTTTCATTTAAGCAAGCAGAACAGAAGCGATATCAGTCTACTTTTTCTTCATTGGTTTACTATCAGGACTATGATGGCCCAAACAATGAAAACGAAATTACTGCTAAAATCGCTTCTCTTCGTCTTACTAAACAGAAGTATTTGAATGATGTTTCTGCCTATCAGTCTCAGCAATTCACTGAAAAGTGTCTTTCAGAATATTCAGATCTTAAAGATGACATTCATAATGATGAAAATTTTATTTCATGCCAGTCTTGTGTACCTGATCTTGAAACTAAACTTAAAGATATTGATTCTGAAAAGTTTGAAATTCAAAGAGAACTGAATTCAAAGCGCCATGAATATGACGAAGTAAACAAAGTTGTATCAACTGGTGGAATTTGTTCTTACACAAACGAAGTTTGCTCGTCTATTCAGCCAATGATAAAAGGAATGAAAGAGCTTGCAGTAAGGTTGAAAGAAAGCATTTCTAATCTAAAAATTCAGCTGGAATCTATTTCTTACTCTAGAGTGTCTGTATGTAAAACTTTGAATGAAGAAAAACAGAAAGTTGCGGCTATTATCAAGCGTTACGATGAAAGAGATACTATTCTTAAAAGCTACAATCCTGTAAGTAAGCCCGAAGATTTGGATATTTCTTTCATTGATAATGAAATTGCAAGACTTGAGGAATGTATTGTTCAGTTGCGAGCAAACCTTCAATATGATAGAATTTCCGAAAATGTTAGCAGAGAAAAGATGGTCATGGAGCAGGACATTGACACACTAAAGAATTGGATCAATGCTACCGGGCCTAATGGAATTCAGGCAAGCTTGTCTGAAAAGCCATTCCACGATATGGAAATCATTCTAAATGATTTCCTCCATACAATGTATGATCCAAACATCTCCTTCAAGTTTATTCTTGACAGCAAGAACAATAGTTTCGGATTTGGAATCATTCGTGATAAACGATTCATCAAATTTGATACTCTATCAAGTGGTGAGAAATGCATTGTATCTATTGTACTTGCTACTGGGTTGATTAGCTGCAACAAATCTCAAATTCATCTTATGCTTGTCGACGATGCTCTTGATCATCTTGATGACGAAAAAGCAGATATGTTCTTTAGCACTCTTGCGAAATTTGGAGATACTCAGTTTATCCTTGCAGGTGTTAAGAAATGCAGTGTTAGTAACAGTGATAAATTCAAAATCACTGAAATAATTTAACAAGGAGAATATACTAAATGGGTCTAGAAATTGGTAAATTTGTTGATGTCGAAGTAATTCGTATCATTGACAAGGGAGCAGTTGTTCGTCTAGAAGACGGACATACCGAGCTCATTCATCTATCTAAAATTTCTAACAAGTTCGTTAGAGATGTAAACGACTATCTTTCTGTAGGCGACAGACTTAAAGCAGAGGTAGTCAAAGGTACATATAAAGAATCTGAGCTGTCAATCAAATATCTAGATCTGTCTCCTAAAAAGAAGGAAGAAAAAACTAACCAAAAGCCCGTTGAAAATGCTAAGCCTCAGAAATCATATAATCAAGCTAAAAAGGAGTCATTTCCTCAGATGAGCCTCGATGACATGATAAAGCAAAGCAATAAGCAGTTCGATGATAAGTTCAGAGGTAAGCGAGAGTTTACAAAGAAGAACAAGAACTATCGAAAGAACAAAAGACCTTACGAAGATGATTAAGACTATATTTCTTCCTGATGGAAATATTAGATACACAAATAGCTGTTCAAACAAATTGTATAACAGTTATTCTGATGCTAAAATAAACGAAGAAGAAATGAAGCAAATAGATATCAGGCTGAGGAGACAATCCTCAGCCAATATCTATATCAACAAAACATTTGTCAAGAAAACAAGAGGTGTATGATGTTTAATAAGTATCCTGAATTGCGAATTGCATATGAAAATGAGTGCAGACGACAGGAACAAAACATAGAGCTCATTGCTTCAGAAAATTTTGTAAGTATTGATATATTATCAGCCTTAGGAAGTGTATTTACAAACAAATACAGCGAGGGTTATCCAAAGTACAGAACTGAAGATAAGGGAAACAAAGGAAGATACTACGGAGGGTGTCAATACATTGACGAAGTAGAAGATTTCTGTATTGAGCAATGGAAGAAAGTATTTCATCTAGATCATAAGATACCTGGATTGAATAAAACAAGTTATCATGTTAATGTTCAGCCTCATTCTGGTTCGCAAGCTAATATGGCCTCGTACATGAGTGTACTTAATCCAGGTGACACTATTTTGTCAATGAACCTAAACAACGGAGGGCATCTTACACACGGATCCTCTGTTAATTTCTCTGGAAAAATTTATAATGTTGTTTTCTATGATGTAGATGAAAGAGGATATATTGATTATCTTGACATTGAAAAGAAGATAAAAGAGTTCAAACCTAAACTTGTTTTAGCAGGAGCAAGTGCCTATTCTAGAACAATTGATTTTGAAAGGATATATAACATAATAAATATCTGTTCAAATCATGATTATAGACCTTATTTCATGGTAGATATGAGCCATATAGCAGGATTAGTTGCTACAGGTAACCACCCTTCTCCTTTTGGTTATGCAGATATTATAACTACTACAACACACAAGACATTAAGAGGTCCTAGGGGCGGTATCATATTTTGTGTAAATGACCTTGCAAAGAAAGTAGACAGTTCAGTATTTCCTGGTTGTCAAGGTGGCCCGCTTCAGAATGTAATTCTTGCAAAGGCAGTATGTGCTTGTGAAGATTGTCAACCAGAATATTACAAATACATTGATAGAGTTGTTAAGAACGCAAATGCAATGGCAACTAGATTCAAACAACTTGGTTATGACATAGTAACGGGTGGAACCGATAATCACATGTTCTTGATTGATTTGTCTAAAACTAATCCTAATTTATCTGGTAGAGATGTTCAGGAATATTTAGACAAATTTAATATAACCGTTAATAAGAATTGTGTACCAAATGAAAAACGAGGACCTCAGCAAGCTTCAGGAATACGGATTGGTACACCTGCAATGACAACTAAGGGCTGGTCAGAAACGGATTTCATAATTTGCGCTGAGAGAATTGACGAGCTTATTAAACAACTAAATAAGAATCGTTAATAAGTATGTAGGCAGACAAAATCTGCTTACAACCAGAAGAGAAGGGTCGCGACCTTCGGGAAGTGCTAATTTTGGGACGAGCACTCAGGCAAGTTGGTGGGTAGCCTTGTCAGTTAAAACTCATTCGTATCAAATCAGAAATCATTGTATTTTGACTTATCTAAAAGCTAAAGCTTTACGCACTAGAAAGAGGTATGATGATATTGAAGTCTGAGTCAAATAAATACTACGATCAGATTGATAAAGCTATTAGTTCATATGAACAGTTTAGACCTTGTCATCCTATGGGTCCTGATAAAATATGTGATAAGATTGATTGGTGCTGGAAATGGAGAAAAATTTCTGAAAAGCAAATGCACATCCTTGTCGATAGAATAGTTTATCTTATGGACAATAACTTAGTTTGAGCTTATTTTAATATTGGGGCGTAGCCAAGCGGAAAGGCAGTAGACTTTGACTCTATTATTCGCTGGTTCGAATCCAGCTGTCCCAGCCAGTGGTCAATTAGCTATTGACTGATGTCAGAGTAATCAGCTAACCTGACAAAGAATGAAAATGATCGCTGAAAACTGCTACTAAAGGATGCTTCCTCGTTATTTACCTTAATATAGGGGCTAGTTATTTGCGGATTACTAGTTGATGATGAGTAGCGTGACAATCTAAGCGGTAAGCTGATTAGTTAGTGTAGGAGGTAGTTATCTTGAAATTTAGAAAAGAACCTATTTTAGGAATGGCTAACTTATATCCTAAACGAACTCATCTCCCTGTTGTAATATGGGTGGATAACCTAGGCTCTGCTAGAAAAGGAAAACATAATGAACCTAGAATCAAGGTTCAAAATGTAAAAGGTGACAAAGCTGTAGACGACACTTTTAGCTTGTCAATAAGCAAGAATCCTGAAATTCTTGCAGGAAAGCGTAAATTATCAAATGATGACTATAAAGAGATTGTAAAATTTGTTTCTGATAACTACGATGTTTTGATGAAACATTGGAATCAAGAAATTGATGAGGATGAATTAAAGGAAATAATTTACAATCGTTATTAAAAATGACCAAATTAGTCAAACCTTCAAAGAGGTGTGTGGATTGAAATACAATCGTTATTAAGTATGTAGCAGCTAGTAAGCTGTAACATAAGGAGCTCACAATCCTGCCGAAATATCTTCTAGAATATTTCCGCACCAAATAGAAAAGAGTGAGTGGCAAGGAATATGCCAGGAATGATTCTAAGCTTGACAAGCAAGCATGACCGGGTGAGAAACTAGTCCCGGTACATATTGTCAATTAGTTTATGAGGTAAAACATCATAGCTTAAGATATGATAAGTAGGTTCAAATCCTGCATTGACATCCATCGGTCATTGTTGACTGACGCCCTACCGAATATGCTATATTAGATCATCAGTAGCATATGCAGTTTTCAACTCTTTTTCTGTTCATCGAGTGTGTTGAAAATAAAAGAGTCATATATGGCGCGATACCGAAGTGGTCATAACGGAGCGGTCTTGAAAACCGTAGGCGGTGATGAGCCGTCCGTGGGTTCGAATCCCACTCGCGCCGCCATGCCTTTTCATATGCTGACATTAGATTGTCAAGTTGATGAAAGTGAAACCAACTATGCTGGCAGGTTGTCGACGGGTTGAAGAGCCGTAGAGTCTAAACTATTCTCCTCTATTCTAGAAAGAGTCGGAAAGCTAGGTCCCGTAGTAGCAGCCGAAAAGTATCCTAAAACGATAGGCGTTAAAACATGTTTTATAGGTGACAGCTCGGAAAGACGAGCATTCTCATCTGCTAGAACAATGGTAGTTCAGATAAGTTTATGCTTATTCCGTGTCTGTTGGTCAATCAGACATTATCTCGGTTCGAATCCGAGGCAGGTGGCAATTGTCTACTGGTCACCATCTACATACGACAATCAAAAATGCATAGGAGATGGAATGGGAAACGGCATCCCTGATAAGTGAAGCGATGTTCGAGTCATCAACCTGATCCTGTTCGACTCAGGCAGGGCATGGTGCAAAACTTATCATGAGGAACTAAGTACCTGCCTCGCTTCGGATAGCAAAGAAGGCGTTAGTAGTAATCGAAAAACTACTCGCGGTTACAGGGAGGGAGCGGCGTTATAGGTAAACCTCCTGGGTGTTCTGCTATCGTGCACCTTAGAAAGGCTAAGCTTTTCAGTTAGGACTAATCCGGCCAGATAGCAAAATATGCGGATATAGTGTAACGGTAACATGCGACTCTTCCAAAGTCGTGTTGCGGGTTCGAGTCCCGTTATCCGCTCCATAGAAGAAGGTGACAAATATGTCTGTTTATAAATGCCCAATTTGTGGAGGAAGAGGATTTGTTCCTTGCGGATTCTATTCAAGTCAAACATACGATGGAAGCTCAATAACTAATTCTACTTCAACTGAAGTTTGTAGAAGTTGCCATGGTAGAGGAATCGTATTTGATGAATTCCTAGGATCAACTTCAAATGGTATCAATAGATGTTGCAGTAATTGTGAAATGAACGATGGTTTGGTTTATACATCTTATCCTCCTAAATACAGATGTACTTTATCAGGTAATTTTAATGAAGGAACGCATACATGCAATCTAGATGATATTTTGTCGAAGGAAAAATAACCAATCTGAATAAGTTGATACTCGGCAGGGCGCTGCGGTGTGCTTAACCGTGTTCTCCCGTCCAGGTGTTGGCGCACCTGGACGGCTTTTTATGAAGTAGATTAAATTATTAACGAATGATTAAGACTATTGACTTTCTACAACAATCGTTGTATAATATGTACAATAAGTCAACCAACATATCAAAAAGCTTCAAAGCTAAGGAGGACAAAATGAACGGATACATTATCAAAGCTACATACCTCACAGGTCCGCATAAAGGAACATCTTATTTCCTTCAAAAAGGCGGATATATAACATCCGATCCCGATGACCAGTGGTCAGATAACTGCTACAAAACAGAAAACATCTGCAAGTCAGTTTGCAGAAAGCTTGAAAACAGCAACATGGTTGAGCATGTGATAGAGAAGAAAACAAGAGATTATAAATCTCAAAACGGGATCCAGTTATCCGATTACATGATATACGAATTGATGAAATATCAGCCGTATTTCGTCAAAAATGTTCGCAATTCGGATGTTTTCTGAGGGAGGTATTCATAATGATCATCAGTTCTCGTTTAGAAGCAAGGAAGTCTGTTGAAGATAACTTCGAGCTCGCTTGTAAATTCCAGATGACAGTCATCAATGTCTTTCATAAGGACTTGATTACAGGTGAAATTGTTCTCACTGATATGTTCAGCCACGATAGTATTCAAGCCGTTACATGGAGGGACAATTACCTTGAATCGTTAAAGAAGCTAGAGGTACCTTACATTTGCTATGTGGGAGATCATTTCACAGAAGCATCTGGCTGCTTAGACTTTGAGGAGTGACAATCATGAATAGAAAAGTCGATATGGCTCTTTTTCTGCAAACAATTGGATCAACAACCAACTTGGAACTCAAAAGGCTGCTCTATTTGGTCTAAGAAAGGCAATTGATGAGACAAAGAAAGCATACAAAATTCAGGATAAGCAAGGTCCTAGTGACGAATTTGAAGCTTTCACAATTGAAGATACTACAGAAATTTATGCTCTACTTATTGGGGCAGAATCTGCAATCGAATCCGCTGTTTCTAAGTTAGAAGAGGCTAAAAACATGATGCCCAATTTTGATAAAGGAATGAATACATGAAACGAATAATCAAGAAATCGGCTGTAATCGGGATGGCAAAAGAACCGTCAAGAGGTGTTTTTTGGATCGTTGATGGAAAAGTCCTGTCATTTCCTTTTTACAATGACATAACTTCTCCCGGCGTTGCTAAATCCGGATTGACTTACAACCACAAAAATTTTTGGCCTGATGTTAAACCTAAAGGATGCAATAAACCGTATAATTACTACCCTCGTGGACGAGTGGAGCTAGGAAAGAAAAATCCTATCATATATGTAAATCCTAACTTCGATAAATATGATTTAGCAGAAGTTAGAAAGGATTTTGGACTTAGCAATGAGCCTAAAGTAGTATTTGATAATTCAGATCATTACAAATGTTATCTAGATGACGGATGGAAGCCAGATAAATAACAATCGTTATATAAAATGTAGTAATCAAATTTGCTGGTGTGGTGGAACTGGTAAGACACTTTAGACTTAAAATCTAACGCATTAAGTTGTGTACGGGTTCGAATCCCGTCACCAGCACCAAATGAGGGTTTGTCCTCAAGTAATGCTACTGAAAGTGCATCCTTACGGTGGAGGTATTGGTTAACCGTTATTAGATTATTGTAAAATACAATAGAAAATAAAAGCGAGGTTCAATTCAACAGTAGTTCAATTTTGTTAAATGAATTACTTTTGATGGTCCGGTACGATTCCGGAGGGATTGTCTTCAATCCTAACGCTTAGACCCTTAAACTTCTATAAGAGTGTAGCTACTCAGATGCCATTCGACGGAATGGGTTAGGGCTTCGGCCGCCGTCTAAAAAGCTGAGGTTTAAGGGCGTCTACAGTTCAACGAAATAGAACTGCGCTGATACTCCGTTTTGCGACAATAAACGGGCGGGTTAGCCGACCTTGTTAGGCTACTTCGGTAGCTATTCGGTTAGCACATGGAATGCTACTTGTGCGGGAGCTAAAGTACAAAGTGCATCCTTCGGAAGTTAGAGCCTAATGGGTAAATTTTCGCTGCGCTGGTCACGGTGTAAAATGAGGTAAAACTTGTCCGCTCCTAAAAGTTAATATCGAGCAAACTCACCATAAAGTGTTCTAGCTGCTAATCTAAAAGAGAATGAGATGATTAGAAGGATTGAGCGAATCTAGATGCTCGTTATTATATTTGCCATCTGCTGGTCCTACACAGCAGTGAGGATGGTAGGACATCCAATAACCAAGCAATCGGTGGAGATAGCGCCGGACACCTCGCCCGTTGAGGAGGGAATTTGGGCAGAAAGGTAAGATATGTTCACACCAGAACATAAGGGCATATGGAATGGTGAAAATGCTTACTAAACCAAGCTGCTAGGTTATCTGACAAGAAGTCAGGATTTGAGGCAGATAAGTGATAGAATGAATTACTCTCGTTTGACTTTGAGAAGAACCTTTCATATTATCACTTAATGAGTTCTATGCGTTGCAAACACTTCTCTCATTCGGGACAGAAAAGAAGGGTTAGACATGGCGCCTTGGTCAAGTGGTTAAGACACGGCCCTTTCACGGCTGTAACATGGGTTCGAGTCCCGTAGGCGTCACCATCACATCATATAAGATGTGTTAAGTGTGATATATGGTAACAGATTCCGACCTAAGCGCACGGGTCTTCTAGAGGCCTTCGGAATCGAATATCCGGGTGTAGCTCAGATGGTAGAGCGCGTGGTTTGGGACCACGATGCCGCTGGTTCGAATCCAGTCACTCGGACCATTTTTCATTCAATTTTTATTCATCGTTATATAACATGTAGGCGGCATCCATCTCGGATACAATACTACAACGTAGATAGAGAAAACACTTTCGTCATAATGGACGGTAAGATACTCTTGAAGTCGCCTAAAACAAATAAATTGACATCGTTATATATCATGTAGCATCAAATATGCTGGATTAGCTCAGTTGGCAGAGCGCGTGATTTGTAATCTCGAGGTCAAGGGTTCGAGTCCCTTATCCAGCTCCATTGCCGCAATATATTAGATTGTGTGGATTGAAACCATCTCATCTCCTTCCTGATCCAGTTTCTGGTCTGGATAAACAAAACCAGATAAATATCCTGCCTTAGCATAACGGTTAGTGCAACCGGCTTATACCCGGCATAAGGCTCTAGATTGGGGCAAGATATCGGTTCGAATCCGATGGGCAGGACCATTAGCGCCCATACAAGCTTAAAAGTATGGTGAGGAATCAAGTTACTCAAGTTAGGTCAGCTTGACATCCAACAGTAAGGACCTACAACAGGTGAGAATGACGACTTAGTCCTTTCTTGAATAAACAGAACCTGACCCATTGGCGCCAAGGGTGAACGCTGCTTGAAGGTAAAGAAAGGCAACAAATTCTATATGGGAGCGTAGCTCAGTTGGTTAGAGCGCATGACTGTTAATCATGATGTCGAAGGTTCAAGTCCTTCTGTTCCCGCCAGCGCCTATATCAGTCTAGGTCTTGAAAGGATATAGAGACCAATGCATTATCTTTTTAGAAAGGTGATGTATCTGATGAAAAAGAGATCATCAACTCTCGGCGAATTATAACTTGACGAATGTGTCTCTTGACACAAAGAAGTAGCAGGTTCGTCTCTGCGCTTAATCTACTGAACTGCAATGTTGATGTAAGCGGTAATTAGGTTCCCAAACCAACTCAGGGAGATTAAGAAAAAGTTTGCTTATTTAGTAGAAAGAGGGTTGGAGGGGCACAGCAAGTAGAATAAAAGGACCTATCCAGAATGCCAGGATTGACACCATAAAATGCTGTCAATGAGAGCATCAGTATTAGACCACGGTGAAGCGATGTGATGATGATAGGAATTGGGACTATCTAATTTCATCTAATACCGACATATATCTGGTTGTGTAGGTAGGCAACAAATTTGAAAGCTAGTACCAGGATGTGCCAAGGAGTAGAAGTAATCACCTCTGTCTACTGTGTATTTCTTCTAAATAAGTTCAACTTTTCACTAAGGAGTTTGAAAAAATGAAAACAATCACTTTTATCAGTTATGATAAATATCCAAAAACAACCAAAATGTCTCACATTTTTAAGAAGCGATTTTCTTCGTTAGCAGATGTTGCTAAATTTCTGAAAGCTTCAAATAAAATCTATTTGAAAAATCCAATGAACGAGTTGTCTAAAGACGAACTAAGAATTCTTTCAATGAAAGTTCGATCGTTAAATAAAATGAAGGTGTAGCTCAGTAGGTAGAGCACCTGCCTTTTAAGCAGGCTGTCAAGAGTTCGAATCTCTTCACCTTCACCAAAATATGCACCTGTGGTGGAACTGGCAGACACGCTTGACTTAGGATCAAGTGCCTTCAGGTTTAAGGGTTCGAGTCCCTTCAGGTGCACCATATATGGAGGATTAGCTCAGCTGGTTAGAGCAACTGACTTACATTCAGTAGTGTAACCCAAATAGTAATTACCTTATATAAATGTGAGGTGATAAATTTGAGCAAACTTAAAGATGTAATGTCAAGCATATCAGATATGACGAACGGGAGGTATTCAATAGCAGGAGAATTCAAAGGATATGATCAACCCTTATCAATAAGATGCAATATTCATAAACAAGTATTTGATATAAAACACGCACAATATTTACTTGAGGTCTGTAAAAATCCTAACAAAATATTCTATGGATGCAAAGAATGTAGAAAAGAAAAGGACGGCACAATTGAATTAAATTGCGAAATTTGTGGAAAGAAAATTATCAGACCTAGAGGTTGGGCAAATGGAAACAAAAGCAAATTTGCTTTCTGTTGTAGAGAACATAAGAATATTGCCCAAAGGTTAGAATCAGGATTTGGTGATATGATTCCATCGCATTATGGAACAAGAAAGGATTACCGATACATAGCTTTCAGAATATATCCGCATAAATGCGCAGTTTGCGGCTGGGACGAGGATGAAAGAATATTGGAAGTTCATCATAAAGATATGAACAGGGAAAACAATTCCGACGATAACTTAATTATCCTTTGCCCAAATTGCCATTCAAAAATATCAAGAGGATTGTATATGCTACAAGGTAATTTACTTGTTGATCCTGATGATAACTACTTAAAGTTTTTTAGTTTGCATACTTACAGAACTAAATCTCCTAGTATGTCTTGTAAAGTAATTTGCGTAGAAGATGGCTTAGTTTTCAAGTCAATAACAGAATGTGCAAAGCACTACAGAGTATCGGATACAACTATCAATTATGCTACTGTATCTGATAATAAATTATGCAAATCCTTAGATAAGCATTTTGAAAGGATATAAATGCACCGTGTCCTCGGTGGTCTGAGGGCTTGGCTTACATCCAAGTACATTGAGTTCGATTCTCAAACGGTGTACCAAAAGTTCGAATCTTGCATTCTCCACCATTATTTGGCCAAGTAGTTCAGTTGGTTAGAACGCCAGCCTGTCACGCTGGAGGTCGTGGGTTCGAGCCCCATCTTGGTCGCCATATTTGGGTCCGTATTTCAATGGGAGAAAGCTTCTTTTGCACGGAAGAGGTTGCGTGTTCGAATCACGTCGGATCCACCATTTGAGACTTCAGCCAAGTTGGTTAGAAAGTCGTATTAAATGACATACAATGAGACGATACCAAGACTTTAGTTCGTTACAGAGTGGTGACTGAATGTCAAATCCCTTATGTCATTTATCTGGGCCTTTAGCTCAGTTGGTTAGAGCCTCCGGCTCATAACCGGATCGTCCCGGGTTCGAATCCCCGAAGGCCCACCATAATTGGTACAACACGACTGTAACGGCTCCCGCGGTTTAGAGTTGTATCCCGTTTCTTAGTTGAAGCGTGAAGTGTCAAGAGAGCCTCATCAGACGAGCCATATGGGCACCACCTAGCGGTGAAAAGATATGATAAGCTCGTCAATCATTAAATACCTCAGTAGCTCAGTTGGATAGAGCAACTGCCTTCTAAGCAGTAGGCCACAGGTTCGAGTCCTGTTTGAGGTGCCAGAAAGCACATTAAATAACGTGGAATAAAAATAGAGGTTGTGCTGGGACGTTGAGCCTCTTGTAAAAACAATAAGATGCTTTACGCCAGTAGGTAGACGGCTCTTGTACAGAGAAGCCGCTGGTTCGATTCCAGCAAGCATCAAAAGCTGCTCTGATTGGGTCCATGCTTAATCGAAAGTTGCAGGAAGATAAAAGCCTGCACGCTAATCTTCATCACCCAGAGAAGAGAAAGGACAGCAGTAAAAATCTGTCAAAGATCAGATAAGACAGAAAACTTCATCGAGCAAGTAGAGATAGCGCTGTCTTGAAAGCTCAAAAATATCCTATCTGCAGTAGGATATTAAATCTAACCCTCCGTGACAACACGGAGGGCTTCACTATGAATCGTTATAGTACATATATCGATACAGAAGTGATATCAATATGGATCAACAAGAATCAACTATTCAGAATAACATAAGGACACAATCAAAACTTATTCAAGACTACATAGAAAAAGTAAGGCAGCAAAAGAAAGAAATTGAAATGCTTCAATCCGAAATAGATAGGCTTACCTTTATCATTCAAGACTATCAATGTATGATGATTGTTAATAAGAGGTGAAATAAATGAGTTTCAATGCACTTGAAAAGAAAATAAAGGAGAATGCTCAGAAATACTATACAGATGGGTCTCAGTCAATGACAGACTCAGAATTTGATTCTGCAGTAATCGAACTAAAGAAGTCGAAACCTAATTCAGAATTATTTACAACAGGTTGGGGATATGATCCAAATGAAAACAATTCCGGAAAGAAGTTCAAACATAGATACGGACTAGTTGGATCATTAGATAAAGTTCATAATTGGGAAGAACTGCAGAAAGATCTTAGAGACAGAGAAGTAATTGCATCATTGAAGCTTGATGGTCTAAGTGTAGTTTTATATTATATTGACGGCAAACTTGATCAAGCTCTTACCCGTGGCGACGGAAAAATTGGAATTGACATCACTGACAAGGTCTTGTTCATCAATTCTAAACTGAAGCAAATTGATAAGACATTTACAGGAGGCGTTAGAGGAGAAATCCTTATGTCCTACCCTGCGTTTGAAAACTACGCTAAAGATCATGAAGACGCTAAGAATCCTAGAAACACTACTGCAGGACTCATAAATGCAAAAGAAATTTCATCAGATTTGAGACTTCTCGATATTGTTTTCTATAAAGTAGTTGGATGTAGTGAAGACAGATTCGATAACTATGTTGATATGCTGAACTACATTGAATCTCAGTTCTATCCTTATGTTGTAGATTATGAGAATGTTTCTCTATTTGAGAAAGCAATCATTTACAAGATGAACGACCTAAGATCTATATGGTATGGTCATTATCCTGCAGATGGAATTGTGCTTGCAAGAAATGATTTAGGCAGACTTACTCAAAATGAAACTGGAAATATGAATAGCGATGAAACAAACGAAACAATCTATACATTTGTTTCACAAGCATTCAAATTTCCTGCTGAAACAAAGGAAGCAAAAGTAGAATGTGTTGAATGGTCTTTGAGTAAAACAAAATATCTAATTCCAAAAGTGAAGATTGAACCTACACAGCTTTCAGGAACAACTGTCCAATATACAGCAGGATTTAATGCTGAGTATATTATGAATAACAAGATAGGTCCGGGATCTGTAGTTGAAATATGCAAGTCAGGAGAAATAATCCCTGATATTCAAAGTGTTGTAAAAATTTCCGATGAAGTTAAACTGCCTACAATTTGTCCATTCTGCGGAGAATATCTTGAATGGAAAGGTGTGCACTTATTCTGCCCTAATATTGATTGCGGGCATTCTAAGATGACTGATTTGCTTATTTGGTGTTCAAAACTTGTTCCAATTGATGGACTTGGAGATAAAATAAGAGAAAAATTCTTCACAGAAATTTATGGACAGGAATACTGCACTGTCGATCAAATAATGAAATATCCTGTATTGACCCGTGCAAAGGTACCTGATATTGACAAAGGAAAGCAGTATCAGCTATTTAGAGATTCTCTACTAGCGCTTTTCAGAAATAAATTCAATATCGTTAATGTTCTTGAAGCTCTTAATATTCCAAGACTTGGACATGAAACAGCAAAGAAACTGTCAAAGTATCCAGATGTTATCAAGAAACTTGCAAAAAATGATGAAAATACCTTCATGAACCTTCATTCATTCATTGGAAATGCAAACGCAGATTCTATCAATGAGCATAGAGAAAAGTTCATGCGTATCAATTTCCTTTTAGATAGAGATGGAATTGATTGGAATGTGACAGAATCTTCTAATATAAGAGTTGCAATAACAGGTAAACTATCATGTAAGCGAACGGATTTTGAGAAAGAGCTTGAATCAATTGGAATCTCAGTTGGTTCAATAAATAATGAAACAAAATACTTGATTACTGATGACCCTAATAGTTCTTCAGAAAAGAATAGAAAGGCAGACAAATTAGGAATTAAAAAGATAACAGAGGCAGAATTTAGAAAAATTTTCAGAATTTAAGGAGGATTATTTAATGGAACTTATTGAGCCTAATGTAGAAATGATTACAGAAAGAGATATCTACAAACGAATTGAACTTGCAGGGAGAACCTGCTATAAGTCAGAAGACAAAATTAAAGAAGACTCGGCAAAAAAGTTTGTTAAAGCTATGATCAAGAGTAATCATACTGCTATGCTTGAGCATGCGTCTCTTGTATTTCAAGTTGATTCATATTTTGTTTGGGAAACAATTAAGAGATCTAATAGAAGATATCTGAATCTAACTAAATGCTACGTTCCTACAGGATACAACAACCAAGAAAGACGGCTGCTTGTTTCCGGTAACATTCGAGCTATCAACGAATCCGAAAATCCTTGTCTGCTTCAAGCTATGGTGAATGCAGGATACAGTGACGCAGTATATGGTGACCCTACAGTAGAAAAAGATAGGGAATACGATGTAGAGGCTCGAGTTGTTAATCTCATTGATCTTGAAAATATTCAGAGAGAAGAAATCTTGAATCACTACTATCCATCGTTTAGATGTATTACAGATAGAGCAGTAACTCATGAAATGGTCCGTCATCGTCCAGCAAGTTTTGCTCAAGAGTCTCAGAGATATGTAAACTATGAAAAGAAGGGTGGAGTAGAATTCATCAAGCCTTATTGGTATGATTCGGCTTCGGTGAATGAAAAAATCTCTTTCAAATTCTCTCTTCAGAACTCCGAGGGAATATACAAAAAACTGATTGAGGCTGGTTTGAAGCCTCAAGAAGCAAGAGGTGTCCTTCCTAACGCAACTAAGACAGAAATTGTAATGACAGCTCCTATTTATGAATGGCAGCATTTTCTGAATCTTAGATATTTCGGAACAACTGGAGCACCTCATCCCGATATCAAGAACATTGCAAAATACATTCATGACTACTTGAAAGACGATATGATTGTAAGTAAATACGGTGCAATTGTTCTATAATCACAACTAAATTGTAAACAGAAAATCACCTTCTGAACCTTTTATACATCCGAACCAGGTCAGGAGGTGATTTCTATGTGTAACAATTGTTTTCTTGAAATTCCAGATACATGTATTAAAATTTTTGAAGGATCAAAAGTTCGACTAGGAAGATTTGAAACTCAAGTTTGGGTTTTACACCATGGATGGTATACATGTAATGGAAATAGGCCGCACTGTGGGTGGTACTTTGTTAACTTAGATAATCCTTCAATGATAAAACCTGTATCATTGCCTGATTTATACGATATATATTTAGTAGAAAACTAAACCTTGAAAGGGGTGAACGAATTGAACTACATTTCCGTTCCTGGTACCGGAACAAAACTTTTTGATGGTACAGTAGTTGCGTTAGCAAAATATCCAGGAACAAAATGGATTGTTCGACAAGGATGGTTCTCTTATCAAGGACAACAGCGAAATGGATGGTATTTCTGTTCAATTTCTACTCAGACGACGATACCTGTTAGCAACGAAGACCTTTTGACGGTGACGGTTATTTCATCTGACGGATGCGGATGTTGTCCACCTACTCCATGTCCTCCTGGTCCTCCAGGTCCGCCACCAATGGGAAATTTATTCAGCGATAAGGATAAGTTCCAAGTAGATAGATCATTTGTATCTGTTGACACAATTGCTGAACGTGATTATCTTCTTCAAAATCAGCTTATTCCAGATGGTAAAATTGTAAAAGTTAATCAGACAAAGCAAGGCACAATGTATTTCACCTGGAATCAGGTTCTTTCTCAATGGGAGGAAGAAACCTTTGGTATTAACACAGATAAATTCGTAACCAATGAAGGGCTTGAAACAAAGATTACTGAAACAATTAAGTCAAGCGACGAAGTTAAGACAGTAATAAAAGAAGTATCTCAAGCAGATATTCAATGGAATCAATTAAATTAAGGAGAGAAGAATAAATGGCCAAAGTTCTATTTAGTTATGGCGTAAAAGCTAACTATCTAGCTCTATCTGCCAAGGATGAAAATACACTGTATTTCATCACAGACAGCCAGGAAATTTTCAAAGGTACTCAGCTAGTAGCAGATAAAACAAAGCTGAATGTTTCCTTTGTGGACGCTATTCCTACTGCTGAAACGTCCGTTCCTAACGTCCTATATGTAGCCACCGTTGACGGTAAGACTACAATGTGGATCAAGAACGGCGATTCAATGATTCAGGCTGGGGGCGGAGAAGCTACTGAAATTGCCGACGGCGTAATTACTATTAGTAAGTTCGCTGACGGAACAGTTGCCACTACTCTTGATGCAGCATCCGATAGTACCATTCCTACTTCTAAAGCAGTTGCAGATGCTATTGCAAATGCTGTCAAGGGTCTTGACGGTGCTTTTGTTGATGTATCAGCAGAAGCTGCTCCAGAGGGAAGCACAGGAACAGTTATAAAGTTTACTGCTAAAGACGGATCTACTAAACAAGTAACTGTTGCAGATATCTTCCTTGCAAGCGCAACTTACGACAATGCTACTCACAAGCTGAAGCTTACTCTAAATGACGCAGCTTCTTCTATTGTAGAAGTAGATCTCTCAGATCTAATTGGAAATTCACTTTCTGATGTAGTTGTAGGACAAGATGAAGCATTTACAGTAGAACTAGGACCAGGAGGCACTCTTGGCGGATTTAAGACAGGCGACAAAGTATCAACGGATATGACAGCTGAAAATATTGTCAAGAAGCTTCTTATGAAGCAAGTACCTCCTACTTATACACAGCCTTCTGTTTCTATTTCAAACAACGGCGGTTCTTCTGCTGGTGCATATGAGATTGGTTCTACTGTAACTCCTAAGCTTAGAGCTACATTTACAAAGAATGATGCAGGCGATCTTACTTCTATTCAGTTTAAGAAAGCCGGAACAGATGTTGGTGATGCAGCAACCGCTTCTCCTGCTGATTACACAGAAGCTGCATTTAATCTTAGCTCTGCTATTTCTTATTCTGCAACTGTTTCTTATGGAGAAGGAGCAATTAAGAAAGATAACCTGGGAGACGATTATCCAACAGGTCACATCGAAGCAGGCTCTAAGAATACAAGTAACTTTACATTTACTCCTTACCGTCAAGGTTACTTCTGCGGTTATACAGTTGACACCGCTACGCTTACTTCTGACGGTATCAGAAACCTTCAGCAGAATAAGGGTGGAGCTTATTCAGCAAGTACTGTAAAAGTAACTGTAAAGGCAGGAGCAAAACGAGTTGTAATTGCTGCTCCTCTTGCAAATAAGGGAATGACAAAGGTTCTGAACGAATCCGCGCTAAATGCTGATGTTACTTCTACCTTTGTTAAATCTACTGTTGATGTTGAAGGCGCAAATAACTACGAAGCAGCTACTTACAATGTTTGGACTTTCATACCAGATGTAGCTTATGGCCAGGATGCTATCCTCGCTGTAACCTTCGGTTAATCTAAGAAAGGAGTGAAATTGAATTATGGCAGTTATCAAAAAAGATAATTCCTACATGGAGTTTCCTCTTCAGATAAGCCGGCAGTACGGTGGTCCTATTGATAGATACTCAGTATTCTATTCAATGGAGGACGCTACTAACTATGCTACTACCAGCCCTCTGTCTTATGTAGGTCAGATCATTTCTGTTGTAGACGAAGCTGCTCAAACTTCTACAGCTTATCAGATTTCAAATACAGCAGGTGACCTTGTCGAAGTAGGTAAGGGAGCTAATAAGCCTATGCTATTCGTTGCTGACGAATCTGCTATGCTTGCCTTACAAGACATTGAAGTTGGTCAGCAGGTTTATCGTGAGGATAAGAAAACCATTTGGATCTTCAAAGGTGGCGACGCTTCTCAGCTTTCTAATTGGGTCGAATCTGCTGCACAGAATGATACAGTTTGGAACGGAACAACCAACAAAGTTGTATTTTACTCACTGACTCAGCAACAGTATGATGCAATTGGATCAAAGGACGCAAATACACTATACTTTGTCTCTGATTCTGGTAAGGTTTACAAAGGCACAGCAGACATGACAAAGTCAGTAATTGTTACTGACGCTGTTCCTGCTGTCGCTGATGCTATTCTAGATAAGCTTTACATTGACTCTTCTTCTTTTGAAGCTAAGATTACAGTTGATGGAAGCAACTGGATTATCCTTTCTCCAGGTTATCTGACGGATGGAGCTAACTGGGCAAGTGCTGATTCTAAGAAATTTGCAACGATTGGCCTGATTAAGAAAGGTATCAGCTCCGCTGTTGAAGCTATTTCGCTTAATACTACGTTTGATGGTACTTCTGGTACTGTCAAAGTTGGTGAAGGTCAAGGTGCTACTCTTACAGGAATTGCTCATGGTATAGCTTATGACTCTTCTCTTTTGAAGATCACAATTCCTCAGTACGGCAGTGAAGATCTTGTCATCAATATTCCTAAAGATAAGTTCGTTACTACTGGTAAGTACTACGAAAATTATCCCGAAACAGATCCTACTCATCACAAGGTAATTGTCCTTACAATTGACAATCAAGATGAACCAGTTATCATTCCTGCTGAAGCGCTTGTAAACATTTACAATGCTGACAATACTGCGAAGAACCTTGTTGTTACTATCTCCGATGATAACAAGATTTCTGCTCAGTTAATCATTGATCCAGCAAGCGGAAATGCTTTAAGATACAGCGATGCAGGATTCATGGTTGACATTTCTGGTAAGCTCGACAAGCTGTCAGGAGCTCTTGGCCAGAAGCTGCTTATCAGTAATACCGATGGTACAATCACTGAAAGTGGATATGGTATCCAATCAGAAGGAAATCTAACAGACTCTACTTCTGATATAGCTGTAAACAAAGTTATCTATGACGCACTTGCTAAGAAACTTGATGCTGTTGCAGGAACTGAAAACAACATTGTTGTATTCGGTGCTGGCAAATCAATCAAGGATTCAGCAAAGGCTGTTGGTGGAGACAAGCTTAAGGCAACAGTTGATGCTAACACAGTTGCTACTGAGGCTGCTGTTAAAGCTGCAATTGACGAAGCTCTTGAGTGGTCAACCATCGGATAATATTCTCATTATCAACCCTCCGCTTCGGCGGAGGGTAGATATACAATTAACTTAAATTTTTAGGAGTGATTTTATGCCCGCAATTAAAGGTGTTGTAGATTTTAAGTATGGTCTGCAATCAGCTTACTCTGGCCTGGCAGCCAAAGATGTAAATACTCTTTATTTTACTACTGATACTCAGAGACTATTCGTTGGTGAAACTGAGTACACTCGTCCTGTAGGTCATGGTACTTCTCTTCCCGGAGATTTCATGCCGCCAGACTCTCTATTCGTTGTGGAGAATGGTACTGCTCGTTCCCTTTACTACAGTAAGGATGGTGAATCTTGGGACCTGATTTCTCGTCTGCCTGCTTCTATTACTGCTGGTGTAGTAGGTGCTAACGCTGGCGGTCAGCTTGATTTTGGAGCAACTATCAAGATTCCTAAGGTAACTTATGATGATAGAGGCAATGTAACGGCTGCTGAAGATGTAACTGTTAAGCTGCCTGCTAAGCCTTCAGATATTAAGAACACAGTTACTGTTAGTGGCACCGGAAACGCTGTAACGGCTGCTGAATTTGACACAGCTGGTCATGCCCTGACACTTACAAAGGGTGAGACTTTTGCTACAAAGAAAGAGCTGACAGACGCCATTGGTTCAATCACATCTTTTGAGATTGATTCTAATGGTGGTAATGGCTATGCCTCACTTGCAGCTCTGAAACAGGCGCATGCAACTGGTACTGCTGGAGTGTTTTATCTAGTTGTCAATCCAGATGCAACTGATAGTAACGCATTTGTCGAGTACTTCTGGACTGGTAAAGCTTATGAAATGGCTGGCAAGTTCGGAGAAGTTGATCACAGCTCACTTGCTACAAAGAAAGAGCTGACTGACGGCCTTGCTGAGAAAGTTGACAAGACAACTACTGTCAATGGTCAAGCACTTAGCGGCAATGTTCAAATTGATGACATTACTGGCAATGCAGGAACAGCTACTAAGCTAAAGACCGCTAGAACAATAAACGGCGTAAGCTTCGACGGTAGTGAGGATATCACAATTGATGTTGGTCCTAACACTCTTGCCGGTCAGACTGATGTCAATATCGCTACTCCTGCTGATGGTCAGTCTCTTGTATATGATGCTACTTCAAAGAAGTGGATCAACAAGAAGCTTGCTAAGGCAGATGTTGGTCTTGGCAACGTCAACAACACAGCAGATAGCGAAAAGGTAGTTAAGTCTGCTGGTAAGCTAACAAATGCTCGAACTATAGCACTTTCTGGTGATGCTACTGGCTCAGTCAGCTTCGATGGTTCTAAGGATGTAACAATCGAAGTTACTGGCGTTAAAGCTGCTGCTGATGGTGCAGGTAACAACATTGTTGCTACTTATGCTACTAAGGAAGAAGCAGCTGCTGCTGTCCTGACTTGGCAGTCAATCTAACCAACTAAGATAGGCGGAGTCAATTGAAATAAGTAAATTGGCTCCGCATTATTTCTAGAATCCTTATATAACAATGAGAGGTGATTGTAGTGGCCAATAAAACGGAAGATGTAATTTTTAGAAGAGGTCCGGCGGCTACAATGCCCCAAGAAAAACACTCCGGAACTCTTCTAGTTGAGTCAGACACAGGTAATGTATTTGTAGACGATTCTGATGAAGTCAGAGTTCAGCTAACTGATACATCAAAAATATCGAGACACGGTGACAAGTTCGACAATGATGTTGAGCTTGATTTCCCTTCAGAAACTGAAGGGAAATCTTCTAAGTTATCAAGTGATAACATAAATTTCAAAAATGGTGAAAACTTTGCTAAATTCGACAGTAACGGACTTGATGGTAGCGAACAAGTCATTGATAATATACGAAAAAAGTTAGATGTTCCTGATCATTTCGTTTGGGAATCTATCTAATCTATAAATGAAAGGGTTTATTCTTAAATGGATCATGTTATTGATTTAGACATAGTGATTTATATTTGCACTTTGATCGCTTCTATTTCTGGAGCGTCTATAGTAATCGGAAAAGCGATAAAGAAATCAGTCTCATCTGCAGCAAAAGAAATAATAGATGGAAGACTGAAGAAGTCAGATGAAGAGCATAAAAAGTCCATAGACGAAATGGAAGATAGAATGAACAAGAAAATAAATGCCCTTCAGAATTCTGTTGATACGCAAATATCTGAAATTCGTACACAACTTGATCAGCTAACAAAGTCACAAAATGATGTTAACAATAAAATGAAATCAGCGCTACTTGCTAGTACACGAGATAGAATAAATCAAGCTCATGACTACTATATGCGAAAAGATTTCATTGGAACTCACTCGTTGTACATAATTGAACAGCTATACGAATCTTACAAAGAGCTTGGAGGAAATAGTTTCATTTCTGACCAGATGAAGGACATACACGGCTTAGAAGTAAGAAGTGCTGAAATGAATATTAAAGAGTAAGTCTTTGAGAGGAGATATTTCATATGCCCACTGCAAAGAATGAAGTTAAACTTAAATTTGGTACTAAGGCTGAGTATGCATCAGCTACAAAAAATGAAGACACAGTATATTTCATTACTGATACTAACCAGATATATATAGGAAATAAATTAGTATCTTCAAAGGCATATTCTGGTTCGTCTGTCCCTATTGCTCAGCAGTATGGTAAAGGTGATATATACCTTTACACACCTGCTAATGAAGACCCAAGGATATATGTTCATAATGGTGTAACATTTAGGATTTTATCTATTCCTATTACAGACATAACAGCAAATACAAATGCAAGACATTCGCATACAAATAAGGAGACGCTTGATACTATATCAGGAACTCCTGTTCAGGTAACATCTCAGACGCTTACAGACGCCCAGAAAACGCAAGCAAGAACAAATATTGGAGCACTTGGAACAGTTGTACCTAATCCTACCAACGACAACGATGCTGCAAACAAAGCATATGTTGATTCAAAGATAGCGTCAGGAGGAGTTACTGTTGATACATCACTTTCTGACACATCAACTAATCCTGTTCAAAATAAAGTTGTAAAAGCTGCAGTTGACGGAAAATCTTCAGTAACAATAAAATCATGGACTGCTGATGATGTGGGGGGGGGTTGATGTAACCCTTGCTTCTGGAACTACTTATATCATTGACAACCAAAGTTTAGAAGCAATTGCACAAAATATAGAAGCACCAGACGGAAAAATTATAATTGAACTTCCGTCAGCAATACTGGCTGACAACAATGGTCAAAGCATTATACAAGAACCTACAAAGCTATATTTAGGATATGGTTATGATGCTCTCGGAGATAAAATGATATATGTGTCTAAATTTAATCCAACTAAATTACTTGGATCAGAAATACTATCAGTTGAATTTACTTATCCATATATACAATATATAGCAGGAGATGTTTCTGGAACTGGTGAAAGAATGAAAGTTCAAAATACAAGTAACTCAAATTCGACTATAAATTACGCACAAGTCCAAATACTTTCAAATGTAACAGTATCAAGTAAGCAAAAACAGATGCTTTTCGAAGCATAAATAAAGTAAAAGCTCGGTGCAGAAGTGCACCGGGCTTTTTATTTCATAATATCATTTCTAACTACTTGTTGAATGAATATTAACTATGAAAGTATAGTTAAAGTTAATTTTGGTATTATTATCACAATTTTCCTATGTTCCAGGAACTATATTTCCATCCATTGTTATAAATGAATGGAAATCCATATAGAAACTTGCTTCCACTATAAATTCTAACAGGTTCAATTTGCTTGGTTGAAACTTGTACTTGACTAGCCGAAGTTCCTACTCGAAATTGACACTTATTAGTTGTTGCAGTTCCGCCTGTTGAGTCATTAACAACACAATAAACATAGGTATTGTCATAAGCACTATGTGAAAGTGTTCCCGTCAAACTCTTAGAAGTTCCAACAATTGTAGAACCTCTATACCATTTATAGGTATATCCAGTTCCGCCTGATGGGTTGCAAGTTAGCGTAAAACTATCTCCATCATAGCCAGCTATAAATTCTGGAATAGGCTGAACAGATATAGTATTTACAGTTGGGGGTGGAGGAGTCGGCGGAGTAATTTGAGGGAAGGTTATTGTTCCTGACACTGAAAGAGAATATGGGGTGTAAGTAGTCTCATTATCAGAACACCACATAGCAGATACATCAAGCGAAGTAGCAGAAGTATCATATACTGTTAAAGTTTTGCTTCCAATAGTGTACCAACCAGCTGAGCCAAAACTGTATGTTTGATAAGTTTTTTTTCCTTGAATAATATAATAAGCACTATTCGTATCTCCATTGTAAGAGGAACCTGTTGCATCGTACACTTTTAGGGTCAAATTGATTGTGGTAGCTGAGGTAGATTGAGTATATGAATATTCAAGTCTCGCATACCATCCCTTTGAGGATTTTGAACCATCAAAATAACTCATTTAATCACCCCATTATGCCGTTCTCTTCCAAATATATACGCTTAGGTAAGGGGGCATGTTGTTGTGAGAACTTCCTCCACCAGTAGTACCGGTCAAAGAGTTACGGCTGATGTCAAATTCCACTGAGGCATAAGGATAATATCTCCCAGTACCGCTCTGAACGCCCATATTACCTATTTCAAACGCTTTACTGCTATTAGTGATGAAGCCATAATATCCTGACTGATTAGCCGGGTTGTGCCCGTGGCTGGGCATCTCCGCTGTCGTTAGGGTGTGGCTGGCTTCACCACCTTGGCTTCCCGCAGGATAGCTACTACTCATTCCAAGTAAGAACTTGCCTTGAATCTGATTCCAAGTCCCTCCAAAAAGTGTTCCGGGATTAGTACTATTTACATTCATATAAATAGAACCGACAGGATAAACATTATCCAAAACAAAATTAGTCCCAACTGTCTGGAAAAACAACTGATTATTAGCTGGGCTACTAGGTAAAGTAGTACCATAATCTGTACCCGAAGTTAGCTTTATACCTTTGGTAGTAAGCGCACCTGTCATAGTTCCACCAGAAAGCTGTAAGTAATTAGCTGAATCATCCTCTTCAACTAAATATATCTCGTCATCGTTTATCAATCCTTGTGTTTTCATCTTTTCAAAAATTGATTTAGTAGGAACTTTATTTATGACAAAATTGATAACATGTTTTTCTGTAGGCATGAAAAATACCTCCAATTTTCATTAAGATTATCAATCATATGTAAGGTCGACCTTGTATTTATTTGTAATCAGTAATTGACGCTATCTTAGCGATATTTTGATAAATTGGAGGTAACAAAATGCCGACTTCAAAGAAAATTACAGACTTTGTTATCAATAAAGTCCCAACAAAAGCAATTTTCAATAAAATGAAAGAACAAGGTCTAATTAACAATGACGAGATTTATTTGGTTGAGGAAGATGATTCCGATAACAAATATGTTTCGTATGAATCTCAGTCACTGACTGCTACACAGATGAAACAAGCAAGAAATAATATTGGCGCTTTAGGTTCTACTGATATTGTGTCTATTAACCATGGCGGTACTGGTGCATCAAATGCTGCCAATGCTAGAGCTAATATAGGAATTCAATATGGAACAAGTTACCCAACTTCGACTCCTGTTACAGGTACAGGATCTCTTTATTTTGTACAGCAGGAGAATGTAGTAACTCCTATTTCAGAAGGAGGTACAGGAGGCACAACACAAGACTCAGCTAGAACAAATCTTGGATTACCTACGCAGGATAAAAGGATAGTAACTATATGTAGTGGCACAAGACTTGTAACAGGTTCTAATATAACAATAACATTAGATCCTACTGAAGCTAAGAAATATAGTTCAATTCTTATTCTTATCGGCACTCCTCTCGGAGGAAATTATGGCAACATGTATGATTCATTTGTTTTTCCGCTTAATCCAGATACTTGGTCATTTAGATTCTTCAAATATACTCTAGAAGGACAAGACTGGCAGTGTGCAAAAGCAAATCTAAGTAGTGATTGGACAACTTTTACTATTACTGCAGCTTCAGGAAACACAAATCATCAATGCTGGTGTTACTTAATGTAAGGAAGTGATAATATGGCTTATACAACTGTGTTATCAAACAGACAATCTACAATAGGCTCACCGTATGTAATATACAATGTTCAATTTCAATCATCGTCTAGAACTTCTTCAACTGTAAACATTGATTGTATAGTCACTTTGCACCTTTCAAGTAGTTCTTCTCATCTTGGAACAGGACATGTGTTAACAGGATACATAAAAATAAATGATCAAAAATTTAGTATTGACTTAAAAGGTTGGAATGAATCTTGGGATGGTACAACAAATCATACTGCAACAGCATCTTTTCAAGTAACCGGCTTATCTTCTAGTACAACATCTTTGTCTTCTACATTTTCAGTTTCAAATTCTGGAGGCAGCGCAGGAACTTTGAACGAAACAGCAATGTCATCAATTTCAATTGGTTCTGGTAATTCGGTAAGCTTATTCAAAATACAATCTGATATATATGTAGGAGATAAAATAACAGCTCACATTACATCATTATCAAGCACAAACTATCATCATATTTCCATATCATATGAATCTAAATCAAACACCTTCACAACTAACGCATCATCAGATTTTGTATGCAATTTTTCATCATCATTATTTAATTCTTGGTTCAGCTCTACAGTAAAAATGATTGAAGCAACTATGACATGCACAACATATTCATCAACTGGTAGCAACTTAGGAACAGTTTCTCAAAAAGTTTATTTACATCTACATGAATATCAATATAAACCGTATGGAGGATCTGGAAAGGTTTCCTCTGAAACTAATACATCTTGCAGAATAGTTTTAACAACTCCAACATTTCAAAATTCTTCATCATTTAGCAAATGGGAGATTTAGTGCTCATTAGGAAGCTGCTCTTCATTTAATAACACAATTAGTATAACAGGATTATCTGCATCTAATAATCATACTGGAGTTTTAGTAGCAGTATGCGTTGATTCAAGAGGGTTTAGAAGTGATCCAATTTATGTTCAGTATCACATAAGAAAAGCCGGTATTTGTGTATACAATGGAAATGTGTATGTTCCAGCTACAAGTTACTTATATTTAAGTAAATGGGTCAAAGCAGATGGATACGCTTGGAATGGTTCTAAATATTTGAAATAAAAAATGGCACACCAAAATAGGTGTGCCAATTTTTTTTGATTACAGAAGATATATTTGAAAAGAGAAATAACCTTCATCTGTATAGACATTTATCAGAATAGAAATGATTTTTGCTTTTATAGTAGATTGCCTCATCATTTCATTCTTGAGGAGGTGATATTTTAGTTAATTTATAAATTAGCTATTTTGCACAAGCCAATATACAGATCCATTTTTGATCTTATCTGTTTTCATAACATATGCTCCTACAGTAGAAACGTCTTCACCAGAATAATGAACAGCGTAACTATCATCGATAACAACATGACCATTTTCATCCATTATGAATTCTGGATTTGCTTCTACAAATTGTTCCCATGTGTCTATCTCTAATCCGTCATACGAAGTATCGCCTTGAGGTCCTCCTGTCATCGTAAAAGATATAGTATTATTATAAGTTAATACAAGTTGAATAGGTGTTAATACAAGACCATCCGTTTCAGTACCTAAAACAAAATATATTTCTGCGCTTTCTCTATATAAGTTAGGAGCATCTGAATTAGTACCATAATATTTGGTTCCGTTTATCTGGATATATCCCTCGGTTGCTAACCTTTCAGAAATAGATACATCTTGCTGCAAGTAAGCAAATGATTGTATTTGTATTTCATCTTGACCTTGTTCATCTAGATTATAAGGAGTCAGATCAGGCGAGCTTGCACTTTGAACTAAGTCTTGACCGAACTTTTGCGGAGTAACCGAAGGAATACCTTCGCATACATATTTAAACTGTTGCTTATCTGGTTGATACATTATAGTTAACTCGTGTACTGACGGATCCGAAGGAGGACCAGGTACTACGTAACTAACAGGATCTGAGGGCAAGCTGTCAGCATATCCTTGGCATTTAGCTACAACTGTTATGTTGTGCATTCCTATAGATAAATCTTTACTTGATAATGAATAGCTTCTTTTTGCCATTATTATTCACCTTTCGTCATATAGTGTCTAGTATAGTTGTATCATTATCGTAAATTGCATAATTTGTTGCATTCGCTACCTCATCAAATGTCAATGTTCCATCTGATATGCTCAGATTAGTTGGTTTCATCAATCTTTGAAGTGATGATACTGAAACATTAACTGTAGATGTAGGATTTGATATTGTTAATGTTCCAGTACTAGGTTTCCATGAGTACTGACAGTTTGTTGCAGTTGCATTGTCAAAAACATATCCAGATGAAACTGTAAATTTTAGATCAACTCTAGCACCTCCTTTTAAGTTTTCAACAATATTCAAGGTCCAGTTAATAACTAAAATGAGTCGAATATATCTAGTTAAATTAACATGAAAAATTAAATTTGAATTAAATGAAACTAATAATATTTTATCAATGATTTTAGATATATTAAACAATCTATCATATTTACAAAGTTAATTGATACCATATGAAAAATTAAAAATAAAGTTAAGCTATGACATGAAAATACAAGAGATTTAGTTTAGGACCTTGTATACATTCAACATGATGAAATTTACCTTATTTAGGAGGTTGAAATAAATGCCTAGACAAATTTGGAATGAAGGTCGTGTACAAGGCTATTCTGCATACGAAATATATCTTAAACAAGCGCTTTCCGATGATCCTGATTTACAACCTGCTACTGAAAGAGAGTGGTTAGCTTCAAGTATAGCTTGCGGATCTTCTATGGTTGTTAAGATCCCAAAAACGAGCAACGATGCTGGATATTTAGATATCTCTCTTCCTGAAAATTCTAAGCTATGCGCAGCAAATGTAATATTTGCTAATTTATTTTTAGGTGATTGCGAATACGATATTAACAGTTATTTTGCAAAACGGGTAATTAACTATGGATTCTGCATAAGCAACACATTGAACTTTCACCCTGATACAAACGGAACGCAGATACCTACTACTGACGACGATATATCATTAGAAAGCGTTCTTTCCTATTCAGAGGCGTACAACAAGATAATTGATGGTGTAGTCATTCAACCAGGTAAATGGAAAGAAACAGGCGACGAAGCAGGGCAATATATGGACCTATCTCCGGATATGTCTAAATCGCCTTTCATAAGAATCTTCTATTCTGGAAAGATTGAATCTACTATACAGATAATGCTTACCGGGTTCACGATTAGATCTGTTATTTCGGGAGTTTGTGGACTAGACGGAAGCTACAATGCTACATCTCCTCAAGATGGTACATTCTTGGGCCCAGCTCAGTTTCCTTGGGCAGCTAAAATAATTTTTAGCCAAAGCACTGCAACATCAATCTCTCTAAATATGTCAAATTACATACGAAAAATACAAGGGGAAAAAGCTGTTTCTAAATTAAGAGGTAAATCATTAGTTGATATGGAAACATGCGACCCAAGTATTTTCTATTCATCAAAACAGCCTGATGCAAAAATTGATTTTGATTCTTGCAATCTTGACTCTCCCGACGGAAAAGGAAATATTCTAACAATCCACTCAAAATCAGAAAAGTATTCTCCCGCAATATATGCAACTAGATATGATCCAGATAAGGAAAAGTCATTATCTCCTTTCAATGTTGTAGGTAAGGGAGCTGTTCAGATGTTTGATGATTCTACATCTGACGCTGATATGAAAGGATATGAGAAGACATATCCAGGTACATTCGCACTAAGACGAAAGGATGACGGATCTGTTGAAACTCTAAATGAAAACAATGATGTGATACCTGTTGCAAGAATAGATCACAAGGAGCTTTCATACAAAAATCTAGTTACAGATGACAAAAAAGCAAAGGGAGTAGTTACATCAGTCGGAAACAAAAAATCATTATCTGTTTCTTTATCGGGTGATGACACTGATAGTCAACTAACTATAGGTGATGACGGGACAAGCAATGTAAGCATTGGATCTACATCATTTAATAAGGGAGCAATGAATAAACTTTCTCCAAGTTCTTCAAATATCACACCGGCATACATCCTAGAAGCTATTGCAAATAACAAGTCAATTGATATACTAGGAGATAGAATGAAAGCTCTCAAGGCTGGATTAGCAAAAGAAACATCTGCAGGTAATGTAGGATACATTCAGTTACCTAATGGATTAAGATTATACATTTCAGCTACTAAACCAACTGCAACTGATGTTCCTATTGGATCTATTGGAATAGGCTGGACAGAGGAGTGATACAATGCCTCAGCTAAGTTATTCGTGGCATCAAGATGAGTGGTCTTACAGCGCAGAAGGTGTGCTAAAGAAAATAGGCACATTCACAAACAATACAAGCAAGAAGATAAAGATTTCTTCGGTTGAATTGTACCTTGGAACGCTTAGAGGCTATGTAAACTCTGGAACAGTATTTACAGGTAACGGAGGTTCAATAGATACTTATATCCAACTCGGTGGTAATGAATCAGATACTAAAACTGTTTCAACTGTGTGCGGAACTGTAGGTAGTGGGGATAACGTATTCGCAGATACAAACAGCTGTCAAAAATATACTTTCACTATTTATCCAATAACATTGTCAGTTGGGTCATCTGCTGATCTATATATAATGACCCCTTCTCTTCCTGAAGGGAGTACCGGAAAAGTTCTTGTTATGCAGAAGTCTACCGGTAGAGCAAATTATGAAGAAGTACAAGATACATTTACTATAACATACAATGCTAATGGATATGGAACAGCTCCTTCGTCACAAACAGGACAGCTACCTTTGACAATAAAGTCAGGTCCAACGGGCTATGACCAAGATTTGTATCTATTTAATTATTGGAACACAAAGTCAGACGGTACAGGTACAACATATACTGCTGGATCATCATACAACGCTCAATCAAATATTACACTGTATGCAACATGGAGTTATGGATCTTGTTATTTAGCGAACGGAGGAATAATTTATCAGTCACCAGGGCTCCAATACCCAGAAGGAGCTTCGTTTGAGAAAGACATAACATGGTCAACAGCATACACTAGGAAAGTTTTCATACCTTCAAATGATGTTTGGCAGGTAGATTTCAATCAAGAAGAAACAGGTGAAATTTTTCAATACTGGGCAGATAGGTCAGACGGATCCGGTAATAAGTACTATCCTGGAGATCAATATACTATAAGCGGCGGTCATAAGTTTTACGCTATATCAAATTTACCGAGTTACACTGTCAAATGGTTTGATGGATATACAGATAAAGTGCTGAAAACTATGACAGTTAAGCAAGGAACTACAATACCAAAATCTTACTATCCTTCAGAACCTGTTAGACAAGGATATAAATTTGCTGGATGGTACGGAGATACAACAAATATCAGAGGAAATCTGAATGTTATCGCTATGTGGGGAGAATCTCCTGTTTGGATAATGACAACAGATGGATGGAAGAAATACATCCCAAAGGAGAAGAAGTGATTTTATGGGCTGGGAATACTACAACGGAAAACCACAATTCTATTCATATCCTAACTATGTATTCAATACAGGTGCAAGCAAAGTATATTTGAAAAACGGAGTAGACTCTGGGACTGGATCGCTTCATTATTGGTCATGGCAGACAGGTTCACTTTTCAAAGGTCATGATATCGTTATAAAATATACAAACGATACAGAAGGTTCTCTAAGATTAAAGAGTTATAGCATAAAAACAACAGCTTGTGATTCAGGTGGATTAAGCTACTGGGCTTGGGGAGGCTTAGTTGAAACACCGTGTGTAGGATATGGAGGAACTTACTACACATATGTTAATGTAACAAATGACAACGGAAAGACATACGAAAGTTCATCTGTTGTAAATGTGAATGTTCCAAATCTTTCAAGAACAAACATGAATTACAGAGGAAGCGATGCCACGCACAATGCGTCATTTGGAAACCCTCCCCAATATCCTGAAGGTCAACCTGGTGGAATGACAGGAAGAATATTTGAATTAACTGATTGCCCTGCAATTCAACCTGGCGGATACGCTTATGTTCACCTTGGAGTTGGGCATTTCAATGATCCTGCAACTGATCCAATATCTACTGTTATACGATTCAAGATGGATCCAGGTGAAATGGAAGTAATTGCAGAGCCTGCGGAAAATTCTGTTATCTGGAGATTTGGCGAAGACAAAGACTGGCACCTAGTTAAAACACTATTTAGGATGACTTCGTCAGGTTGGAAGCAGATAGATAATTGAGGTGATCAAATGAAAATAGAGTGTAAATCTAATCAACCATTATCAGCAAATCAACAAGTAAATAGATTAGGAAACTTTCTATACAAACATATTGACGGATCGTTTAACTACAAAAAATCATCTAACATGTATGATGTATACATGACAATTTTGTACCAGCTTCCTGTTGATAAACAAGATGAGGCAAAAGGAAAAGAATTCAACGACCTTCATGAAATGACATTAGATATTAACATAACAACCTATATGAACAAGGTTAGAATAAACATAATTGAAATGACTCCTGAAGAGAAGACGATTGGATATGATTTATACGAACCTGAAAAACTTGAAGATTTAGTGAAAGCAAGCGAAACCATATTGAAAAAGATTCAAAAAAGAATATCTAGAGAATTCAGAGAATATGATTTCCTATTTTGATTGAATCGTTATTGTATTTGAATAATCAGATAAGCCAGATGAAGAAGGAGATGAAAATGCTCTATCATCAAATCTGTTGATATATCTGGCCTGTGTTTTGTAAGTTCCTGACACCCACAGGTAAAACAAAAATAAAGGAGTAATATACATATGAATAAACTAAAAAATATCATTGTGACAGAAGCAAAAGATTACAAAATCCTTCTTAGAAACGCTCCAACTGTTACAATGATTTTCTTTACCCTCAGCGTAGTTCTGATGAACATTTTTGCGTCAAAAGAGCTTCTAAATATTGAATACCTTGCACTTGATTGCGGATTTCTTCTATCTTGGATGAGTTTCCTTTGCATGGATATGCTAACCAAGAGATTTGGAGCAAGAGCAGCAATCAAGCTATCTTTATTTGCAGTATTTATGAATCTTATTTGCTCAGGAATTTTCTTCATTATTTCTAGAATTGGAAATAATTGGAGTGTATTTTATGACTTCAATGACAACATTGCAAACGATGCAGTGAACGGATTATTTGGTGGTACATGGTATGTACTAGTAGGATCTATGACTGCATTCATCGTCTCTGCTATTGTAAACGCTATTCTAAACGACGGAATTGGAAAGCTTATCAAAAAGAAGAATTTCTTTGAATATGCAATGAGATCATATGTTTCTACAGCTATCGGTCAATTTGTAGACAATTTTGTTTTTGCTACAATTGTCTCTAAAGTTTTCTTTGGATGGACATGGACTCAAGTTGTCTTTTGCTCGCTTGCAGGCGCAGCAGCTGAGCTTCTTTCCGAGGTTGTATTCAGCCCTGTAGGATTCAAAGTTTGCAAGCGATGGGAAAAGGAAGAAGTAGGAAAAGAATATATTGATTTTACTAAGGAGGCTGCTAAGACTTGATTGTAATTGTTACAGGTTCTTCTAACGGTATTGGTCGAGAAACAGCTAAGAAATTTCTTGACAGTGGTGACATTGTGCACGGAATTGACATTAGTCCTGAATATGATAAGGAGTATCTACAAACTAAAGTAGGAAGATATTTCCATCATGTAGCAGATGTAGGAAAGTTTGAACAGCTTCCTACCCTCTATGATCCAGCTATTCTCGTCAATAACGCAGGTAGGCAAAATGGTCCGAATGATATTGAAACAAATTTGATTGGTGTTATGAACTGCACTAAGAAATATGCACTTTCAAACAGAAAGATTAAATCAGTTGTAAATCTTGCATCTGTATCAGCTCACAATGGATGCGAATTTCCTGAATACACTGCATCAAAGGGAGGAGTGCTTTCTTACACAGTTTGGACAGCAAAACATATCGCAAAGTATCAAGCAACTTGCAACAGCATCTCTTTTGGTGGTGTAGAAACTGAATTGAACGCACAAGTCATGAATGATAAAGACAAATGGAAAGATATCATGAGCATGACTCCACTAAAGAAATGGGCGAGTGCAAAAGAAGCAGCAGAGTGGATCTACTTTGTTGCAAAAGTAAACAAGTCTATGTCAGGTCAAGATATCATTGTAGACAATCTTGAAATGCTTAATCATAGATTTGTATGGTGATGTATTCATAGAGAGTTTTGTATTCCTTTGAAACCCTCTCTGAAAATAAAAATAACAAGGAGTAATAAATCATGCCCGAATCAAAAAAGTCAAGAACAGTTGAAGAGATGTCAGGAGTAACTCTACTTGGTAATAATAATACTAAGTATAGCTGCGACTATAGTCCAGAAGTTTTAGAAACATTTGTAAACAAGCATCCTGACAACGATTATGTTGTTACATTTGATGCTTATGAGTTCACGAGCAAGTGCCCAAAGACAGGTCAGCCAGATTTCGCAAAAGTTGTAATCAGCTACATCCCTAACGAAAGAATGGTTGAAAGCAAATCTCTTAAGCTCTATCTTTTCTCTTTCCGAGAGCATGGTGATTTTCATGAAGACTGCATGAACATTATCATGAAAGACTTGATAAAGCTTATGGATCCAAAGTACATTGAAGTGAAGGGTATTTTCTCTCCCAGGGGTGGTATATCGATCTTTCCTTTCGTAAACTATGCAAATCCAAAATTCAATTATCAGGATTTTTCAAAATCTAGAATGCTTGATGCACTTAGAGATGCAAGCAACAGAAAAGTAAGATACGACATGTAATCATAGGAGGAGAATTTTATGAAGAAAGCACTTGTTTTGTCGTCCGGCGGTGTAGATTCTACTACTTGCGTAGGTATCGCTGTAAAAGATGTAGGTTCGGAAAATGTGAGTACTGTTTCTGTCTTTTATGGTCAGAAACATAATAAGGAACTTGAATGTGCTGACAAAGTTGCAGAATTCTACAATGTAAAGCATTATGTTCTTGACCTGTCCAATGTTCTACAGTATAGCAACTGTTCTCTAATGAAGAACAGCACAGAAGACATTCCTATGATGAGTTATGCAGAACAGATTGAGAAGAACGGTGAAGGCAAAGTTTCTACCTATGTTCCCTTTAGAAACGGCTTGATGCTATCTTCAGTGGCTGCTCTGGCTCAGTCTATCTATCCTGATGATGATGTAGATATTTACCTAGGTGCTCATGCAGACGATGCAGCCGGTAGAGCTTATGCAGATTGCAGCGAAGAATTTACTTCTGCAATGAACACAGCTATTGTCATTGGTACTTATGGAAAGGTTAGAGTAGTTGCTCCACTTGTTAATCTAAATAAAGCAGGAGTAGTTAAACTCGGTCTTTCTATTGGTGTGCCTTACAACCTTACATACAGCTGTTATAACGGTAGGGAAAAAGCCTGTGGAAGATGCGGAACCTGTATAGACAGATTAAACGCATTTAAGGCCAACGGTGTGAAGGACCCAATTGAATATGAATAATGTAGTTTAGGTGATTAAATGAGTGAATGGAGATATATACCAGGATTTGATAAACATTATGAAATATCGTCATTTGGTGATGTTAAATCAATTCAACGAAATGTTCTCCTTAAACATAGACGTTCAAAGACAAATCCTCGAGAGTTTGTTGTATTAACTACAAATTCAGGAGTATTTAGGTTCTATGTAGATGATTTAGTATGTAGATCATTTCTTCCAGATAATTGGTTTGAATCTTGCAAAATCATTCATCTAGATGGAGATATTACAAATAACTCTGCAAGCAATTTAATTTGCACGCAAGGTGTAGAAAATTTGCCGCTAGAAGTATGGAAAGCACCATCAGAACTGAAAAACCATGTATGCGTATCTAACTTTGGAAGGGTAAAACGAATAGATCACATCTACGGTGAATGCGAACATTTACTTAGAATGCAGTCAGATTTTGACGGATACGATATTTTGAATGTGTCAATAGCTGGTAATAGCTTCTCCTATAGATTGCACAGACTAGTTGCAACTCTATTTTTACCTAATCCTAATAATTTTCCAGATATAAATCACAAAGACGGAAACAAAAAGAATAACTCTTTAGACAATCTAGAATGGTGCTCTAAGAAAATGAATATGGAGCACGCAGTTAGATTAGGATTGTGCAGAAATGATAGCGAAAAGATGAAAAATAAGAATAGAGAGCTTAGAAGTACAATTATCCAATGTGTAGAAACAGGAAAGGTATTTGAATCAATACTGGCTGCATCAATATATTATAATGTTAGTCACGGAACTATTTCTGACATAGTTAATGGAAAAACAAAGAGCTCTAAACAAATTCCATATCATTTCAAAATAATCAAAAAAGGCGATAAAACTAAGTGAGGACTAAAATATGTATGCAGTTAAGACAAAAGTTTCATTTGAAGCTGCTCATCGTTTATACAATGTAGACACTTATTCATCCGAATGCAGAGATAATCTTCATGGCCATTCGTACAAAGTTGAAGTTCTTGTTGGTGTAAATGATTTGAATAACGCTGGAATGGTCATTGATTTCAAACTTCTGAAGAAGATAATCAAGGATGTAATTGAAGACAAATACGATCATTCTTGCATTCTTCGAAATAGCGACCCTATTGCAAAGGTGGTTAAAGAAAACTGTAAGAAGGTTATCATTGTTGACAACAGTCCTACAGCTGAATGGATGGCTAAAGAGTTCTATGAAATGATTCAATCTAGAATAAACACGTTTTCTTCTGATTTACATGTTATTTCAGTAGGAGTACAAGAAACAGAAAATAACATTGGATATTATCTTCCGGAGGAGTAAATATGAAAGTTGTTGAAATATTCAAAAGCATTGATGGTGAAGGTAAGCGGGCTGGTATGCCCGCAACCTTCATTCGACTTGCTTTCTGTAATCTTCGATGCATTTACTGCGATACTTCATATGCATTTGACGATAAATGCTCTGAAGATATGACAGTTGATGAAATTGTACATAAGTGTATTGAGCTGGAGTGTCCTTCTATTACAGTTACAGGTGGAGAACCTCTCATTCACAAAGATGTCGAAATTCTGCTTGCTGAACTTGACAGAAACAACTTTGATGTAAATGTAGAAACAAATGGAACAATTGACCCATCTTATTACCATAAGCTAAAGAATGTTTGGTTCACTATTGACTACAAGTCTCCGTCTAGTGGATGCGAAAATTCTATGAATCCTGAAGCATTCAAAACACTTCGTCATCAAGATGTATTGAAATTTGTAGTAGGAAGCGATGCAGATCTTGAAGCAGCACTGAAAGCTATTCGAGAATATAGACCTTCTGCTCAGGTTTACTTTAGCCCTGTATTTGGATATGATGCAAAGAACATTGTAAACTTTCTTCTTTTCAATAAGTTGAATAGCTGCAAAATTCAGCTTCAGATACACAAATACATCTGGCCTGTAGATATGAGAGGTGTATGATGAAAAATATTGACAAAAATAAAATTGAAGAGCTAACAAGGGAGTTCTTAATAGCTTTAGGCGATGATCCTGACAGAGAAGGATTGAAGAAGACTCCAAATCGAGTTGCAAGAATGTGCGATGAATTGTTTGAAGGGATGACTTATACAAATGAGGAAATTGCACATAAGTTTGATACATGCTTCGAAGATCTAGAAACTGGAGATCTTGTAGTTGAAAGTAACATCCCTATTCATAGTTTTTGTGAACATCATTTAATGTTGATGTATGACATGACTGTTGCAATTGGATACATTCCAAACGGAAGAGTAATTGGATTGAGCAAGCTAGCAAGAATTGCAGATATGGTGAGTAAAAGACTTCAGCTTCAAGAAAAAATTGGAACAGACATAGCAGAAATTCTATCAATTATTTTAAGAACTGAAGATATAATTGTAGTTATTCAAGGGAAACACGGATGCATGACAGCACGTGGCATTAAATCCAGAGAAGCAATAACTAGAACAGCTACACTTAGAGGAAGATTTGAATCAGATTCAGATCTAAGGTCTGAATTCTACTCGCTCATCAAATAAATATCTTGAATCGTTATTGTAGACGTACTAAACAATAGTGCGTCTACAATTTTTATAGGTGAAATATTATGAAAACGGTTAGAATCTATACAGATGGGTCGTGTTTAGGAAATCCAGGTCCAGGCGGTTGGGCAGCTTGTTTGAAGTGCGATAAACAATACAAAGAAATATCAGGTGGAACAAAACATACAACGAATAATGCAATGGAGCTTACAGCTATTTTAGAGGCTCTCAAATGCTTGAAGAAATCTCCTCTGATTGTTGAAATCTATTCTGATTCAAAATATGCTGTTGATGCTTTCAGAAAAGACTGGATAAGTAATTGGAAAGCGAAAGGATTTCTAAGAAATCCCTTTGATCCAAATTCTGAATACATACCTAATGCTAAAATTTGGATAGAAATTCTAAAAGAAGTAGACAAACATGATGTTTACTTCAATTGGGTGAAAGGTCATTCGGAAGATGTAATGAATGAACGATGCGATCAGCTGGCCAAAGCTGCTGCACGGTGGTATCGTGATAATGGATAAGGAGTGAATGATATGAAAATATTTGCATTTGCAGATGCAAAAGATAATATAAAGAATAAATTGAAAGACAAATCAGATGAGCTAGTTTATCATTTAGTTAAGATATTTATCTTCCCTAATTGCGGAATAACATCTCATTGGTGTCAAGAAGTATATGGATTTATTCACTCTGTACCTAAAATGAAAAACAAAAATAAATTTCCAAAGAAGGAATTTATTTTTGACAACACTTTCGGAGTATGGGGTGACACAGTTGAATCCTGTATCATAACTGCCATAAAAGACTATCCTAATCTAGTTCCAATGTTTAACAAAGAAAATGGATTAGGTGTTTGTGAAGCAGCAGTTAGAAAGTATTTTAATTGGCTTTCAGAAGAACTTTCTAACATTGGAAGAGTTGCATCGTCCGATGTATACAAGAAAATTGATTCACTGATTGAGGAAGTCATTCAAGAACTAGACAACAATACGCCTACTTTATGAAAAATAAAGAAAATGGAGGAATTAAATATGTATGTTAAGGACTTTATGATTGGATCTGCTGCTGAAGCAATTCAGACGATGACTAAGAAGTATGGTGGTCCGTTTGGTGCTGCTGTTGTAAAAAATGGGAAGGTAATAGCTATCTGCTCTAATACTGTACTGCGGGATCATGACCCAACTGCTCATGCTGAAGTCAATGCTATTCGAAAAGCATGTCAGGTGTTAAATACACATGACCTAAGCGGATGTGAGCTTTATGCAACTGGCGCACCTTGTCCTATGTGTCTTAGCGCAATCATCTGGGCAAATATTAAAACAGTTTACTATTCTGGTAAGTATGAAGATTGCAAAAATATCGGGTTCAGAGATGACCACATCTTCAAATTTATTCAAGAAGGCGCAAAGGATGAAAATGTAGTCAAGCTTGAACTTCACGATAATGATATTGCAAAAAGTATGTACAATATGTATTATGCAATGTCTGGAAAAATCTACTAATTGAGGCGAAATTAAGTTATGAATCTAGATAGCTGTGATAATTAAATTTATCACAGCTAATTTTTAATTTATTTTCACTAACATTAAATTTATCGTTATTGATATTAAATTTAATGGAGGACACCAATATGTATGATTTAATGACTTCAAAATTTGATGTAGATGAACATATCAAGAACTATCCTTTTTACACAGAGGTTATTATCTTTCCTGACGGACATGTTGAATATGCAATTCCTTCACATCAAGAAAAGCTCTGTCAAGTTCTAAGCGAAATGAAGGACTGGACAAGACAAGAAGTTATTGACAACACCCCAAAAGAATATTACTTTGACTGGATGAAATGGCTGTTAAACGAAACTGGATGTATTTCTGTTTGGTATGATTTCATCTTGACACCAGAAGAAGTTACTGATGCACAGACAAAGACCATAGCAATGCTTATTCAGAAAAAAAGCAATCAAAATATCAAAAACAGTTCAATGAACCTCATATAATTGTAAATAAGAATGTGATGAGGTGAAATGATTTGAAAATCCTCATAAGATATCCTGAAATACTCTGCTGTCAAATATTTGATTCTAATCATAGGAAAGAAACAATAAAATGTGCAATTTCCACTAGAGATATCACTAAAGGTATGACAAGATGCAGATCATCTAACATGTGGGGATATACTTTGAATGTAAGAAACAAAGGTGATAGAGAAGGAGATCTATTCATACAATTCAAAGGCAAAAATGGCGGACCTGATGATATCTACATATATTATGATGTCCCAATACGGCTGTATAGAAAGTTAGTAACCGTACCTTCTAAAGGACATTTTTTCTGGCAGTACATTAGAAATAATTATAAGTACTCGAAGTTGACTGGAAACAAACGTGGTGTTTTACCTAATGCAATAAATTGAGGAAAATGAAATGAAAATGAAAAGATATAAATCAACAAAGTTAAAATCAGTAACAGCTGCTTCTAATGTAGGAACAACATATTACAGAGCTACATTAGGCACTGTTGTTCAAACGCTTGCAAGAAATGATGCAAACCTTTTTCTCCTTTATCTGATTGAAGAATATGGATTTGACGCTCTAGACTTCAAGAAGCACATGTTTGGAAGTGCTGTTGTTGAAGAAAACAATGAAGATGTAATTTACATTTGTGTTACAGACGGATATGAAATTGAAGTAGATGGAGAAATGGTTGATCCAGAAGAAGCACTCGAGAATTATGCTCCTATCTATCTTGAAAATCATATTCAAGACGCAAATGACGATGTTATAATGAGAAACATAACTCCTTATGAACTTGCAGATTTTGACGAGTCTTCCGTTGCAAGAGGCATACTTAGAACCTATGATGTTAGCTTCAAGAAAGTAGTTTCTGATTTTGAAGAAATTGAAAATATGAATAGATAAGAATCGTTATTATATTTGAACATATCAAGACAATTCAAATTGGAGGATTCAAATATGCAAAAGGAAACTTTCTCTATTAAGTTCAAAGGTGTTGTTTATGATGACGCTTGGAAAGACAAAGCCGAGCATATCTGGTTTGGTGGTAACAAATATGAATATGTTCCGTTCAACAGTATTTTCAATAGACCTGAACATGTAATTATTCATGATTTCGTTCAGACTGAATTCGGCTTTTCTTTGAAACCAAAAACATCATACGCAAAGATCAAAATTTTAGATTAAAATAAGAATCGTTAAATACATTGCAAGCAGAATAGTTTGCAATGTATTTTATTTTGAGGTGATGCTACTAGAAATTTGAAAAGATATAATATTCAATATAAGATTACACATCAACACATTAACTAATGATCTGCGCCAAGCTCGCAATGATCGCAGCCTATCAAAAAAGGAATATTTATCAATGGATGTAGTAAAAAATATGCGTGGGAGTATTTGGTGGTTAAAAGACGAATTTGATAAGTACAAAGGTGAAAGAGGAATCCTTAGAGGTTGTAGACCTATTATCATTATCAACAATCCTGCAAATGAATATAATGACTGTACTATCACTTATCTTCCTATTTCTAAGTGCGAATCTCATGCAGGTGATGACAGTCGAATTCAAATGTTTTATCAAGTACCTATTCAAATTCCTGGAAACAAATCAAGTTATGTGTGTTGTAATAGCATTACAACTACAACTACAGCACATCTGGGAGAATACATTGGACAAATTTCAGAAAGTAAGCTAAAAGAAGTCGAAAACGAACTTATGCGCTATCTTTCTCTTTCTTTTTCTGAAAAAGTCGTTACACGAGAGGTAGTGAAAGAAGTTAAGGATCTAGAAAAGACATCTAAAACAACTGCTTTTTCTATTACAGATGCTGTCGCTTGCCCTGAGCTCAAAAAAGTATATTCTAATTGTACTGAAATGGCAAAAGAACTTGATTGCTCTCCGGCGTCTATCAGTAAAGCAAGTAGATGAGGAAGTAAACTGATGCACAAATATACTGTTTTCAAAGTAGCAACTGCTACTGGAAACTATATTGATAAAACTAAGGAGGAAAACAAATGAGTGAGCTACTCTATGTTCCTGGTGTTCTTTGGCAAGACCTAGGAACAAGAACTGATCCAGAATGCACAACTATTGACAGCTTGATTAAGAAATCTGGTGCTAACTACACTGTATCTGCGTACAAGATGTATACAGAAGTTACAAACAGCGTAGAAGGCTATCATGCTGTATACAGAGATGATGATAAGCGTCTGATGTGTGTAGTAAATAATTACTACCCTCAAATCATTCAAAATGGCTTCACATTTTCTATCATGAAACCGTTGCTTGCAGCAAATCTAGTTTCTCTTGAATTTGTATCTGTTGCAGCTGGAGGGCTTTATCATTACGGTGTATTCAAATCTAAAAAGACATACAAAATTCTTGACGAAGACATTGAGCATTATTTCCTTGTCGTAAACGACCATAGCAAACCGGACGGAAAGGTTTCTGTTTTCAATCTTCCTGTAAGAAAGAAAAATAAGACAATCCTTCTTTGCTCTATGACTAACAGTGCATATAAACTCCGTATGCCAGTATCAGAAGATGAAAAGGCTAATGAAGCTATTTCAAGTCAAATCATGTCTTCAGTTGATGATGCATTTCTTTGGTGCGAAATCAAGCTGAAGAAGCTACATGAAAAAGTTATTGAGCTTGAAGAAGTTACTAAAGTAATGGACGAGCTGTTTCCATATGTTTCTACTTCTGATGGAGAAATTCTTGATACGAAAGCAAACGAAAAAGTAGACGAACTTAGAAGTACTTTCCAAGAATGTATTGATTCGGATGATAATGATCAGTACAGACAGACTGCACTGTATCTTTACTTTGGTATGTTGGATTACACACAGCACTATTGGAACGATGCAGGAAAGGGATATGACATCAACAAGAAAATGACTATTGTACCAGGATTTTTCGCTTCTATCGATACAGAAGGTGCAAAGGTAGGAAAACTCATGAAAATGATATATCCTAAGAAGTAAAATTCTAAAAAATAAAAAAGAGATGGGCTAACAGTCCATCTCTTTTATTTATGTAAATCAGAAAGCTTCTCTAAGATCTTGGCTCGACCTTAATCTAGAATAAAGTATTGTTTCTGCTGTTTTTAGTTTACCACGAATAGTCCTATCATCTATTCCATAGATATCACAAATTTCAAAAATATCATTGTTTGTAAGTTTTCTTTCTCTGTCTATCATCTCTCTTATCAATAATTCTTCTACTGTATCATATTTATCAGTAAGTTCTTCATCAAATTTGCTGAAAGATCCTTCTTCTGAAGATAAAAATGGTTCATGGGTGTCTAAATCTGCTATATAAAGTGTTCCAAATATCGCCTTCAAAGAATTCATCTTTTCGGTAGGTAAATTTAATCTTGGATCCATAAGATCATCGTACTTTACCTGTCCCCAGTGTTTGCCAAGTTGTTTTCCTACCTCCATACATAGAGAACGACGTATAGAATATTTAACTTCATTCAGCTCTCTTTCTATCATCTCTCCTACACGGAGTTTGAAAAACACTGTAAAAGAAAGATCGCACCGGTATCCTTTATGAGTTTCATCCCCTTGCCATAGATACCACCACCAGCATTCGCAAAAGTGTAGCAAGGCTGACTGAAGCTTATCTTCATATGTAACAGAAGTATTGTTTATGAATGTATGTGATGCTATGTACCCGAAAAAAGAATAGTTAAGTTCAATTACTCTGTCACGTACATCTGTACGTTTCATGCGAAGTTCTTTTTCTTGAGGAAGGGATTGATATAGTCGTATAGTTTCTTCTTTGATTTCTTTCATATTCATAAACAACAACTCGCTTTATTTTTCAATTTTGTATTCGCACCTAAAAACCTAACCTTTGATAATCTTGAATGCAAAATTATTTTCTTCAATATTATTATATTTAATAGAAATAAGAAAGTCAATAGAATTTTGAATATTTATTTGATTTTATTTATTTTATGTATTTGAAAACACTAG